TCTACCCATTAAACTATATTTTTTCAATACAAATATAGCAATTTATGGGGTCTGTGGGTTAAATGCTGTTTTTAGCCATTTTTTGGAGTTTTTATCGGACAGCAACACTTTGGGTGGACATAGCCTTAGAAAAAATCAGAGTTCGGTATCATTGAACGATGCCGAGGTTTCCGACTGTGATTCGTACGCCTTGACTCTCTGGTCGTTTGCCGCTACCGTTCCAACAAGGGCTGCATCGACCCCTTCCGCATTCAAGAATTCGACAATCTTCATGAGTCCACGGCGGATTTCAGCAGGTGTCTTCTTTGATGCAACCGCTGTCAGGAGCTGCTTTACAGTCCTGATTTCGGTCGCCCGACGCCACACTCTCCACTCGTAGTCATTCATGTCGCCACGGTCGGTAATCATGTAGCCCATGTCCGTACCTTTCATGAGCGGGACAAGGACATAGTTCGCATTGATGATTTCTGCTACGGTCTTCATGATAACCTCCTAGATTCCAACTGCCACGTTTACACCCTTTTCGCTAGACAGGATGTTGATGGTGACATGCAGCTGGCCATTTTCCAAGACGGCCTTCACATTGTCCTCATCGACAGGCTTTGCGAACGGGAACGTGAACTTGAAGTGGTTCAACAGGTACGCAGGCACGCTTGACTGTGCGGCAAGTACCTTGATTCTCTTGTTCTTCTTTCCAGCAGACGGTGAGTCCGAATGAAGTTTACGGACACCGCTAACTTCCAGACTGTTCTGTACAACCCTTACCTTGAGGTCGCTCTGTGGGACACCAGGAAGGTCAATGTAGCATTCGTACACCTGGTCGCTAGTGACATACATTTCGGAGAACGGTGCTCCAAAACCGTCGCTCATCTGAGGAGCCTGCTGGACTGGCTGCATCGGCTGCATAGGCTGCATAGGCATCGGCTGTTGCTGCGGATAGTAATAACCAGGAGGAGGAACCTGCGGTTGCGGGGCATACGGAGGATACTGGTAATACTGTGGCTGCATCTGAGGCTGCTGAACAGGCTGTTGCGGCTGTTGAGGCAACGGCTGTGCCACCATCTGTGCAGGGGCAACGCGCTGTACCTGATTGACAGGCGGCTGCTGATAATTGTTGTACTGAGCCACTGGGCCTTGCTGACGTGGCATTGGGCGTTGCGTCTGCTTGCGGTTTACCTGGCCGGGAATGACACCAAGAGCATTATGGTTGGCCATTTCTGCCATTTCCTGAACTTGTCTTGATGCTTCGCTGTTCGACATTGTTGGTTCACCGTTAGGAACATCGCCAACTGACTGGCCTGACATAGCGATTGACGGTTCGTCGTTTACCATATTTTTGCCTCCATTAAAAAACTTCTTTATAAAATTGAACATTACGAATTTACCGTCTCTTTCAAAAGACTATAAAATTCCTTGTTTTTGGCTATCTTTTCGTATGCCGCCTTCTTGATTTTCTGGAACTCGGTTTTCTTCATATTGAGGTTTGCAGCAATATCGGCTGCTGGGAGGATGACATCATCCTTCAACCCGAACGAGTACCTCATGATGTAGAGTTCATTTTTATCAAGGCTGTTTTCCAGCATCTTCCACAGAGTATCCTTCATGTTGTCGTGTTCGAGCTCTGCGATTCCGTCGGAGCTGACATCTGGAGCCTCGTTAGTAAAGCCGTCTTGGTCATCTTCCTTGGAACCCTTGACTGACTGCTTCAAGTTAGCCATCACTTCCTTGGCGTGACCTTCACGTTCCGTGTATTCCGTCTCGTTGAGGCGACGCTTCTTGGATACGTTTGCCTTCAATGCGATAGGAATTCTGATTAAGTCGTCGTCTGAAACGAATGTATTCAACGCACGACGTACATACCACACGACAAATGAGATGAATTTCGTGCCCACATGGGGGTCATACTTGTTAAAAGCTTCAATCAAACCGATTTTAGCCTCTGAAAACAAGTCATCGATGGACTTGTCGCATTCCTTTGCCTTGTCACTGGCCATCTTGAACGCAAATTTCAGGTTAGCTATGATAATCTTGTCAAAGATTTCCTTCTTTCGGGTATCATCTGTGCTGTTAGCATACTCCTCAAACAGCCGACGCTCCTCCTCCCGACTCATTGTAACCGATTTGTTAAGTTCTGCCTTTATACATGGTGTTATCTTACAGTAATCCACAAAACAACCATTGTTTCGAGTATAATCTAATATATATTATTTTAAAGCAATTCCCTCACACAATGTTGAGGGAATTGCATTTTTATTCGCTATTCCTACACAGCTTCTTTCGGTACACCCATCTTGTAGAAGTCTTGCAGGGCAACAGGACGTGCAATCACATAGTCCGACGTGTAGATTGAAGATGCCTGTAGGTTATCTTTCATCTTTACGTTCTTAGGAACATATTTGCTTGCACAAGCAAAGGTATCCTTTTTGGGCAAGTACTTCAGGATGTGGCAAACATTCAACGGTGTAATGCCTCTCAGCCTGTACTTCTCCCTGTCAAGCTTGCTAAGGTAAATAGGCTTGGCCTTGACAAGGAACCATATGTGCTCACCTTCACTCGTAGTTTCATCAAGACGATACACCTTTTCGTTCTTTTCCAAATTCAGCTTGCTCAGTATCTTGTTCAATTTATCTGAAGTTTCAGGGTCAAGTTCATTGGACTTCATTTCAGTGCCCTTCATTGCATTTAAAGCAGATGCAACGTAGTTATGCTTACCCAAGCCATCGACATTACCAAAAACTGCCTTCCTGATAACAGCAAGCCCATCAGCATTTGAAGTGAAATTGTTATCACACATGTACTGATAGCCAGCCTTGTATATGGCATCACGTGAGCAATCCACCTGATACGTCTCTACCTGAGCAGGACCCTCACCCGATTGCACTTTTTTAGTACATGAGCATACAATAGTGTGTTTCTCATCGTCAACACGAGGAATTGTGTATTGGTATGTGGCTTGTCCATGCCCAGTTTCTACCGTCATAGCGCCATCCTTATTAGTATACGCCGATGTAATTCTGGAATAATTATCAGCATTACGAATGGTCGTATTGTTCGTCGTATGTTCATGAATGAACTGGTCGATAATACGCTTTGAGTTCTCAATGAGAGTTTTCATAGCTGCCATCGAAAGATTACGCGGAGTCCTCATATCAGTCTTGCTGATTTGACAGAGCTGCACGAATTCCTTACCAAATCCATTGTTCGCATAATGGTAGCAATCACTAAATCCATTCTTATCCAAGAAGTCCACATATTCCCTTAGAGTAATCTTTCCAGCGGCATACATGTCAAAGTCCATGTTTTGCACAAATGCATCCTTCTTTCGAACAATCGCATCGTGGTCCAACACAACGTTAGGGCACTTCAACAGAATCATGGAGCCGTAATTTTTAACTTTTCTTCCTCTGGCATCAATCTTCTCGTTGACAGGACCGACAAAGAATCCACCAATCGGGTCCCATATGGTCCTCTTCAAACTCTCGTTCGGAATGATGTTACCATCACCGTCCATACCCATGAGCACGCTACTATCCATCAAGATAGAAGACGTATCCACCAAGAAGTCATCGATAAGCGTGTCCGCATCGAACAGGGTAAGATTCTTTTTCATCGACTCATCTTGTTTACCAGCCTTGAAGTCTGCGTAGAGAGCGAGAGAGTTTTCACCACCGAATGCGTTGAACTCAAAGTCCAAGGTATTCGCAATCTTAGTGATATCCGTGCAGTCTCCCCTAAGGTTAGTATCGCTTCTTAGATACTTACTGAGAATGCCTGAATCTTTCTTGTTGAGAGTATATGGAGAACATCCGTTCAACGTCATGTTGCTGCGGACATACACCGTTTGTCCATCCTCAGTGCTAGCTACAAGAGAATGCAGTATTTTGGCACCGCCTTCAATATATACCCTTCCAGACAGTTCAATCATTCCAGGCGTTGTATCAGTACCCATACCAAACACAGTAGCGTTTCCATCCGTACCGTGTTCGATTTGAATACCCCAAGCACCGTCAACAGCAGGTGTTGTGTTGACACAGTTCATCTCGGTCTTTTCGAAGTTTCCGTTACCACCAAGGGCGTTAACACCAATAGTCGCACCCTTCAAAGTGCAGCTGCTGATGCCGCAAGGTCCATTCGCAACAACGTTATGCAATTTAGAACCTCTACATACCACAGTACCTGATGTAGAATCCAACGTGACTTCACCCGTCAATTCCGTTGTAACTTCACCTTTCTTCCAATCCTTTACAGCCCTTCCGCCAGGGATGGTACTCTTGTTATAACCATTCAGGTAGTTAGCAGTTCCTGTAATGGTAATCAAGTTATCTCCCTTAAACACGACGTTGCTGGCATCCTCAGTATTCCAGCCATCAAGGTGTTTCGGGCCATCATTACTCATGTTAAGGTGCTGTATATTACAGTCCTCGATTTGAGCATAGCCGTTAGAAATGTGTGCGTCTACAATAAACGATTTTACAATAGATACACCACGTATGCCGCCATTCATTTCGGCATAAATCCTGTTATTCGGCAAAACCTGGTCTGCACCATTGTTTCCAACAGCAATGACAGTATCTTCCACACGAGTTTCCAAGAGTGATGCACCTTTTTTACTAGGGCGAGAACCAATTCTTACTCGACCAGTGCTTCCAGATATGTCCACATTGCTTAGCGTGCATTGGTTAATCTCAACCTCGCCATCAGATGCCAACTTGCATCCACCCATGATTGTAGCAAAACCCTGAATGGTAGGAACTCCACCCCTCATGCCCTTTGCACCAACAAGCTGTTCTATCGATTCACCAGGCTTGCAGCAAGTCTCATCGAAAAATGCAACAAGCCGTGGATACAACCCACCCCTAGACGTGCTCAAAAGAACAAGCGGATGGAAACTATGTTCACCTACGGTGATACTGTTTTTGCCAGCGATATAGTTGTTGTAACCTTCAACCTTCCTACCATACGCCTTTATAATCTGGCTAGCAACACCGTTCGCCAATGTGTATACACCAGACTTATCATCCAATACACATGCAATGCTAGTAACCCAGCCGTTATCATCATAACCATAATCGTTCGAACCAACAGTATTGGTCAAGCTTCTATCCTTGTACTCCTTAGAAACAATCTGGTTCAATGAGTTTGCATCAAAGTGTTTTACTCTCTCAGTGTCAAAGTTGGTGCTATTGACAAAACTCTCATAATTCTCATCATCCATGTACACATAAGGAGCGTTACCGACACCCTCGATATTACCATCGTTGGGCACCTTGTGTATTGAACTCGTGTATATAAGAGTATCCGCACCCCTTGGCTTCAGAAGCAGTTTGAACATGTCCTGTGTTCTGGCCCAGTCAATAACCTTTCTGCCCAGAGCCAATGAATGCTCCTTCTTAATCTTGGACGGGGTCAGAGTGCCCTCTCTTGTCATTTGATGAGCATCCGACTTTTTCGTCACATCATAGATAAATCCTGTCTGGGAATCCCAATAGTATTGGTCGCTATAATCAGTCCATTCCCTCAGCAAGGCAGTGTAAAGTCCGTCAACTGGAAGGCCTGTTTCCTCGCTGAGTTTTTGCTGCTCACCTGGTATGATAACAAGTAGACCATTTTTCGGGTCTCTGTTCTCAACTTGCGTAGTCAACAGGGTTACCGACGGGTCGATTTCAACCGTACATTCAATACCGATGTTTGGAGCTTCTGTTCCAGTCTGGTGTATAGCATTTCCAAGAACCAAATGCTTGATGTCATCGAAGGGTACTTCGGTCAGGTCGTCATAGCCCTGCTCTTCATAGTATTTCATTACCCTGTCGTAAACTTCCGAGCTCATCTTGACATAGTTGGTAGCCGTTTCATATTCAGCCTTTGGCACAGACTCGTCACGTTCCGTGTGTACCACGTACGGAACTCTATCTTTACTATAAAACTCTTGCTCCCCTGACTCCGATGTCAACATATACGACGGACTTTTAAATCCACCATCGTTATCCCAGAACTGGCTAAATCTAGGTTGTTTTTTAGCCCACAGCATTGCCAGGTTAATCGCCTCGCCGAACGGCATCTTATACTTTCCTTCCAGCTCGATAGGGTCATATTCGTTTTTCTTTTCAGGTGGAGTAGTAAACTCAGGAACAGGGGCAATTTCTTCATCACCATCTTCCTGGTTGACCTCATTTTCCAAGTCACCAAGAAGGTCGTCCAGACCTTCGAACAGAACGCCGTTGATATCCTTGACCGCCTCAAAAGCCGTCTTATTCAATCCGAGCTTTCCCAGATAATTCTCAAAAACCTCTTTCTTGCTAAACATGGTAGCCTATCATCGGTTAATTTTCACTTATAGTTTATAACGTAGAAAGGCACCGTGCATAAGCACGATGCCCATCGAGTAGCATTAATTCCACTATCGAGAGGTTGGAAGATACGTTATCGCATCAGCGCTATGAAGCATGGCGATATACTTATCCAATCGCTCCCTTGTCAGGAATTCATTCGGCTCAAACGTCGAAAGAAGCAGGGCGGCCTCCCTAAATGCACCTTCCATAACGAGCATTGAAATCTTGCCGATGTCGTTGGCAAAATCGATAGCGGTGTATTCGGTCAAAATCGAGTTCTTAAACTCATTCCTGACGAGAGTGATAAACTCCGACCCTACGTTGATGTTGAACGCGATTTCGCCTTCTTCACCGTCGATTGAACCAATACGGTCAATAGTTTCATTCATCTCAATCAGGAAACGTTCCTTAGGAACAGGATTGCCCATATAATCGGATACGCTATGTGACTCGTAAGAGGAAATGAACGACGCCAAGTCGGATTTCCAAAAGTCCTTGTTGTAATAGACGACATTGTCGTCAACGTAAGTTATCGTTCCAACATAGTTCATATTCATTTCCTTTAACTTGATAATGTCATTGACGTAATCAATCCCCTTTTCATTGCAATAACGCTTGACAAGGTTGAGATTGTCAAACCATCCTATAACATGCATGGTTGTTTTCTTCATTACAACAATCATATAACAGCCCCATTAATTTCAAGGTATGCCTTTTGTATAGTATCCTTCTGAAATAAACCCTCTGCACTCGTTCCCCAGTTTCCTAACTGCGATGGAGACTCGTTACGTGAGCCAAAGTTACCGCTATACGGAAAGCCGATTTCGGTCAACGCAACCCCAGATGAATCAGATTCATACACTATCAGGTCTCCACTTCCGCTTCCGCTAGACCTATTACACATAATAGCGTATTCCTTGTCCGCCGACAGGCTCAGCGGGTTCGTAAAAGTAAACGTGACTTTTCGGATTTCCGTTCCATCTCTACTCGACGGCAACGATGACCCATCATACAAAGTAAAGTCTGGATATTCTACCTGTATGCTATAATTCCCAGTTATGCCTTGCCATACAGAAGCATCATCCCATGGAGAGGTTCCTGTAAATGTACTACCGATGGATTCAACCATTTTGTACACCCAGTTAGCCATAACGCCACCCTGGGACATTTCCCATCCAGCCACACCAACATACAGACCTAGCGTATTGATAACAGGATAATCACTTCCTTTTATAATCCTAAGTCTACCATCAGTGCCTGACTCCATAATGAAATTGTAATACTTCTGCGGTCCTCCACCTTTCTTCCAGCATAGGTGAAAGTCACCGTTTTTATAGACGTATACCTCCTTGAAGTCAGCAAAGCTCCCGTTCTCGTAACGACATATACGAGGGACATTCTGTGACCAAGAGCCACCACTTCCGTCAGGTATTCTAAACGATATGTTGTGTGTATCAACCATAGACTACTCGTAGACGAAATAGAACCCACCCTCAATGGCACCGCTTGACGGCAATTCGGTAACAGCAACACACACAGGTATATCCTTCGTATTCAACGTGAATGTAACCGTTTGTGACTCTTGGTTATATGAACTATGTACTTCAAGATGGCCTTCACCAGATGCTATGCTTATATTATACTTTGTATCACCACTTCCGCCGCCACCACCTACGGCACTGACCTCATAGGTATATTGACCAGTTGTTGGGTCTACAGAAGTTGTAATAACGATACCACCGCCACTCGTTACTCGTGGCAACATCGTCTTTAAGGCATATGGAGTCAAATCAGGAGCACTGGACAGTTCTACCCATCCAGACTCGGTACGCAAAACAAAGTTTCCCGCACTGCCATACTCACCGCTGTCTGTCAATACATACTCATCGCCAGTTGTCGGAGTAGCACCCATATCGTGAATCTGTTGGTTGCTAGCCTCACCTTTTAGCTTAATGGTTGCACCCATATTGCGGATAAAGTTAGCAGCAAAGGTCGCATCAGACAATGCAGCGGCAATATTTGCTTGGATTAAATCAGAAAGCTTCAACGGAGTGGATGGCATTCCGTCACCTTCGATACCACCTGTAACAGACAACGGTGCAAACGAACCAGTAGGACCAGTCGGCCCAGTTGGGCCTATAGGGCCCGTTTCACCCGTCGGACCAATAGGTCCTGTTTCACCGGTATCTCCCTTTGACCCAGTGTCTCCCTTGGCACCTGTATCACCCTTTGCACCAGTTGGGCCAGTTGGGCCTATAGGGCCTGTTTCACCTGGGTCACCCGTTTCACCTTTATCGCCTTTGTCACCCTTCGAACCAGTATCGCCTGTTGGGCCACTCGGGCCTGTATCTCCTGTAGGACCTATCGGGCCTGTTTCACCTGGGTCACCTGTATCGCCCTTGGCACCAGTGTCTCCCTTAGGACCTGTTTCACCAGTTGGACCAGTTGGTCCTACTACACCTGCTGGACCTGTTGGACCAGTATCACCTGTTGGCCCTTTGTCGCCAGTAGGGCCCTTGTCACCTGTGGGACCTTTATCACCTGTCTCACCCTTGTTTCCAGTAGGACCCTGTGGGCCTTGATTTCCCGTTGGACCTTGGTCACCCGTCAGGCCCTTGTCGCCGTTCGGACCTTTGTCACCTGTCTCACCCTTGTTTCCAGTAGGACCCTGTGGACCCTGTTCACCAATTGGGCCTTGATTTCCAGTGGGACCTTTGTCTCCTGTTGGACCCTTGTCTCCTACTGGGCCTTGCTCACCAATTGGACCTTGACTTCCAGTAGGGCCCTTATCTCCTGTTGGACCCTGTTCACCTACTGGACCTTGATTTCCTGTTGGTCCTTGGACACCTGTCGGGCCCTTGTCACCTGCGGGACCTTTATCACCTGCATCACCTGTGGGACCCTTGTCGCCAGTAGGGCCCTTGTCTCCTATTGGGCCCTGTTCACCAATTGGGCCTTGATTTCCTGTTGGTCCTTGGACACCTGTCGGGCCCTTGTCACCTATTGGGCCCTGTTCACCAATTGGGCCTTGATTTCCAGTGGGACCTTTGTCTCCTGTGGGACCTTTATCACCTGTCTCACCCTTGTTTCCAGTAGGACCCTGTGGGCCTTGATTTCCCGTTGGACCTTGGTCACCCGTCAGGCCCTTGTCGCCAGTCGGGCCTTTGTCACCTGTAGGGCCTTTGTCACCTACATCGCCTGTGGCACCTTTGTCGCCAGTGGGGCCTTTATCACCAGTTGGTCCCTTATCGCCGGGGTCGCCTCCTGGGCCAGTTGGACCAATTGGGCCAGTAGCGCCAGTGTCGCCTTTGGCACCTTTGTCGCCTTTGTCACCCTTTGGACCAGTAGCACCAGTAGCTCCCTTATCGCCAGTATCTCCCTTGGGGCCACGAGGACCTGTTGCACCCGTTGCACCAACCTTACCTTCGGCACCAGATTCACCCGTTGGACCAACTGGGCCTTGTTCGCCAGTGTCTCCCTTAGGTCCACGTGCGGCTTCTTTCATCGCATCCAAACTAATTGCAACCGTCTGACGGCCAGTACCATCGGGTTTCAGTATTGTACCAAGAAAATACGCATCTTCGACGGGTCCTGTTAAACTTGTATAGTGCGGTAATCCAATTATTTTCTTTCCCTTAAACATGACGTAACCGGCAAAAACTTTACCAATAGTTTATAATCCCATGGCTGTTTGCACCTAAAACAAAAGGCGACCATTCAGGTCGCCTAATAGTTGATTTGTTAAGTTGACGTTGTCAAGACAACGTATTCAACTTCTCGATGTAACTCCTAAGTCCTGCAGCAAGTTTCGACAGAGACGGCTTGAACTTCGGAACTTGAGCCTGGCTTCCAGGAGGGAACCAAGAAGCTGGGTCGGAAACAATCTGTGCAAGCTGTTCCATTGAGTTCAACACAGCAGTCAGGTTCTGGCGGTCGTTGATGCCAGCCTTGTTTTGCATGACCGATGCCATCTTCTGGTTCATCGCATTGAGGTTTCCCTCTACGCCAGCATTTTCGCCAGTTCCGTTAATAAGGTCAAGAGCATTGTTCAACTCTTCGAGACGGCCATCAGCATCAATCTGGTTGCAGTAATCCCTTGTCGCAGCGTCGGTGTTGTTTCCATACGGCGTTTCGACAATCCTCTGGCCACCAGGAAGCTTGGTCGGCCTGCCCTGCTGTCCATATCCCTGTCCTTCAAACTGAGGCTGCTGATAGGCACCAGGAGGCATGATGCCAGGGTTCATCATGGGCTGTTGGTAGCCCTGCTGAGGATAACCCTGTTGCGGATAACCCTGCTGCGGATAATACGGCTGCTGCTGAGGATATCCTTGCTGCGGTGCATATTGCGGTTGCTGTGGCTGTTGCGGCTGTCCAAAGTATTCGTTATTGTTCATAATCTACCCTAGTAGGTGATATCATCCTTAAAGTATATTTTTTGATTATTCGTTGTTGACATACAGGTTGATGTCATAGTCAACCGCATCTATCCTAAACGTCTTCACGTATTTGAAGTGGACCTTCCGCATCAACTCATTCATCGTGGTGTCATCGGCAGGGCATACAAGGAATGTTGCAATCTTCTGCTCCAACAAGTGGTTAACCAGCTCCTGTGCGACAGGGTACTCGTTCATCTCCGAAGATACAACGAAATACTCGATTTCAAGCCTTTTGTCAAGGTTGTAGGCACTATGGAGAGAATACGTCTCTGCGGGGACGATATTCATGTAGTTTTCCTTTGTCGGGTCAGTAACGGTAAGCACGCCTACTGGAATGTCCTCGTAGGTTATGTACTCTACCATGTCAGCATTCTTGATTTGTTCAACCGTATTCGGCTTAGACACAATGCGTTTCAGGTCTCTGAAATCGTCACTGTACTTACCGTCAATCAGCTTTCCCAATTCGTCAAGCATGGAATCGTCAATCTGTGTAGGGTTCTTGATGTATAGCTTGAACTTGTCGTCAAAGGGGCCAGTGTTCGTTTGGCCGTCAATTTCGAAACCGTCGATAACCCCGCCATCATCTTCTGGCTGGTATTCCTCTATCGTCGATTCTCCCATTATCGTTTCAAACAGCTCGTGTCCAGGAACATCATTGAAATCCATGATAACCCCCTATATCTCATCACCCAAATTTGCCGAAGGGTCTTCCTCGAAATCGTTACTCTCACCATCACCACCAGCATCACCTTCGGCGTCAGGAACTACGTCTACCTCAGGCCCGGCCTGCTCAGGTGTTGGCTCGATGGAATTCATGAAATCCAACGATTGGTTCGTCATGTCTGAATCCCCATTTACAGAACCAGCGTCTAACGGTTCATTCATGGCAAAACTTTCGCCACTGATGTTATCGTCATCGGGCTGTTGAGCGTTAGCCCATTCCGCAGCTGTATCCCAGTTGTTCATTTCATCTACGCTAAACTGGTCTGCACCAGCAGCCTGCTCGTCCGTTGTCGGCTCATCGTCAACAATATCGAGCTCTGGATGCAGCAGTTCCACCTTCGTCTCCTTGGCGGCAGACTTAACAACGTCCAACGGGTCTGTTTCGGCTGCATAACCCCTAGGGTTCATCATCCTCTTTTTTTCCTCCTCACGAATTTCAGCATCCAGCTTGGCAGCAACGGTAAACTGGTCTTCACCTGTGTCTGCAGCCAATCCAGAAACAAGAGGAGTGCTCCTCCCAATAGGATTCGGTTTGACATCTATGTTGTCGTATGTCGTTGTAGTTTCCATCATAGTATCTACCTATTATGCCTGAGGTGCAGTTTCATCTACTGGTTGTTCGGCAGTTTCTCCGCCAAGGTTAGGAAGTTCTGTACTCGTGTTTTCGCTAATCTTGTCAACTTCCCCTAGGTCATTGATTGTAGTGTCGCCACCTGGAGCAGTCTCAGTACCAAAAGGCTGGTCTGCAATATCAGTACCCATATCGCCAGCACCGAAGTCACCACCAGCACCGAAGTCTCCTCCACCAGCAGGGGCACCGAAATCTCCAGCAGCAGGAGCACCGAAGTCGCCGCCACCACCGAAGTCGCCGCCACCAAAGTCATCACCAGCAGGCTGTTCACCTGTATTTGCCGTTCCATCATCAGGAAGAGCATTAACATCCATATTGTCCTTAGTCGCAGTACCCTGAAGGCCAATGTTATTCCTCTTAAATAGGTCCTTCATCATAGGATTGCTGAACAACCATGCCTCGAAATCCATAGCAGAATTTACGTCGTTATTATCAAGGAAATCGAGCAATGCTTTCATTTCCTTCTTTGTCATCGGGTCAGGCTTCGTCTCATCGAACGCCTCGTAGAATCCTTTAAATTCTTCAAGCAATGTATCGGTATTCTCTCTCAAATTCATTGGAGGAATACCATCACGAATTTGCTTTGCCGTCAAATGTTCGCCGCTAGCGTTTTCTTTGGATGCTTCGGCCTTCTTGTCGGCAACGATGTTCATAATCTTGCCAAGACTTCCGTTGATATCTGTGTTAAGACCCTGTTTCAACTCTTCGACAAAATTCGTAACCTTGTCTTCAGCATGCTCCAGGTTACCACCAAGATTAGCAGTTCCAGCACCTGCGCCACCGCCTTGGTCAGCAGCACCCATACCACCGCCTTGGTCAGCAGCACCCATACCACCGTCTGCAGGAGCAGCGGCAAAATCAGCTTCACCAAAGCCAGCATCAGCACCGCCACCCATATCGGCTTCCATTATTGCATTGGTCATTTGCAGAAGACCACGCATATCGGCAGACATTATCGGCTGGTATCCATACTCGTCAGTGGAATAGATATCGTCCTCTTCCGTCATTTCCTCTGCTTCCTTGATTGCATCGTCACAGCACTTGATGATTGTATGACCAAAGCCATTGATATAATGCTCAGAATCAAGGGATAGTTCAAACATCTTCTCGGCAACGTCGTCAACGTTATACCTAATCGTGATGTTTCCGTTGTCGTTCGGATAGAGCATGTCAACGATGACAGAATGGTTCCTTCTGACCATCTTGAACTTGGCATGAGCAGAATCGCACACAACGTTACCAAGGTCGAGACGGAATACAGACTGGCCAACAGCCTGGGTTGCAGCCTCGGTCAAGGCCTTGTTCAAAATAGTCTGTATCGTAGTGTACCCATGAGGGTTGCAATCCTTGTTAACCTTCTTGGCGAGGTCAGCCCAGTTAGTACCCTTTTCTCCACGGACATGATTGCCCTGAATAGATGCAATAATGTTCCTCATCGTCTGGATGGGAACAGCCTTGGCAGGCTTGATTGGGCCGCTTTCCGTGTGGACGTACGCAAACGTGCTGTTGTTATTCATACCTATGAACTCCGACATGTAGTCTAATCATTCATAGTTTATAATGTCGGTGGTGCCTTCAACTTGGGCAGACGGTGCTGCCAACGCAAAACGAAATTGATTTGGTCTTCGTCCCAGTCGTCTCCACCGACATAATCCATATAGTCTATGCAGGTCACGACATTCGTATCCATCACGCACACCCTCTGGCGGCACTCGTGGCAGAACATCGAGAGTTCAGCAGCAATGTGGTCATCTCCTATCACGTAGCCGTTCAAAATGCGTACACGGAGAATATCGGGTATCATGCTGGCCCTGATGGCAAATACGGGGCCACCGAGAATGGCAACATCGGTAAGCTCTCCGAAACCAAGTTCTCCTATGATTTTTCTGGTGCTGTTATCCTTAATCGACAACCCTTCATAGCATCCGTAGGAGTCATGGCTTTCATGCCAGTTGAACGAGCTAGGGACACTTTTCCACCCATACACACCTACCATGCCGACATCAGTTGGAAGCCTATCCAGCTTGTCCTTCCATAAAAAGTCAGATATGCAGGTAGAACTGTCCATGTAAATGAACCAATCTGGGGGGCAAGCGAATGTTTCCTCTTCCATCTTGAACATGCCAGAGAACAAGGCCTTGACACTGAGGGAAACCCTGTCCGCACTATTCTTCTTCGTGAAGAAATGGTTCGGGTGGTAAATGTAATCGTAAGTCTTGTATCCACCGTCAAATCGTTTGTACATGTCCACATTGCCCCTCTTGTATATGCAGCGGAACACCTGCGGAGAAGCCAACGACTTTACCACATCGTTATTCGAAACGGCAGAACACTTAACTGGGGTCAAACCTAAGATATCCCTCATCTTGTTGTCATGGTCGATTTCATTCTGCTTAATCTTTTTCAGTAGACGTTTCTTCTCGTCCATGACAAGACGGGGTTCGTTAATCTTCGTGTCAAGAGCAAGGGTAACATCATCGTCCGTAACTTCGTGATACTGGTACGGACTTTTCTTCCTACTCTCAACGCACTTCTTGTGCATCATGAGGATTGAGAACTTGCCCTTCTTGTACCTCTGGGCGTTTTCTTCCTTGTCAATCTTCAGTTTCTTCCTGATAAATTCACGGGTGATGTCAATGAAGTTTCCACCCTTGATTAACTCCTCGATATCGACATAGTTGATACCTACCATCACCTCCTTAACCTTCCTGTCGTGATAAGTAGCCCATGTCATTATGTTTCCAGAAGCCAGCTTTACGTGAACCTTTTCGCTATCTTTTGCATAAGTGTCAATCCACTTGTCATTGACACCGTATCTGTTCTTGATGTGCTTCCTAGTTATGAACTCTCTACCGAGGCCATAGAGGTCTCCACAATCCCTTTCGTAAATATACCTGTCAAGGTCGTCCACAAGGAACATAGCAAATCCCTTTCCTGAACGACTGAGCTTTGAACCGTTGGCCTTCCTGACAGGACGTATCAGTTTCTTTTCGTATCGAGCACGAAGCCATTCCTTCTTATTCGCACCGACATATATCCTAGCCATGTCGCTCGAAATTATTTCCTTCAAAGGGTTGTAAATCGAGGTGTCACCCCTGTGAGAAGCGATGAATTTCCTGATGTCGTCCGACGAGTACCTGTCCGTCACATAGCCATCAACAGTCTTCATCTTCCTTGGCTTGTAGACAGCAAAGAATTCGTTTGACTTCGCTACATTACCGATGATGTCAACAACATCCTCGAAAGAAATTGTTGCGTTAGCCTTTGCAACCATGTCCAAGAACTTGTGATGACGATTGTATACATCCAAGTCCTTCTTGTAATATACGATGTGTTTTTCTCCGTCAGTAGAAACCTGTTCCTTGAACGGAATGTCCTTCGCCACTGCTTCAAACTGCTGTTGCGTCATTCCAAGGTATTCAGCGGCCTCCATTCTACCGAACGTGGAAAACGGGAGGTCTCTCCTTCTGAACTCAATGCACAAAAGCTTGCACCGTTCCACCACCTCTGGTTCACGGTACAGACGGTCCCCGTTGTTGTCGATAATGTAGAACAAATTGTGCAGAATATCCCTGTCGATAACCCAATCAACCGTACGGTTCAGGTTGCGGCAGATGTATTTCAAACTGATATACTTTACATTGTCCTTCAATACACGGTCAGCTTCCGACAGCTCATAAAGACCATACTCCACATTTGACTGGAGTATCTGGTTCGTATCAGTCGGTATCTCGTACTTTATCTCGTCATAATTGACCTTGCCAGATGAATCATCCTTCAAGAAATCCATGCTAGCAATCTCCTCGTCATTGACAACGGGGGAGATGTCATAATCCGATGCAAGAGCAAGCGTGTCCTGCGGGAGTTTCCAAAGTTCGTCGTGTATCGGTTTCATCGTCTTTTAAAATACAATATTTGAATGGGGGCTCCCCGTGAGATAGGAACCCCCATTCGTTTGGTGTAAAGTGGAAACCTGTTAAATGAACACGTTCATCGCATTCATTGCCTGCCTGACATCATCATCGGAAACATCTGGTTCCAGCGACGTAGGCTGGGAGAGCATTTCCTTGGTCACATCAGGGCTGTTATACACCTTGTTCTGGGATAGTCCCTGCCCAAGGGCTTCAAATGCAGCAGACTTGCTGCCGAAGCCTACGGAGGCCAGTTTTGGTGCAGGACGCATCCTTTTGCTGACAGCAGCGTTTCCACCAGCGGGATATCTAACTTCGTTCACTTTGAGGTTGTTCTTGCGATAGTTCTCCAGCCCGTTTTCTTCGATGTCATCGTGCATCAGGCTGTCGGCAATCTCGTTCAGTTCGTTCATATCAACTTGGTTTGGAGCCTTGATTTCGCCGATGCCGCTAAACTCGCTGCTCGTCGTCTTGTTGTCATCGACGCCGTTGATATAGTTGAAGATGTCTTCACGTTTCAGGTCGTCTAGGGAAATATCACGCTTCGGGTCAGTGAAGTATTCCACAGCCTTCTGTTGGAGGTCTGGACGATAACCGTTAGTTTCACGGAGAACCTTATCGGCAATCTTGGCATACATAAGCTGCTTCATAGCACGCTTGTATTCGACCACCTTTTCCTGAAGTTCAGCCTTCAACTGTGCAACCGTCTTCTTGGCTTCCCTTTCCTGCGTCGTTTCTATCTGGCATTCTTCAAGGACATTTACAATCTTCTGCAAAGCCTCGAACAGCTTGCCCTTGACAGCATTTTCGCCCATGCTGTCAACCTTTTTCTGGACAGCAGGCTTAACCAATGCATCGAACTGTCCCGATACCGCCTCGACCAAGGACTTGAATTGCCGGTCGCCCTTCGCCTCGTAGTCAGCTATCGCCTTATTGCAATTCGATTCAATCTTGGTTACAATACCAGGGTCGATACTGCCGAGTTCATCTTGTGTTAAAAAGTCTGCCAGTTGCATATGTATCACCTATTACGCAGATTGTTGAGTAGAGCTTCCCTGTTGTATACATGGTACATGTCGGTGCGGAAATCCATATTGCGGTTAAGCACAATTTCCTTTCCGTAGCGTTCGATGCACTCGGTAAGAACCTTGTGCGCCTTTCTCTTGCCAGCGTCGCTTTCGAAGTGGCTAGTGATGAGGGCCTTGTTATCAAAGCTCGGGTTTCCGACAACGTCAACAGTAATCAATGTATAGTCAGGGTCAATTTCTTCATAGCCAGTAGGAAGCTTGATGGTATCGCCAGCACCACGCAGAGAGTATCCAGGTGTGTAGCCAGCCTTGATTAGGCCAGCGAGGTTACGTCCTGCATCAGTATCCTCGGCAACGACCATTCGGCAGTACAGGTTCTTTCCGTCCATACGGAGTTCTTCGATGACTGCACAGGTCTTCCACAGGTTCATTTCAAAGATTGGGTAATCCTTCGGGTTTCCCTCGATATCGACACGTGGGTGGTTCAACTCAGCGGCAAGACGGCCAAGGCGAATCTTCGTCCTGTTCAGTTTTTCAACTTCCCTTGCGATGATTGCACGAGGATATGAACGACCGTTAATGCCTGGTTCGTCACACACAATGGCCGTGCCTTCAAGAATGAGCCTCTTTACCTTATTTCCATACAAGTCGGTGCGTTCCGCGACAGATACCTTGCTGTCGTTGAAATTCGGTACGCCAATGATTTCACGCATCTTTCCCATGACGCTTCCCCTACTCACACCTTCCTGGGTGAGTTAATACTTTCCATGACTATCTTGGTCTTCTCTTTCGTACAGATGCTATACGCAGACTCCATATAGGCATTGACCAGCTTCTCCACGTTTGTGGAGTCACCGTTAAGCAGGTAGCTTATCAGCGAGCGTGCGTCATTGTCTTTAAGTCCTGGTATTGCCATTACCGAAAACCACAATAATCATTACATTCGTATATAGTTTATAACGGAAAACGTCGAGCCAGCATCGAGCGATGCTGGCTCATACACTAAAATATGTTTTTTCGCCTAAATTCCGTTCTCGTCCTCTGAGATATTCTCATCGGGAACGGGATTGGTATCAGGTGCTACCGTAGGCGTTTCCTCAACCGTCTGTTCTATCGGGGTTTCCTCTGCAGGAGTAGGTGCATTTGCAGGAACACGGTACTCCTTGGCAGCCTTGATGATACGCATCCAGTTCGTCATCACTGCTGAGAATGCGGCGAGGACATGCTTGCAAACCCTATTCTTATGATGCGGGTCCTTTACATTAGGCGGAATGTCCTCGCCTCCAGAAGGGACGCCCTCAATGGACTCGTATCCAGACAGATAACTGTCATAGATATGTTTAAGGTTGTATTTCATACCAGACCAGTTGAAGTCTGGACAGGTGCAGAACACCTTTACATCGCACGAGCGAAGCAACCCAATCTTCTTGGCCGGGGTCATCGGACCCTGTGCCATGCTGAACAAAGTTCCTTGCGGCGGGATGAATTCGATGTAGACATCATAGTTCTTATCGCCACTGGCCGACGGAACGACAAAGTGAACAACAGCGTGTCCAGTAGTCTTGTCCATCGTCAGGTCATTGAAGTGGAACATTAGCGTCTTGCTTCTGTATTTCCTGAGATTGTCTACTGGACCAGAAAGGTCATTCATAGTAGCCTCAAAGCATACGTCATACAGACGAGAAACGCTATCGTACTGCAATGCGTTCAGTCCAATGTTGCCTACGGCTTCCATAAATATCTTTTTCTCGTTCATACATTCCACCTAGCTAAAAAGCACTTCCGCATCATGGTTCTCCATGATGAAAATTCCATCCATACCAGCCTTCTTCACGTGTATTGCCACAAGGTCAACATCCAGTCTGGCCAAGTTACCAAAGAAATTGTTGTTACGGGCTATCCTATATACCTGATTGTTCTCGCCAGTGAACTGGTCAGACAACACATAAGTGAACGGATATCCGCCATGTTCAAGAATGTCCTGACGGAATGCGGCGATTGCAGCATCAGATACAGCACTCGGGTCAATAGCACCGCCTGACACGGTTTGCATCTGCGCCCTAAACATTCCGCGTCCACCAACTCCGTTCGGAAGGTTAGGCGAAAACGCACCGCAAGCAATGTATTCGTCAGCATTCTCCAACGGATTGATAATATCGTAGAACTGCTTCAAATACTTCTTTGAAACAGCAGCACTTCTCTCTGGTTTCACAGGATTGAATACCCTGACGTTAGCAAACTGGTCGTTGACCATGTTGGAGACAATCGGGTTCCTATCGTAAGAACTCATCTGATTAGCAGCAACTACAAGAGTGCTCCTAGACACAGGCGTTTCATCGCCGTCCATAGCCATCTTGATTAACTGCAAGATGTTCTTGATTAGAGTCGAGTTTGATGCAAATGAAGTTATCTTGCGAAGTCCCTTCTCAATTGTAGACACAATGTCCAATCCTTCACCTGCAATCTGCGTTTCCTTCGTCTGGTCACCAACAAGGAATTTAGACATCAGGCTACCACCCTTGATTTCCTTTATCAGTTGCTGCTCCGCCTTATTAGCCCTGTCCTGTACAGCCTTTGCACGTTTCTCCCACTCCTTGTCCATGGCACTTTTCTTGCCATTCTTCGTCTTGTTCTTAACGGAATACTTCGTGGTGTATTTCATCGCTATCGCCTTGAACAGAGGATGGCGGATGTTTATGAAAGGAATTCCGAACACTTCGGTATAAGGCTTGCTTATCTCGACATGGGACTTGCTCAGTCCATAACCTGCTGGAATGTACGCCCTTGTCGCAAAGTTCATTCCTTGGTCAAAGTTGATTACGTCCTTGTCGTTACGAGACTTGATAGGCTTCTTGGGGTTTATCATCTCTTCGCAATAATACTCGATAGCGTTCGTCTGCGATGCACGGTAACCCCTGCTAACCATACTGTCGATGATACGCTCGATATCCTCGTTACTGTAACTCTTTCGATACTTGGCAGCAAGCTCGTCCATCTTTGCGATTACAGCGGCATAAAGAGCAGCAGCTTCGCCTTGCGAATACGATTCCATGTTAAGGTCGATATCCCTCAGGTCTATTCCAACAGTGCTCGAACCACAGAATGTTCGAAGCATGTTGTAGAAAGCCTCGAAGTCACCATTTTTAAGAACCATCATCAGTTCAGGCTTATCTGACTGTATTCTCCGATAAGCAACGATATACTTGTCCGCAATATCACCAAGCTTAGACACATTTTCGCCATAAGCGACAGCCACAGCCAGTTGGACTACCGTATCAGTAGCATCATCAACTCCATTTCCAATCCTTAAATCTTCGGAAATTCCATAGCTACTCAAATACTCAATGATGAACGCATTTTCCACCATAATTTTCATCTTGGTGTAGCCAACCCCCTTCAGGGCAAACACGTTCTTGTCTTTAACGGTATCGTGTATCTTATTGCAATAGGTGATGATATCAATAGCAGTAAACGTTTCGTGAGCATTCTTTTTGAGATACGATACTATTTCCGAAATGATAACGCTCAACTGACGCTGGCTTCCCGCATCCGACAGAGTTGACATGAACTGAATAAACTTGTCACAATAGTCACTCACATCAATAGGATTGTATTTTGCATCAAGAAGCCTGACTGCCGAGGGGTCTACCGCCTTAATGAACTCAAAAATCTCAGTATAGTTTACTTCCAATCCACTATTATCTATCGCCTGTCTTAATGTTTCACTAAGCGGAACTTCCTTAATTTTATTGGGTTCAATAACATTATCTTGCTTCTTTTCTTTCGTTTTGACGGGACGCTCCTTATTAGCGTTTAGCACAACCTTACCCAAAAGAATGTCGTCATCATCGTCATTCGATGAACCATCACCATAAATTTCATCAGCGAGCCTATCACTCTCTTCTTGCAATGCAGCAATCTCCTCATCACTCAGATGAGCGGATTTAGCAGGAGCACCTTCTTTTTTATCAGCAGGAGCATCTTTTTCAGCATTAGGTAGTTCACCAGAATCTTCTTCCTCGCTTACTGGAGCAGGTTCCTCGTCCTCACCACCTTCTTCGGAAGCAGGTTTCGGAACATCAGAGGAGCTTTCATTCTTATCCTTGTCTACATCCTTCGGAGCTGCGGAGGCAGAAGCAGCAGCTTTGGCTTCGTCCTCTGCCTTTTCGTCTTCCAGAAGTTGACGGTATAGTGCCATATTTTCAAGTGCCATAGTAATGAAGTCTGATATTTATCTATAGTTTATAAGGTCGTTATGACCCTAGTTGATTACATATACGAAAGAACCACCGTCGGGATAACGGTGGTTCTGATGAATATGTCAGTTATACTAGATGCCGAGTGCCAACTCCAACAGGGTTTTACATTCCTTCTTGATATAGTTGACGAATTCGTTTGTATTGTCGATTTTTTTGATGTCGTAGTTGTCCTTTATGTATTGGAGAGCTCCATCGACAGTCGGTGTAGCATCGTTACGCCTATAGTCGCTAACGAGCGGCTGTGCAACGCTCCAGTTATGGTCCTTAATGATAGCATCAAGGACAGGTTTAAGTTTACCCTTGAGAGCAGCAAGCGTTTTATCTGCGGCTTCCTTTGTGATGTGGAAATCATCCAGAATAGACTGTGTTTGCAGTGCCTTCTGAACTTGTGCCGCCTTCACATAACCGAAGGATTGTCCGATGGCATCAACAAGCATCTTCAAGTTATTCCTTGCGTCGCTCATATACATCGTAGATTTAACGTTCTTAGCTTCCTCAGAGCTACCCTGTCTCGTCATTTTTGGCGTAACGAGGGTGAAATTAAACTTACGAGCCATTCTGTCAAATCCATCTGGTAGAATTGATAGAATGTTTTCGTACTTCACCTTGTTTTCCTCTGGTGCACCAGGGGCGAACGTCTTCAAGTCAGCCACGATGGTACGAACCAGCCAGTCTTCCATACCAGGATTGCCACCGAGCAAGATTTTTGACGGTTTGAAGCTATAATCGTAGCCACTCACCCTCCATATCAAGTAAGCCACGATAGACTTCATGACATCAGCGCCAGAACATCCTTCATACAACAGCTTCAACATGGTTATCTTGTTCATGACATTGGTTGGAAGCCCTCCTTTTGCACGAACTTCGTTATACCATTCATTCAGTTTTCTTACAACAGCAGGCAATTTAGCCGCCATAAGATTACCCTGCAACAGGTTACGAGCCTGATAGCGAGCGAACGGAACATCTTTTTTTCCAACATTCAGACTAGATATAGGAGGAATATTGTAAAGTTTGTTATCAGCATCAATAACTTTGGTTACTGGTCGAGGTGTTTCACCAGGTACAACGATGTAATCGCCATCTTGCAGCTTTATACTCGTGCTGATAAGCATGTCGTTATTGTCTTTCTTCACCACATTCAACTTGCAATTGAAGTTCATGCGGGTGCCCGCTTGCGGGTCTCCTGCCTTATCCATTGCATTGAACGCATTTTGCATACCCTTCATATCGAGTTCCTTATCGCTAAGAATATCGTCGATAATCTTAGAGGTAGTATTTTCTGAAGCCTTGTCAAAACCACGGAGCTGAGACACAGATGGTTCAATCGGGTCATTAGGACTGGTGTATTCCGTTGGCTCGAATGATTCTGGGTCTTTTGCCGCATTCATCACTTCATGATATTTTTTACTATCTGCCAACTGCAACTCTGCCCCAAGATTCCTGAGTTTTTCAATAAGCTTTTGAGGCAATATCTCAGAGCTAAGGTTTTTAACCAAATCACCCTGAGCAGCAAGCCTCTCCTCAAACTCGGTCGGAGTACCGAGCTTGCTCCTAGAATCCACAATATCGGCAGCAGTCTTGTACAGCAACAGAACCAGTTCCTGTTTACGTAGTTTAGTTACCTCATCAGCTTGCTTCTTGTTACTTTCATCAACCTGATAGTTACAGAACAGCGACACATTGTCCTTTTGAGTGTCAACTGAACCATCCTTGAGAGCACGCTTCAATACCTCAACGGCACCATAACCATCGCCATAGTCTTTTAGATATGCCTTATAGTCAGCTTCAGCTTGGTCGATAGTAACACGGCTTGATTTAAGCAAATGTTTGATATATGCAGATTTTGCTATACCATACGCAACACGATACGCATTTACATTCTGGTCAACACTATTGTTCAAACCGAGCAACGCGCCTTGCCTGTTTGGTTCCTTATCGGCTTCCTTGCCAAAGCCCGTACCAAATCCATGTTCCTTTCCAGATTGATACAGAGAGCGGTTTTCTGCATTGATGATTGCATTCTGATAAGCATAGGCAGTGATGAGTTTCGCATTGTTGTTGATAAGAACGTTCATCGGGTTAGCTATGACTTGTGTCATAACCTTGTCCATAACTTTCTTCAATCCAGCCTTCTCTTCTGGGCTCAACTGCGATTTCACCTCAATTGCATTCATGAAATCATCAAACGATGACTTCAAATCAACGAAGTGCTGATTGATGAGGACCTTGGATTTCTGTCTCTCATTATTCGCCGTCTGTTGAATGCGTTTCTGCCTGTCGATAGTCCTTCCGCCAACATCGGAGTAACCGATATCATTGTAACTAGCAGCAAGTTCCATCAAAGTATCAAAGAACTGCTTTACCTTCTTGAGGTCAATATCAGTTCCCTTGTACTGATACGGAGAAGACTGGCCACTGTTGTTGTTAAGGCCAAAGATACTGGTTACGTCACCACCCTTTGAGTAGATGCTATCGATTATGCTTTCAAGATTATAGAAGTTGGAAATGTCGTTGCGCTTACCAGACTTGTTGTAATGAGATTCCAAGACCTGAATTTGTGCCTCTTCCATATCCTTGACAGGCTTCGTATCCAGACGTGCAATGCCGTTTTCATCGCTACTGTAATCGATGGTCAGGCATTCTTTTGGCACAGAATTGAACAAGTCGTTCATCATGGCCTTTACACGAGAATCCATGAACGCCCTATTGAGGTTCTCTGTCGCCTTAGATGTAGTACCATCCATTTCTGTATCATACATACAGAATTTAAGGAGTGGCAGACCAGGGTGACTATATGATTTTAACGTATCGGCATCAAACGGAACAAACGATTTGCTAATGTCCGTCGGCATCCCGTTGACGAGACCAACAATCGTACTACCGTTCTTAACAACGGTATCAGCAACCTGAGCGATGTAATTCGGGTCGTTATCGAGTTTCTCCTGAATCTTTTTGTACTTAGCAGCATCGAGTGTTGCTTCCTTCAACGCTCTCTCTCCCTGTGCCTTGTCAATCGTCGTATCAGTTTCGATAGTCTTCTTCAAGGAGGTCACTTCATCGAGTTTCGCATGCAAGTCCTCGCTGAATTTTTTGTTAAAGCACGATACAAGGTAATCACTCTCAAACTTGTTTTCGAGACCATCGTTGTTAAGGCTATCGTCCATGGCGTATTTGACCATCAAGCTTCCGATTTCTGGGATAAGAATTTTATCCATTGCATCGTCGGTATTCAGGCCAGCCTTCAAGATATCCTTGACTTCGGATTCGGAAACACCACCAAACATGGCATTGTTCTCATCCTCTTCGTCAATAAATGCGCTCATGCGGAGAGAATTGTCAGTAACATCAGGCTTCTTATCAATTGCCTCGCTAACAGTTTTCCAGAAATCCTGAATGAAGTGCTGGAAATGTGTGGTGTCGAGGCTAGCGACCTTATGAGCCACCTTGATGTCAAGAGAACCCTGTTTCTGCAATCTAGCCAATGCAGTTACAAGGTTGTTCTTCAGACTAGCAGTATCCTTCTCATTAAACTTAACTGCTTCTGGATTCGGGAACAATCTGTCAAATACAGATTCAAAGGTGTCGTGAACCAATTTGTAATCTTCACCACCGATACCTTCATGGCCAACTTCATCTTCCGAAGCAACATCGCCAACACCACCATCGTCTGCGGTCTGGTTGTTGATGTTGTCATCAAAGGCGTCGTCTACACCCTTGACATCAGGATACCATACATCTGCATCGGTAAGTTCGTTCTCGCCTTCGGTATCAGGCTCGGCATTCACGCCACCCTCAACGTCTTCTACATTGACATCATCCGATGCTCCATACGATGCAGACACTGCCCTCATTACGTTGCCATAATTCCACTGGGTCAAATTCCAGTTTCCTGGGGCAACCACGTCAAGAATATTTGCAACGTTTTGTGCGTTATATCCACGAACTGTGTTATCGAGGTTGTACATATCGGACAGATGCTTAATCAGTTTAGCACCCATCAGGTTCCTGTGCCTATGATTGATTGCGTGGAAACTAAACTTACCTTCACTCTGATTGTAAGTTTCCACTGACATGACCAACTCAGGATTCATAAACGCATTGAGTATAGACTCAACCTCATCTTCTGGATACGCAGAGGTGCTCATGATTTGGCTAATAACCTTAATAGCCGTAGACAACTTATCCACAGGACCAGGATTGAACGTCTTTCCGTCCTCCTTCATGTCCTTCATGACAGACAACACCTTACCAAGAGCAGTGTTTGCTTCTTTCGTACTGAACTGAAGTCTACCAGTTTTTCCTTTCCTAACGACAGCGTTGCAATACCTTCCGATAGGAGACCTCATCAAGTCCCTTACGCTCTTATAATTGTATTCAGCGCCATTGCAGTACAGGCCTCTGCACAAGGTATCCATATTCTCATTACGAACAATAGTACCCTCGTCGTCCTGCATGGTTGCGAACGCAATGCCGTGCGGAATACTGATGAAATACACATGGCCTTCGCCACCAGCCTTAACCTTACGGGCAATGATGTTCTGGAAATCCGTCGCATCAAGCTTATTATCAATCTCACCATCGACCTTAAACGTATGTGGATTGGTGCCGTCGTACAAATCGAATACGACTGAAGTCTCCGCATTAGGGGTGGTGTGTTTGAAAGCATTTTTTACATTCTTGCTAAGTGTCTTCTCATCAAGGCCATGCTTTTTCAGAGCTTCACGCCATAGTTCTTCCTGTTCATCCTCGTTAATGTTGGTTCCAGAGCGGGCTTCCTGTTTCAGTTCTTCCACCCATTCGTCAAGCGACAACCCTTCGTCCTTACGTCTTGCAGCGTCAGCTTCAATCTGCTTAGCACTGAGGTCCTTGATAACAGAACCCTTACCAATCTGCATCGTAATGTGAGTCTGGGCGATAATGTCATCACCAGTAAATTCACGGTCAGTGTTTGAACGCTTCAACGACGGACCAACTGCGACAGGTACTGCTCTCACAGTATCATCATCAGAGTTGTTCACCTGAGGCTCAGATGCCAACACATCCTGCAAATAGCTCCTACCGTTAACGACCCAGTTATCTCCCCACTTCTTAAAGATTTCACCCATATTGCGGTTAACACATTCCTTAATAAACTCAGGGTCGCTCAACATCGCAACAAAGGATTTAGAACTGATTGGAATAATAGTATTGTCATCACCTTTGGTTCCCTTATCCAAGGCCTCACCGATAGCACTATACTTTCCACCCAATCCGTTTTTCAGCAAGTCAATAAAGGGAGCTTTTGTCTTCTTCGTCAGTCTCAAAACGTCAACCACGTACTGCGGATAAACTCGGATTTCTGAGAGGTTCGAATTACTCAAACGCTCTGGGTCTATTGTCCTCATGACATTCTTGCCTTGGTTATAGACAGAACCCCAGTTATCCAAGCTACCAAGAGAGGTACGGTCAGGGATACGGTTAACAGCAAACTTTGCTACATTATGTGCACCACGGGAGAATACCTCATCAAAGGTAAACTTTGCTGAACTACCATCGGTCTCGCTCGTCGGACGTGTAGCATCATGGAACACATCGAATATGAACCCGAGGTAAGCAGCATAAAGCACTGCATCCGAGTATTTGCTATACTCAGGCATCGTAGTGCTGGGTTTCACATATTTGCAGTTTTCCCTCAAAGCATCTTCAAAGACGGAAAAGAACTTTCCCGTGATGTCACTAAGACCAGCCTCGTCGTCCCTTTGCTTAGTAGTGGACGTACCGTCGTCGTTAAACGTAGTAGTAAACGAGTTATCGGACAGCTTGACAAGGTCAGGGCTCAACATCCTGAAGAACAGCTCGAAAATCTTGGGCCCGCCTTTCAAGGATGATACCAAGGGATACTTACGCTTATCGGCTTCCAATTCTGCTGCAGAACCATGTTCAAAGAACATGCGGCCCTGCCTTTCAGGAAGAAGGCTCCTACCAAGGTCAAACAAGAACTGACCCTTTCTTGCATCGGTATTGATGTTTTTATAGTATTCATTCAATGCCCACTCAAACGAGACAGGTTGATTTTGTCCAAGCCTAACCTTAATATTAGAGCATAAATCGTCACTGACTTGTACCGGGAATACGTAGTTTCTCAGCTCAGCCAGGTATCCGTTTGCCTCTTTTCTGATTGCCGCATCATCTTTATAAGACATGGCTTCCAGCAAAATTTTCTGCATATTCATACTAAAATCCCTGTGATGGAATCATTTTCACATATAGTTTATATAACTAATAGAAAAAAGATATCAAAAAGCGGGGTTTCGTCCCCGCTTCATCACTGGAATATCACGTAGTCGTTGCCAGTCTTACACCAGGGGCATATGTATCCTTGCGGAATGACGTATTCCTTGTCTGATATCCTAGGCATTGAATCGTTTGCCGACATCTTCGGGCACGGAACGATTGAGCCCGCTGGATTGACACCTATGTATCCCTTGATACCATGATGGTAACCTGGATGAGGGTCACCTATGCGGTCAATAAGCCTGTACGGAATATGGTTGTCCTCACAATACTGAACCTTATCCTCCTCATGGTCGAAAAGGTTCTTGACAATGAGTATCATGTCGTAGTCTATCGGTCTCTGGTCCCATTGGTGCCACGCTGATATCATCTTCATCGAGCCCATGCGAGGTATCTTTCGGGAACCGTTCGTCTTTATCTCTCCGTGATAGCCGTTCAGTTCAAGCCAGTTGACCAATTCATCTATCCCATCATACACCGCAGGTTCCCCACCAGTCAGTTCAACTTCCCACTCGTCAGGAGACAGGTTCCTGAGAAAACGGAACAAGTCCGCATTATTCACCAGATACTGCGGCTTCTCGTCAAAGTTGTGCCACTTCCCTGTCGGACATTCTGGACAGGAGAAGTTGCACTTCGTGGTAAGGTTTAGTTGGCAGAGTTTCATTACACCTTCCTGTAAGTGATATCAACTACCCATTTGCATATAAGTTCTTGCCCAGGTGCAACTTCTACCGAGCATAGAGCTGCGTCCGCCGTGTCATTATTGCCAAACGCTAATGAACGAACCAAATCATCATACTTAGCACCAGCAGCAACTGTTATTTGACTTAATGATGCCGCATAATTATCCAGAGCATAAGGCTGGAAACCTCCTTCTCCCGGATAAGTATCCCACATTTGCCATCCATTCTCCGCACCATCACCAGTCGGAGCATTAAGAGTATTTTCAACAATATCACACCTAGCCGTGCCGTTAATCATGTATGAGTCACTACTAGAGGTGTTTACAAGCTTCAATAGACCGCCGTCAACTACAAATTTAATGTCATCCGTCATATACGTATTCATTGTCATTACAGCAGTTTGCGTATTTGGTATATCATTATCATTGACTAAAATACATCCAGTATTTCCGTATAGGCTCAGCCATGGATTCTTGGCGTAATAATCACCATCTCCCCAATGCTTGTTGCCGTCCTGGCTATTACCATAGCTAAATTTTAATTCCAGATGTAATGTCCCGAAACGTCCAGCTGAACCACCTGGCATCCATGCCACAGTAGCTAGGTTTCCTTCTACGGCGACAACTGTCAATACATCACCAAGAGCAGGCGCCTTCTTGAATTGAGCGGCCAATCCAGTATCCCCAAGCCACATCTTGTTCTCATATAGAGCGATGCCACCTTCCGATACTATCATAGGATACCCTTTGTTGTGCTCTGCTATATATGCAGTAAACGTACCAACATCTGAATCATAGGCCGTTTTATGCTTAGCCAGAATTAGACAGTTACTCAACGACTGGTCAGCGCCAGAGAATGATACGGTGCCGAGAGCATGCACATTGGTAAGATTTGTGCCATTCTGAACATAGGATGCACTGCCATACAATGAACTGTACTCTAGTACAGCACTATTAAAAACAGACACGTTATGCCCAATTATGATTGATTTATTAGCCGTACCACCATAATATACAGAAAGTTCATCTCCATAAATAATAGAATTATCAACATGAGCAGTATCATGTACAGCTAAGTTACTGCCCAATAGGACAGAAGCATCAACATAACCAGTATTATGTACATCTAAGTTGCTGCCAAGCATGACAGAAGTATTAACATAACCACTACTATATACAGATGAGCTGCTTCCACATAGGATAGAATCCTCAATATAACCACTACTATATACAGATGAGCTGCTTCCACATAGGATAGAATCCTCAATATAACCACTATATTGTGCAAGTAAGCTGCTTCCAATAACGAGCGAGTTGGTAAAATTGCCGCCAGAATCAAGCGTGTTGTCCGAACCAATCAGCAAACTATCTGACAATCGGCTGCCATTACGAATGCTATTCCGAGACCCGACAAGCATCATGTCTTTGGTACTATCGGTCGAATAAATTGCATTTTCAGAGCCAAATATGTTAATGCCTTTATATCCACTACCATAATAAACGCTATTTCGAGACCCGACAAGCATAATGGCTTCGGTAATACCGTTCGAATAAATTGAATTTTCAGAGCCAAATACGTTAATGCCTTTATATAGACCACTATTAATAGTGTTGAAATCACCCCATACATGTATATGCTGACCACCTTCAGACTGATTGTATATGGCATTATATGAGCCAAACAGGCTATGACTTCGGCCGGAACCACTGTGTATAGCATTTCCTTCGCCACCCATTATGACACATGAATCGTATACATCATCATTGTCACCAATGACTGAATATATACTAGCCAGAATAGCACAATTAGATGCATTTGGAGATATAATACTCTTATATCCAGCGTTAAAAGAGTGTGAACCAAGAGTAGCTGATTCCTGCATCAAGGCATACGAATCACTACCCAGTTTGTAGTTGTCGATATTTACATCACAATAACTGGTTGACGTATATACAGGCAATACTGATGTCTTTGTTATGGTTTCCTCAACAACATATGAGCCACCCGCTGCAGATGAGTGAGTGACAGAAATCGTGTTGCCCACAATTTCAAACCGATTACCATTAAATTTCACAAAATGGGATGCATCGTCCTTTATAGCAAAGTACGTGACATCGCTTCTAGGAATATAACCCCCTTCATCCGTGAAATACCCTGCCATTGGAAGATGTAACGATGATATAACACTATCGTTCATATTGGCGATAATGTCTTTCCATTGCTCCATGGTAGGCACTGACCATCCACTTGGCAACACCATTGAAGCCACAGTAGAATTGTCATAAAACAGAAACATCGGGAGCTTATATTGCTTCGTAGTAGTGCTCTCCGTATAATAGCTCTCGTCCGAGTTTTTGTATGTGATTACAGTCGTTACACTCTCAACAACCCAGCCAGATGACGGCAGTGGGTCTACACCTCCGCTTCTGACGGCACTCCAGTCAGTTCCCGTCCATGTGTAGATTTCATAATGACTGTTAGAGTCGTCCCTGTACTTATATGTAATTTCCTTCGTAAAATAAACAGCATCATCAGACTTAGTTCCAGAGGATGTCGTTTCGATAGACTCATAGTCCAACCATTCCGACGCATCGTGATTATAGTCTGTTCCATTGACAGCTTGAGAAATGTCACTCGGTAGTTGATAATAGAGAAATTTAGGAACTAGATACGTAGAGCATGGGAGTGTGGACGATGGAGAAAACACATCCATACCTCTACTATACACACCATTTTCGAGAGTAATGTTTCCATCCAATGTATTACTTATATAAGGAGCGATTGCACCAACAGCCGTTTTATATTTGATTGCTGTATTCTCCTCCGTAGCAAGCCTGTTCCTTACCGAGTTGGAGTTATAGTCCCTTGCGTCAACCAGGTTTCTAAGGCCAGTTACAGACTTTTCCTTCTGCTGGATAGCTTCCTGTTTAGGACAGCAACCAGCCTTTGCATTCTTCTGGTCACGTAGATAACCCATCTCAATCTGCATGTTGACAAGGGCTTCTGCCATAGAAGCGTTTGCAAGCAGCTGGTTCTTGTACCAGTCGATTGCGTCATCCTCGTAGAGGTTGTAGAACACAGCGCTTTCACGGATTACAGAAGAATCCTCGACAGCGGCAGAAAGGTCGATGAAGATGTCAGACTGGAATTCAGACAATCCGTCACCAGAGTCGCTCAACGTGACTGGGCTATCCCATTCACATACGGCAAACAGTACAGGTTCAGCCTCGGTATCAATCTGGTACTGGGCCTTCATCTCGCCGCTATCGCCAGAGCAACCATACTGTCTCATCGGAACGGCATAGATACCGATACGGTTGAACTTGAATGAAACCTTCTGGCTGTTGAACAGGGCATGCTGCTCATCCGTCGGAGACGGGTTCAATGTAGCAACATTGTCGCCATCCCCAGTTTCCACTTCCTTGAAATAAGCACCGTCCTCGGCATTTCCGTTCAGTTTCAACTGGACTTTGAGCTTAATGCCAGTAGCGTATTCGTTGTCTGCGGTCTTAGCAGTGCTTGTTACGGAGTAGTCACTAATCGGGAAATACTTCGTGGCCTTCGCCATGTTGCGGCAACCTGTGTTTTCATCATACAGGAGACCCGAAGCGTTAACGGGGGCACAATACTTGTTGAAGTTCGATATGGAAAGAACCTTCCAATACTGGTAGCAGTACTGGTTGTAGTCTTCGCCCATATCTGTTTCGTCGTTCTGCGTATATGTGTATACAGAAGGGAACCAACCATCGATATCTACACCATCGAACGTTTCGCCCAATGCATGTGCGTAATCCTCAGCGTCACCACCTTCGATGTTCGTCAATCCGTTCCTGTAACCTTCGTAGTTACGGAAGTCCGTGGAAACCCTCGGTACAACCGAATCACCGACTTCATCAACGGGATAGAAGTTTTCGATACGGTCGTTTCCAGAGCCAAGGAAGATGTCCATACCACCCTCGGACCAACCTTCGCCAGCAGCCTTGACACCCGTGTACAGAAGAGGTGCTGGCAGCGGAATGAGCGACTTGGAGTAGTCGATGGTATCGTCGTCTCGGGACGCATTTACCTTCACGCCCTGGTAAATATAAGCACCCTTCAAGCCATACTTGCCATCGACCCATGTAACAAGGTTGTTACGTCCATCCTCGTCTAGGACATATCGATAGTTTTTCTTGATATTGCTGTCGTAGTTTACAGACTTGAATTTATTGCTGGCCTTAGTAGTCTGGTAGCCATCTCCATTCATGTCGCCTTGGAAGATGTTATAGATGATATCACCGTCCTTAGTCAGCTTCGTCATACCAGGCTTGAGCTGTTCGTCTTCCTTTTCCTGCAATTCATCAGGCACGAAGGCGAGCGCGTACCATCCAATCCACCAGTGCTGGCCGGTCGCCTTGGATGAAGAAGCCATTAGTTCAAGTCCCTTGTTAGTTATCTGTGTTTTCGCTGCCATATCGATAGTCTCTGAAATACACCAATAGTTTATAATGTGTCACGGACATCATTTCATGCCCTTATAAACTATAATCAGAAATAATCGAGGATTATTCATGAATGAGCGTGTAAAAATCTTTATGGAATCGGCATCCCAGATGGGTGTGGGCAAACCAGAGCTGGAAGCCTTGACTAAATTGTTCAAGGTATGCCTCGAAAGTGCTCTGGAAGACGAAGATAACATTGACCTGTACGAAGATGATGTCGATGAAGACGGCCAAGATGCATCCAGTCTAACCGACCACATGAAACCCAGATGGGACGAAGAAGATGAAGATGACTTTGACCAAACACAGTCTGAACCTCTCGAATCAACCTTGGGCACAAAGCTAGCCAACGCTTATGTTCAGATTGCCCCGAAACTAATCGATAAAAACATGTGCAGTGTTGATGAAATCGACAACCTATCCAAATTCATCGATTGGTTAATAAAGGCATACAAGAAATTCAACCCAGAAGAATACATGGAGAAGGTTGCCGTCAAATACCAAAGAAGGCAATCCTATGATACCGACAGAATGGATAAAATTCTGGATGTGGTTAACCTTGGCTCTCGGGTCGTTCAACTATTGACGGAAATCAAGAATACATTCAGCGATGAAATCAGAAATGCAACCTTTACTAACGAGGCATCCGTATTCCCTGTTGCAAAAGATATCAACGCTTTCATGGCCGAGAAATTCGACACAGGTTCAGACGACTTGGCTTCCGAGCAAGCTGACCAAAGCATCATCTACGATGACTCTGGATTCAGGGATGTCGATGCAGAGGAAGAAAAGGCAAATCCAAATAAGGAGAAGGCACTTACAGACGAAGAAATACGTCAGATAAATAATGCCCCAAAGAACAACACTCAAGATACATCACCAGACACGTTCTCGCCAGACGAGGAAATAGATACTGTAGAAAATGCCGTCATCGACTTTGTTAACTTTGTTCCAACCATGAGTCTATCCGATAGCGAAGTAGCCGACTTCAACAAACCAGTTAAGAAGGAAACAAAGAAAAAGCTCAAAACTGCCGCCGACAAACGTGGTGAAGTCAGAAAGATGTATAACGGCGATGTTGTCGATGCCAATGCATGGAAAAAAGCCGATGAGGACGACCTGTGGGCTGACCTATAATAAGCGATTCATTCAACAAAAAAGGCCGAACAACGTTCGGTCTTTTCTTCATTCAAATGTTACCGTCATCTTTGGTAGCGACGGACGCCCGTCCAAATCGCTGGCATTGATTACTGGGATGGTATCATCCTTAGCCTCGGCCCTGATATGGGCAATCAATTTCTTCACCATGGACTTTTGGTAAGCAGAATACGAACCGATAGTCGATAACGGGTTTTCTGATGCGACAAGAACGATTGATACAGCATTCTTGTTTGCAGCCTCATCGTTGTATTCAACACCGCTAGCATAATAAGCATCTTGGTCAAGCTGCACGAATTGCAGGAAGCCAGAGTTGTTGAGCAGACCAGTTTTAGATTCGGATGCAATCTCTGGGTCACCCTCTATCTGTCCGACAAGGTAATGAGCACTTGATTGAGAGCCTTCCTTCATGAACTCGTCCGCCATTTCTGGGAACGTCTTGGAGTCGCTGATGCCTATGATAATCTTGTCTATCTTCTTATCGAATCTTGAAATGTAGTTCCTCGTCAGTGATAGTTCAACTTCATCAACCTTCTTTCCATTTGCGTCATGAATAGGAAGGAATGTTGCACTCGGGTCACCTTCGACAATTACCGACGGTTCGTTAGAATTGTTTTCCGCAGTAGGATTGTTGTATGCTTCGATAGTCTTGGTTGATACGTGAGGAATGGTAAGGTACTCGCTTCCCTGGTTAAGAACACCCTTTCCAACTGGCATCGCAGTGAAAATATCAATCGAAGCTTCTGTCAATACAGCATGTTCGGGAACACCTTCGTTATTGTTCGCCCCGTTTCCAGCATTCGTGTACGCCTTGTCGCTTGTCATCAGTATCTTGCTTTCGCCATCCCAGACGATATGACCACCGTTTGGACAATCTATCGTACTCATCTGCTTCGCCCTGTCGTAGTACCGCATGAAGCCGTCACCTCCAAGGTTGTAAACAGCGACGTTAGGATACGAGTTCTTCGCCGTGTAGTTGTAATCAAGGAACCCGTCCTTGGATGGTGAAACAGCAACATACCTTCCCTGTCGGATGTCCCCGTCGATGAAGTAAACCTTCAGGTAATACCCCTTTTCGGGAACAGCGTTAAGGCAGGTCATGTCAGGACGAACGAAATACTGTGCATCGTCGTCAATCTCGTCAGTTTCTCCAATGATTCTAGCCTGTACACCACCCCTAAGTTCGGGGTCTACCTTGTTCGTCACAACAAGGGCGTCATACAGGAAATTTTGTCTCATTTGTCCCATATATTACCACACAGCTCAGTTTCTTCGGTTTCATCTATGTTGTAGTTCATGTTCACATCGGCCTTACCCGTGTTAGTGAACGATACGTTCTTAACATATATTTTCCCGTGGGGAAGGTCAAGATACTTGATGAAATCGTCGAATACAACCTGGATTGGCTTAAAGCACTTGATGTTCTTTATCAAGGTATTGACCTTTTCTTCACCAACAACACCGTTATCGAAGTTAGCATCGCTACGGAACTTAACCTTGACGTGCGGTGTCGGAACCCACTTGCTTATCTTGCCATCTTCGTAGTCAGCGTCCTCTCGGATGCTAACTTGGTCTTCTTCGATAAGTTCGTCATACGGGCGGTCAACATCAGTCCACATCGTGATGACCTCGGCGACAAGACCGAAAGTCTCCATGAGCATTTCGATGCCAGGCCTGGTTCCACCCAAGGTATAATACTGAGGAAGGTTAGACACGGTTTCCCTCACAGCAGCCTCACGGGCTTCCCTCGTGGCGTACATACGGTTGGCGTCCACGTCGTTCTTTGCATCAGTAATGTCATATCCCATGAACCTTGCCAAGTAGCCGATAAGGTCATAGTCGATAACCTTGGCATCACGTAGATAAATTAGACGTTCGAGCTTTTCAACAAGGGGGTACTTCATATCAGGTATTCCCTTGAACTTGTCGTCCATGTCGTACCTAGGTGCAACAGACGCATAGTCGTGCTTCGAATTGAACTGCGGCATCGGCTGTTCGGTCGTATCTAGGTTCTCTACATACGGGCTGGAGAAGTTGTAGCTTCTGATATGGAACGGCATGATGTATGACGAAATTCCGTTATCCAAATCCTCGGCAATCATACGTTCAACTTCTGGGTAGGTATATGGATGGTACACATATTCGTCAATCATCTCGTCGGTGCTTGCCGTGTCCCATTCGTTGTTGTGATACCTATCGATGTCCAGCTTCTTTATTTTCATGATACGCTTTTCGGAACACGGTGTCCATAGACCCTGCTTGACAATATACCTTTTCGGCATGTCGTCACGAAGATTGTCATAAGCAAACACGATGTCGCCTTCCACAAAGTCGTATTCAGCATCGATGCAATTCAGGTACTGCTTGTACACACCAACAGGTTCAACGTCGTCAATATGGTTGTTCTCTGGGATATAAACACCCTTGAACACATAACCACCGAGAACGTTGATTGCTGGACTTCCGTCAGTAAACTTGTACTGGAACGCCTTTTCGTTTACTACGGTAGAAACGATGGCATTATAGTATTTTTCATTTGCATACAGAACAATTCTAGTGCCAACCTCAAATTCATGAGGTATCTCGGTTTCCACGTAACTCAGAGACGGCCTATCAGCAATGGAATCAACAATAGCCTTACCGTACTTGAAGATTTCATAGACGGACTTACGGTTCACCATAACTTCGCTAACCAGGTACTTGAACCATTTTCCTTCCGTACAGGTCATCGTATTGTTGTTTACAGCACGGCCAGCCAATTCAGGAATGCTCTTAGGTACGACCTTGTATGTGAACATACGTGGCGTAACCACAGTATCCACCATGTAGCGGCCATCAAATTCCAGCGGGTATACCTGAGTGATGTACACACAGCTCTTCTTAGCAACCAAGTCCATCCTGTCATGTACAACAACGGTTACGGTATCGTTTCCGTCGAACGTTATCGATTCTATCAGGTTATCGTCACCCTTGGCACTAGCAGGGTTAGTCGCGGTAATGTCCATGATGTTCTGGTGGGTGTATAGATAGAACGGCGTCTCGATGGTATCACCAGAGAGTTCAGTCCAATCCATGATGCCTACCTTGTAGAACGTATCACCAACCTTCAACACATCGCCATCTTCTGGAGACACCATAGAATACGAGTTGTCTAGCTGATTGTTCGAATGGGAAGTGCCCGTCTCGTAATGGAGCCACTGCTTGCCTTCCATCGGAACATGAACAGCATCCAACTTAATTCCATATACGTAGTCATCCACGATAACATCGACCTTGTGCTTTTCTCCTAGAATTTCACCAATCCATCCATCGTTTTCGGTATTGGTAGGTGCATTCAGTATAGTAACCTTCGTATAGATTGAATATCCATGCGGGTATGCGGTATGTACATACAGATAGCCAGCCTTGTACTTCTCATCGTCAGGGTCTGTGATGTAGTAATCTATCCGAGTTATCGGATTGTAGATGTCACGATATCCAGTGATAGTAGCCTTCTCATACGTCACAACAGTTGGTTCGTCGTAATCGGAATGCCGTACGTACGTGAATGTATCCTTGTCTATCACGGTAATTGTATCAAACTCATTAAGCGGGGTGTTGAAGTCAAACAACTCATAAGGGCTCTTTGCTCCTGTTACCCTAACCTTAGACTTGTCTGGTAGGTTATGCTTTTCCGCTGTCACTTCCACTAGATACGTACCTTGCTCAATAGCATTTGCTATCATTCTAGTGGAATTCACCGTCAGTGTATTAGAAAGGCCTTTCAGATTTATTCCTTCACCTGGAATCGTACTGGCCACCGAGTAGTTTTCCATGTTCTTCAATACGATGTCGTTTTCATCGTAAGTAGTATAGAACTCACAGAAACCCGTCCTAGCTTTACCAGAAGTGTTGTATGTAGACATGTTCATCAGGAAGTCCCTATCCTTCCATCCGAAAATCAGCCTGTTGTCATCAGCCTTTTCAATGAACAGCCTGTTCATTACATCATTCAGCTTTTCATATTGGCTAATGTCAACCGTCTCGCCATATTCAAGTTGAGATGTACGGAAAATACCTTCCATGTACTCGTTGTATATAGGCTTTCTTGCTATGTCCGCAACAGTGTACATGTAAGGGACGATGGCTCCGTTTTCCTTCACCTCATCCTTAGTATCTGCACTGGAAATAGGTCTTACCACACGATACACAGACTGCGTATCTGGCCAGTAAATCATATCACCAGTATTGTAGCCATGCTCTGCCTCATATTTTGAAATGTGCATTACAACACCAAATTCATCGGTGTATGCACACTTCAATAGATATGAACCATCAGATGGCATCCAGTAGTCGGCAGTGAAGATATCTTCGTAGCGATAGCGGCACTTTGCAGTATTTGTAGCAACATCAACTTCACCAAGGACAGCCCTAGACTTATCCTTCGGGCCTTTCAAAAAGCTGAATTCATATACTCCTTTATTAAGGAATGGTACATCCTTGTCGAATACCACATGATACTTTGCGCCAGCGGGGTCCATCAGAGTAACTTGCTGAATGGTGTACAATTCGTTAACCGCTGTTCGAGTAAGTCCGTTTTCACCAAGTTCAATTTTCGCTATTAGGCAAAAATCACCAGCATCAGGGCAGACATCGCTATACATTATAGCGTCACTATTATCCGTAGTAAATTCATCATAGATACCCATTGCAGACTCAATCGCATACACATCAACTACCAATGATTTTGCCACCCCTATATCTATGCTGTCTTGAGGCCCAGTTCCTATTGCAGGGAACTTCAACTGAGTATTTTCTTTCAGTCGTCTAAAATACGAATGGCCACCAGATACAGAATAACTTGCGAGAGGATGGTCAAACACGTTATCAAACGCATTGTCATCAAACAGGTCTCCCGTACCCTTATAGCGATATTCAAAATAATAGTGACCACCAGCCTCAATTGCAATGCTCTCTGGAATATCAACAAAATTCTTCGGTTTCACATGGATGTAAGAATTGCTGTCATTCGGGTCTTCTTCAAAACTGTATATGTTTTCAAAACGCAGTTCACCAATCTTCCTATTACCAACAGTATTGTACGGATATACTGTATCGCCTGCCTTGACCAGATTAGCATTAAAGGATGCCTCTGGGTCCCATTCGATTATCGGAGTGATACGAGAATAGTCGTAACCAAGATGAGAATATGACAATGAATACCTGTACAGCCTATTCGGCATTGTCATATGCTTTACACGGGAAAGACCAGGAGTTAGGTCGATAGTCTGTCTGAACTTGATTTTCAGAACGTTTCCGCAAGGTTCGTTAAGAACCGTGTACGAACCACCCAGAGTAACATTATGACCGTTGCTAGTACCGATAACCTCGTTACTTTCGATAATGAACGAATCGCCAACATTGAGGTTAACCACATTGGACAGTGTCAAATAGCCATAGCCAGAGCGAGATGAACTGTTCTCATTCTCAATAAACTCAACCTTTTCTATTCTGTACGCCTGATATATGTATGAATTTTCCCCATTGACAAAGTTATACAGGTCTTTGAAATAGAATACGCCAGTAGGCGTATCGCCGTTCCATTCGAACATGTCCGCATGAGTAGCATTATCCACGAAAACATAATCAGTGCCGTCAAGGTAGTTGAACAAGTCCACATCGATTGTGTCTGTTCCTATTTCAGTCCTGTATTTCGACGGAGCATTCTCCACCTCGTTAATAGTGACATCAAACTTGATGCTGTACACATTGGCGTTGTTAATTTGCCCGATAAATGATACTATCGGTTCGCTAACATCTTTTGGAATGAATTTAATCACACGGGGTGCGCCGTTAATCATCGTGTTGAGCGTATTCTTGAACGGGTCCTGTGAGGTACGCATCGGGTCAAGAACCAACAGGTTGTCAGCCTTGTTGATGTAATACGGATAAATGCTATTGTCCTTATACTGGATATAGATAACATCGCCATCGCTTGAAGGGTCACCATTACTGTTTCCCTTCATCATGTTTTTGAACACATCCAGCGGAATGGTTTCACTAAACTCACCTTCATAGTAAATGGGGTTCTTGATATAAGTTAACGCTGTGGTCGTATTGTACGTGGCATTAGTTCTAGGCATCGACAAGTAATACACATAAAGGTTATTGCTGTCACATGCAGATAGCTTCTTCACGAACTCGTCTATACGGTTCTTAATTTCCTTGGCTGTACTCTCGGTCGCAAAATAGTTAAACGTAAACCTGGTCGAATCTTCAAGGTTCCTGTAAGCGTTGTTCAGGTAGTCGCTGAACAACTGCATAAGGGTAACAACGTCCTCCTCTTCCTTCAGGAAGTCGGGGACGTAGTTCATGAAATCTACGAAGCGGAAAAGTCCGCCATCATTTACTGCAATAGGATTCTTTGCCATTTTCGCCCCTTAGATTTCCCTGTCATAGGAAATCGTGATATCCTCGGGATGTATCTCGCACTGTACAATCTCGTTGTCCATTGAATAGTTCGTAATGTTTCCATCCTTGTCGATAAGGCTCTTTGCAACCTTGTACAAGAGGATGTTTCGAACGAGTTTCACATATTCCAGTCCGTAGCGGATATAGTCATACATGACGTTTCCGTTTTTTTCAGTCATGGAAGTAATAACGTCCGTATCAATGAACTCCAACTTGTTTTCCTTCGTGATGCTCCATCCCTTGATGGCAGTAATCACGTCGTAATACCTATTCGCACGTTCAAGGTCGCCCGTTCCACGAGCATCCTTGTATGCGGCATACACAGACTTGAACATAGACTGCATCAAAAGGTCCCAAATATATGCAACAAACTTGTCTACATCATCCTCGTTGATACCGTCCCTGACAACATATTTTCCCTCAGTGGTCGTAGCCAGATACTGCTTGTAGTATGCACTGATGAGATTAGATATTTCATTCTGAGATGGAACAGGGAACGTAAGGTCTTCAGTAACAGAGCTATGACCAGGAGCATGGTGTGTATATCCAAGCGTGATTTCGAACCCGTCCTTGCTTATAGAGCCAGATGTGATATACTCGCTCGTTGCATCACCCATCCATGTCAAGTCGGTCAAATCCAAACCATCGTACATGTCGTTGGCCGCCTCGAAGGTAACATTCACACCAGCGACCTCAGGGAAAGTATGGATTAAGGATGCAATCCTCGACCTGTAAATTCCTGTCTTGAAATCGGTATTGTCCTTGAGATACTTGTACACAGTGTATTTCAGCTTTTCCTTGATGTCGCTGAAATTATTACCACGATACAGGATAAGTTCCAGCTTGATATTATAGTTGTGAACAACTGGGTACACATACATGTGGTAGCCAGCTCCGACCGTAATCATTCCACGACGGTTCAAGGCCCTCATGATGCTGTCGATTTCGCTACCGACCTCAACAAAGTCATACGGGGTCACCTTTGCTCCAAATACCGTATCTACATACGGGAGAGTAATGATGTCTTGGAACGACTGTCCAGTAGGCATAGCCTTCATCAGCATCTGCTTGTTTTCAGCAACCGTACCGCCACGGGTAAGAGCCATAGCTTCAGCCACATTCTGAACAGCGGCTTCCATGGCATCCCTAAACTTGTATGCACAAGTCTTGTCAGGCATCTTCTGGTTATCGTATTGCCAAATATACATCAATCCGTTAACCTTGAAACCAGAGAGGAAATACTCATCAGGTGCTGTTGGGTAATACTTGTCATCCTTCAACCTGTAAAGGTCCTTGATAGCAGTGAACCTAACTTGGTTCATGTACTTGATGTCAAGTGTTCCGTCAGGAAGTTTAGTATTCAGAATGTCTTCGCCAAATGCAGTTGCATACTTGATGTCCGCATACCTGCTGAGGAATATCTGGTAGCTCAACTTATTCACCAACCTATCCAAAGTAGCATAGATTGACGGAGCATTGTTCTTGATAGAATCGATGCTTTCAATGTCAAGGCCACCCCTAACGTCGCTAGTCAAAGCGAAGCTCAGGTCATCCAGCTTGATATCGGACTCGTTCTCATATTCATTACGAATATGGATGTTGGACTTGTACGGGTTAATCTTCGTTCCAACGACGTTGATGAGGTTTCCACGTTCACCGTTTGTGTAGAAGTAATGAACCTTCACTTCTCCGTAAGGAATAGCGGATTTCAAACCGTCGCCAAACCTTACCTGTACGCTTCCGTCGTTTGCAGTTTCAAGCAAAACCGTATAGTTGGTTGTCGAGTTTTCACCTTCGACAAATGCTTCGATGTCGTTTACCTTGTTTTCCAACGCAGGGTCAATGAAACCTCTACGGGAAATTCTCCAGTAGATATTTCCGTTGATTGCATCGGTGCTATCAAAGTTATCTACAAGGGAAGCATCCGTAGTGACACTCGTAAATGTGTTCTTCCTACTTTCGAACTTGTGGTCTTCTGAATAGTTGGGGTCATTTTCCCCGAAATAGTCGCTAAATCCACCATCGACAAGATAGAATGTCTGGTTCTGAGTACCGTTGGACACAAAGACAGTTTCCTTGAAGTATCCTTCTGCACAAACGCAGTTTCCAGATATCAGTTTCAAAAGGCCAGTTTCATCAGGGTCGTTGTTTCTGTCGTATTCCCATTCGGAGTCGGTGACGGCAGTAAGGATGCTGCTTCCGATACTGAACTGGGTTCCCATCGGGATGAAAATCTTAATCTTTCCGTAAACACCTGTCTTCTTCGTCTGTATGGCGAATGCCGCTTTTGCTGGTACGGGTCTGCGAATGCTGTACCCAAGCATCCTAGCACCAGCATAGATTGCTGGGGTGTTGTAGGCAGTTTCAAGGAATGCGTTATTGAACGAGCTTTCTCCGTAGTATGCCATGAGGTCGGCCACGCCAGAGAAAAGTTCAATCATCATTCTTCCGTATGACGACGTGCTAAAATCGGCCAGCTTTCCACCCTTAGCCTTAAAGATGGTCAACAAGTTGTCCCTGATGTCATCATACGAGATATTAGTGTATTTACGAGATATGTTAGTCGCCATAATAAACTGCCTTTATTTCAAAAATAGTTTATAATCTGGTACGAATTTCAGGCTATTAAAAAAGACGGCGGACATATATCCGTCGTCTATTGAAATTTAGTGCAGTCCTTATTAAACGAGGCTCTGCTTGTAGCTATCGATAATAGCCTTTGCCGTATTAGCAGTGGATTCTGCCTTACGGAAGTCGTTAACGATAGATTCGCACTGAGCCTTCATCTTTGCAAACCGAGCAGATTCGTTCATGACGGGCTTCTGGTTCATTGCGGGAGCACTGTTGGCAACGGATTCAGCCATCATCTTCTGCTGACGGTACTTTCCAACAATGGATTCCAGCTTGGCTTTCAGCTTAGTCTTGGCGGTTGCCTGACGGTAAGCACCAACGATGGATTCGCACTTTGCCTTGAGGCTGTTCTGGTTAACGGACTCAGCAAGCATCTTCTTGTTTGCCGCATTCACGATAGCCTCACACTTAGCCTGAGCGTCACGACGCTTGCAGAGCTCTTGGTATGTGTTAATCACAGATTCAAGGCATGCACGAAAATTTTGCTTGTACACCGATTCGGTCAAGGGTTCGCTTTTCTTGTCCTTTTCCTCGCCCTCGTCAGCTTCGCCAGCGGGTTCATCGGAACCTTCACCGGAACCTTCATCTTCGCTTACGGGAGCGGGTTCTTCCTCGGAAGCACCTTCTTCTGGAGCGGATTCCTCTTCGGAAGCAGGCTCACCTTCACCAGCGGACTCGCCTTCGCCAAGGTCTAGGTCGCTAAACGGGTCGTAGTCACCATCGTCGGAAGCGCCTTCTTCGGAAGCAGGTTCACCTTCACCTTCACCTTCGGCAGGAGCAGCAGGCTCTTCGCCAAGACCCATATCAGCACCAGCATCAAGGCCAGCCTCAGGAGCAGGTTCAGCAGCAGGTTCAGAACCCAGGTCGCCAAGACCCATATCGACATCGCCAAGACCAGCATCACCAGTATCTTCCTCTGGTGTCAGATGGGTCGTGGTATCAATTTCGCTCAAGCCGTCATCGCCAAGGTCGGGAGCACCTTCCTCGCCGAGTTCCATGCCGCCTTCCATGCCAGCGTCCATACCACCAGGAACTTCTTCACTTGGGATACGGTCATCGCCAGTCATGTCAGTTGCAACACCTTCAGGCTGAGCAGGGTTGACGTTCTGCTTGCTAAGACGAGCAGTTGCGTCAGCAATCTGTTGATGGATGTAACCAGCAACGTCCTGTCGAGTATTGTTCAGCATCTGAATAGTAGCACCAGCAACATCGATATCATCATCGGTGATTTCCAACTTGTGGATATTCTCGATGTAGTCCTGGAACTGACTCATGTATTGGTCGCCTTCTTCCTGGGAAATTTGGTCAATTTCTGAATTGAACCTAGCACCAGACTGAACAGGAGCATTGACATTAACATCCATGATGGAACGAGGGTCTACAACCTCATCACCTTCTGGGGTAGTAATCATGTCGATACCGTCGTCGTCCAGTCCGTACTTGATGGGACCTTCAGCCATAATTGACTCAAAAAGAGCGGGCGAAGCATCGAAAGCGAGATTTGCTTCAAGCACCGTTGGTTTTTGTTCTTTTTCGTTAGACATTTTCTTCCTCGTAAAACGATTCATTATACACATAGTTTATAGGATTTAATCAACTGTTAAAAATTAATTTTCATCATATTCAATCTTAATGTCGGGTACACAGTACCCAGGCTTGGTCTTTCCGTCAATTTCTAGCTGCAAGTAGACGTAATCGGTCTCTCCGGCCAGCATCGGGTTGTAAATCGAGCCCATCGGACGGCAAATATTGTAGTTTCCGACCATGCAGATAGGGTGAACGAAGGCGGAATTTCCCACATTCATCTCACAGACAGCCTCATATGCATTTATGCAGGCGCCATGCTTCAAGGTGATTTCTGGGTCAACAAAGATTTCCTCTTGGTCTGTACCGCCATTGAGGACAGTCACGCCGTCAACCACTATGTTATTCACATCAGCTGCGTTCGGGATGCGGCAATCCTTGATGAACCTCATCGGGAAGCGAGAGCCGTCATGGTTGATGAAATGGTAGATTACACCAGGAGCAAGGGTCAGCATAGGCTTCCTAGCTCCGTTCAGGTAGTATTCAGGATGACCATGAGGGCCACACTTCACCTGTACATCAACCGTTTCCACCAATTTGTCCGTGACCTTGCCACCAGGTTCGGCCTGAGAAGGCAGCAATGCCCATGAGATAAAGTAACCTGTCGTAGGCGGGAACTGCGGAATATGGTAGATGATGCCCTTCGGATGGGCCAACATGAACTTCATGTCCACAGCAATAGTCAAATACTGCACATTGTTCTCGGCCACACCACGGTCTATGACAAATTCTTCGTCGTCGGTAATGTCGATGCCAGTATCAGGGTCAACGAACCTGATAAAGTCAGCCTCGGTCGGCATGAACGTGTGGTTAAAGAACGTCACCTTCACTGGGGTGCCATCCTGCTTGTTCGGAATAGGTATCATCGGCTGACGAACCCCGTTCATAACCATCACGTTGCCGAAACCGTAGTCCTTCCACTCGACATTGTACGAAGTGTTTGTCAAACGATAGTCCAGCATCTGGCCGCTGTTTCCAGCAACCGTCAAGTAGAACGGATGGTCTTTGCTGTAATCCCAAATATCGTTCACGGCAATTACAGACTTGGTGTTAGTCGGCTGGTGATATTCCACAGAGTTTCCTATGTACAGCCTAGCAGTATCAGGTTCCTCGGGTCGAGGTCCGACTGGATACAGGCGAACGTTGCTCAACTGAACGTCGGGCGGGTCTTTCAACATGAGCTTGAAAACACACTCGAAAGAATATGCCTTGCACTCAGGGTCATCTGGCCTGTAAATGCAATATGTTGCACAATCACTTGCGTCATCCGACGGCTTTGTGTCACCATTCAGATGTTCGTCTGAATAAACAGACGGGACACATGTATCAATACGCTTGAGACCAAGGCTTTCCACATGTGTACCAAAGTCTCCGTCTTTACCAGTGTATTTATATAGTTCCAACCTAGCGGCCATCTTTAACCCCTCTTGTATAAATTCTCGAATTCTTCAATTATTTTGTGTGACCATTCCACTGAGCAGCCCAATGCTTCTCCGTTATTTCTGGCGAAGGCATCCTCATATTCTTTCGCTATGTTATACACGAGCGCCACATAGGGCTTGACAACATCGGTAGACATTGGCACTGTAAATCCTTTTTTCTGCAAAGCTACGGTAGCCTTCTTGTAGCGCAGTCCTCTTGTGTACGCCAAGAAGATTTTCATAACACTGTTGATAAGTCCAGCCTGCTTGTTAACACCATTTTCTATGGTTCCCAAATTGCCAGAAAAGTGATATCCCTTCTTGGAGGTAACCACGCCAGCATTAACAGCAAGGTTCAACCTGTACATCAGGTTCTCTTGTGTATATGCGACATTCATGAATTCCTTCTTCACATCTTCACCCAACTCAGATGGAGTATTATTTGCCAACTTTTTCAATACAGACCACAAGTGGGACTCAGTATCCTTATCATTTACCTCTGCATTATCAGCATATGTTATGCCGATACACGCCATATTAAAGGCAACACCAAACTGCCTAGATGTTATCATCGTAGATATCTTCAAATTCTCGCAGTATTCGTCAAGAGAGGCGGCTCCCTTCATCATTTGGTTGAATTTAGATGAGAATTCTTCTGATACATCTTGCACTGGCAAATTCTTCTCAACAACACGTTTCTTTGCCTTTGCTACAGCCGCATCATTAGCACCCGTACTGTACTGACGCATTCTGTCATACAGGTTTACATTTTGACTAATGATTTCCTCAATCGGGAAATAAGGAATATCAGACCTGAACATTATCTTGGCATCAAAAATATCGGTTGGCTCAATACCCAACTTGGAGTATTCACCACAAATTTTACCGATTTCCTTACAGAAAGTATTTATCGACGGAAGGTTCTTTTCGTCATAGGTTGTATCGCTATCAGAATACGACATGATGCCACCATTGAATGTGTTATACACGGCCTTTGTCAATATATATGCCTCTGCCAGCTTCATGCACTCCTTCTGTATGGTAGCGTCTACAACTGGTTTCAACTCATTGCTGGTAAGGAAATCGATATACGTTTTCAACTTATCGATACTTACAGAAAAGTTGGGTTTGAACTGCACTGCCGTATGTTCCTTACCGTCGTCAATAGGACCAAGGTTAAACAATGACGTGGTGACCTTCCTACAAAGAGACGTGATGTCATTTGGAACTATCTTTGTTGCATCAACTATATTTATCGGTCCGTTAGGCTCTTTGGATACCTTACCGCTTTGAATCATGTCGAAAATCAACTTCATGTACGGGTCAGACAACACCATTACTCCCGACTCTTTCTCCTCTTCTGCGTTTTTATTAAGATAAGTCACCTTACCTTTCGTAAGCACAGCCAATCTTCGGCACGCCGCTGTTGCACTGATAATCGGGTAATTGGGGTCATCATCCTGATGTTCCGAACCAGAAAATGAGACCAACATTTCATTGACTTGCTCAGGCGTAGTTTCCAACTGCTCGGCAAGATACTCTCGACCAAATCGCAATCCAGACATAGAAACGTCAGCAACCCATAGGCAAACATCTTTGTCCGTAGCCTTATAAGCACTTTCAACAAGACGTGTTAACGCATTTACTAATTCTTCGACTTCAGACGGGCGTTCTAACATTGCCTGCTTGACTATATTATCAGTTTCACGCCCATGTTTGTCCGTGACTTCCTCAATAACACCCTTGTTTAAGAAATAATTCCGTATTCCTTCACGAGTATAATCGTATGTTCCACCAGTGCCTTTCATGTACGCACGAATCGCCTTACGCTTCTCGTCAGCCTGTTTAAAGAGAGCCGCAGCCTCAGGGTCATCCATGGACATGTTCTGTGCACTGTACAACGCATTTTTTACTGTATCGTCATAATCCTTTCGACCGTCTATGTACATACGGAGGATATTGAGGTCACTAGACAACCCTTCCAGCTCTACATCGCTATTACGTGCGTTATGCAGGTCACGCTGGATTTCACTAAAAAGTGCAATTACTTTCTGGCGGCATCGGTCGTCGTCAACGTCCATACGAACATTATCCAACCTACTTCCATCGAAGAACATGATGAAACTATTTATAAAATCCTTATTAGTGACCACATCCCTAAAAGATGTAATCCCTTGTGGTATACTCATCAGCGTCTTCTGGTAAACGTCGGACACTTCATTCTGTAGGACGTTATTACTATCCATAACCGTACCGCTTAGTTGTCGTCGCTACCGTCTTCGTCAGAACCTTCGTCGTCATCCTCAAATTCGTCTTGGTTGGCCGGGTCTTCATCCTTTGGGTCAGGAACATCGTCATCTTCGTCGTACGGAACACCCGTAACGGCCTCGTATGCAACCTTGGCATTCTCGATAATACCACGGAGGGCATAGATGAGCTTATCCTTGTCGCTAATCATCAAGTCTTCGTCGTCGTTCTTGATGTCCTCGACAGCTTCCATTGCTGCACCTGCACCAGATGCATCAGCAGCAATCGTACCGTCTCCACAAGCACCACCAGGAACGCTTGACATCTCGCCCCAGCCCATACCCATAGGAAAGATTGGTCCGTATGCTCGTCCAGATGTCCAAGCCCCCGCAAAGTTACGCTTGCCAAACCCAATGTTCGGAACAAACTTCGGGGTTCCGCCACTGTTACGCTTAGATTTCCTGCGTTTGTTAGTCGCTTCTGCAATCATTCTTGTATTCATAGTCAATCCAGCATTATTCTAACATAGTTTATAATGTAGCGACATGCTTTTCTGCACGCAATATAAACTATTGATTGAAAAAGAGGCACAAAATGAACCCGTATACCGTACTAAACATAGAGCCAGATTGCACTGACGAACAGGTGAAAGCAGCGTATCGCCAATTGGCGAAACTGTACCATCCAGACCATTCTGGAACGGACACCTCCGACAAGATGGCTGAACTCACCGAAGCATACAGTCTGATAAAAACAGAAGAACTCCGCAAGAAATACGACCGTGAACATCAAAACAACTCAGATTTCACACTATGGTCAAAACTGTTCGGAGAATGCAACATCTGCAAGAACTTCCACAAGAAGCCCGTAGACAAGAAATACCAGAAACGGGGAAGAAATGTAACCCGCACAATCAGGCTTAGCAACGAACGGTTGTTCCAGCCAGGTGAAATCACCATCGGTTATACCCGCAAGTGCCTATGCTACAACTGTTCTGGAACAGGAGCAAGCCGTTTCAGGAAATGCACTCACTGTAACGGTATCGGCAAGGTTCGTACGGTCCAACGCAAAGAAGACGGACTGCATGATGTAATCCTGGCCTGCAAAGTCTGCAACGGTCGTGGGCTTGAACCACAGGAAAAATGCAATGTGTGCAACGGGTCAGGTTTCATCGAAAAGGATGTCAAGCTGACATTCATGCACGACGGCAAGCAAATGGATTACACTTTCGTAGGAAAGGGGCACAGTGGTAAGAACAACGGTGAAAACGGTAGCGTAATCATCCACCTCAGAGGAAGAAAGAAATGATTTCAGGTCACTACACAGGGGAACTAAAGACGGCAATCGACGATGCTGCTGCACAAACCACCGCTAGAGAAGGTGCATTCTACTCAATTCTGAACAAGCATGGCTTTTATGACATCGACGACGAAAGCAACGGTCTGACCCCGTGGCAACGAGACTCCGTTCCCGACTACAACAAACGCCGCATGAGCGCCCTCGCTTCCGCAATATCCGACATGATACAGGATTTCCTCGGAAACGAGACCTACGGCGTTATGACGACCAAGCTTGAAGAAATCATCAACAAGCTTGACGGCTTCCTCACATGTACCAAGTCGAAGACAGATGCGTTGCAGGCTGGTATTTCTGCTAGCGGCGTATTCGCCCCTGTTGGCGCCTCTGCCGAAAGCATGTATACGGCTAACGCAGCCGCTATGGGTCTTAACCCGTACGATATCGACATTCTCCCGCCTCTCCTGATTGGATTGGGTGGACTTCCCATCAGCATGGGTTCGTGCTTCCCAAAAGGTCACTTCATGCCAGACTGGTCATTCCTATACGACCATGAGATTAAGAAGAGTCCAACCTTCTACGAATCGGAAGGTACAGTGTACATCGGTGCAGGTATTCCGCTGGACATCGGTGGCAGCACGAGGGAGATGGTTCTCAAGAAGATATTTGCCGTGGTGACCGTTGACGAAAACGGTGAGCCGCAAGGTGATGTCAAGGGTGGTATTCAAGAAGAACAATTCGAGCTTATCATGAAAGCATCGAACGCTGTCGTGCTCGGAAAGAGTTATGACCAGCTTGATGACGATGTTAAGGGACTTAGCCTGACGGAAACGCAGATTAGGTTCTCTTTCTACCGCTATGTGCAGATGTCCGTATGGGGCCCGATTGTTTACACACAGAACTGGCCATACTACCACTGGGGTATGCTCAGCCATAACTCCTGTCCAGAAGCGGTCAAGACTGCTTTGGTGAGCTATTTGAAGACAGCAGGGTTCGCTTGTGATGTAAGCGGCAATTACGCAACATCAGCATTCCTGAGTTACTGTCTTCGTACTGGAATGTATTACCATCTCGGTTATGCAAAGCCCTTGTCAATGGTTCCTCTTAAAGGCGACAAGTACATCATGAATGGACAGGTCGTTACCGTAGACAAGAACAGCACCAGGTCCATTACAGTCGAGGGTGTTCCTCGTGATGAAAAACTTGCCAACAAATACTTCACCTACATAGCCGATATCCTTTCCCGTCTAACCTATGGTACAAACCCAGAGGAACTGGATATGGACATGAGAAAACGTCGTTGCGACGAGGCAAACCTTATTTACAAGTACGTAGGTTTCCGTCCACCAGAGTACGGAACAGACCTTGCCCGTATAGATAGCCGCTGCAAGCGTATCAATATGATTTCAAGAAACCTGAAAGGCCTTTTTGCAGCCAGAGTTCTTGTACACGAAAACGTCGCCTCTAAATTGCCGCCAGCAACCGATGTAACAATCGACAATAAGGCTAGCGAAGGCGAAATGTCAACAAGGACGAAGAACGTGATTACTTACCTTGCTCGTCTGGCCGGGGTGAAATACCTGATGGTCACATCGCTTTACAGAAGCCCTGAAAAACAGGCGACCATCATGTTCAATTCATTGCAGAAGACTGGTCAGCCTACTGTCGCATACGGTTCACGTGGACGTGCAGTAAACGATGAGTATGCACGCATTTGGTACAAGTTCTATGGAAAGGGTGATGACGGTCTCGAACCGAGGATTTCAAAGGATGGCTCTATTGTTACCGACCGCTTCGGTAAACCAGTCTATGTACAGAAATATGCAAAGGAACCTTTCCCTCCTAATTCAGCAGGTGCCAAGGCCGCATTGAATGCAATGATTGCAAAGTGCAAGTCATTCGGCTATGACACTCCTGTATCTAACCATACGAAAGACCCTGAGGTTTCCCAGTGTGTCGATATTGCTACGAGCGTATGTTATGCAAAGTTCCCGAAGGTTACGGAAGCACAGTTGAAGAAATTCGCATCTATCTGCTATATGTCATCGGAACCTTACAAGAACACGCCAAACGGAAAACAGGACAACTCATATCAAACCCTGTTGATGGATTTCTATGCTCCTAAGGGTTTTGGACCGAAGGAAGTGGACCCGTGCATACACTTGGAAATCAGTCAGAAAGACCCGACACTTTCTATGTTCGATACAGAAAACCTCGACCTGTCGCAACTACTTCCGACAATCGAGGTAGGTCTTGACAATACGAATCTTACTGATGACAGTAACTGGGATAACGCATACGCCAAAGACCACAACGACAAGCTTAACGCTTCCTAGGCGCACCATACTTCATATTCAACAACATGATTCCAGCTTCGGCACTGTATGTGTGGGCCATGATAAATTCAGGGTCTACATAGCCATCTGGCGTCATCTTGAATTCGGAGCAATTTAGCACGGCTTCGTTGATGTCTTTTACCTTGCCGCCAAAATCAGGGGACTGCGGATTGTCATTGCGGAATTTCGACCAGTCGAACCATTTGAAACCCATATTCATCACTGTACGAAGGTCGTCAATACCAGCTTCGTCAGCATCGAATATGATGACACCGTTTTCCTTGTATTCCTTGAAATTAGGGTCTGCCTCGACAAAGCTCTTGAAGTGTTTCAATCCACCGACAGCAACGGAGTTCTTGATAAAGGTCGAGTCGATTGCACCTTCAAGCATAAAAAACGGCTTGTTGAAATGGATAAAATCACCATTGTACAGCTCACGCTTAGCGCCAGCATAGTTTCGATAGCGCATCTTCGATTTATTTGTCAAGTCTCGGGCATCGAACTGAACCCATGAGCCACCAAAACGGTAGTATGGTATAATCAGACGATTTCCGTACTCGTTTCCAGTAGGAAGACCATACTCATTCAACTTCAAGGTTCCATCAGGGTTCTTATCCAAGAAGCGCTTATCCTTCTTGCATACAAACCACTCCTTGTACACCTTTTCCCTTATCTGACGTTTCTTGCAGAAATCAATGGCTATCTGAACATCAGGGTCATTTTCTTCTTCGAGGGAAACCAGCTCACCATCCTTAAACTGGTATGCACCTTCAACATACTGGCGTTCAATCTTTTTCTGGGGGCCCTTATTACCCTGTCCATACAGCATGAACAGCAGGCGGTTAAATATCGTAGGATATGATTCCCGAAATTCCCACATAACATGATGCGCAGGTCTGCACTTGTAACATACAAAGTTCCAGGTGTCCCTGTACACATACGCCTTTCGCTCGGGTTTAGTAAACGAGTTGTTAGGCATCTGTCCGCAATACGGGCATACAAAGTTAAATCCATTCAGCACTTCGACAAGAGAATACTCGTCGAACGCCTCATGTACTGCGGCTTCCATATCCGCATTAGGAATGTCACGAAAATCAGCCATTATGCAAAGTAGTCCACGTTAGATACAATCTTTACGCTGAATTCGGAGCTGGCTACAACGACGTTAATTTCACTTCGTGGAGCGTTCTTGTCCTTGTTCGCCGGGTCGAGAAGGGCACCTGGCTTGACGATGTAGCCCTTCATGGTCATAAGGTCGTTGGCACTGTTCTTGAAACGGCGAAGTTCGATATTCACGTCACCGCCGATGGTGTCCATGAAACGGAGGGAACCAGACGGGAACAATCTCTGCTTTCCATTAGCGAATGCGTCAAGACACTGTGCCTCATCTTCTACGAAGAAACAATGTTCATCAATCTTTCTTGTGATTTGCTGCGTGCCGCTCCCCTTAATAAGAATCTTGCACTGAAAATCAGGGCTAACCGTAAACGAAAGGGCCTTGCAGCTCGCAATCAGCTTAATGTCCTTTACAATCCCATGAAGGATATCTTCGTTGAAACCAAGACGGGCAACCAGAGCCAACTGCTCGTTGAAAATCTTCATGTACTTCTTGTCCGCATACACAGAGTCGTCAGCAACGCCGATACGGGCATCCTTTTCCTTTCCCGTAAAGATGATATTATCGTATTCAAGACCACGGATGGTTCTTTCACGAGCCACCTTGATTTCACACTTCGGGAAGCCTGTTGCCTCAGCATACTTTATGAAGTCTGGAAGAGATGAAATCTGCAGACGGGGTTCCTCGAACGCAACGTCGTTTTCAGATGCGACAACATGTATCATCGCACTGTCGCAAATACCGTTGAAATAGTATTTCCCGTTAAACTGGCCATCGCTTCCCTTTCCCTTAAAGATAAGACCAGCCTTCATTTTCATCATCGAGTTAATCGTCTTCAATACATTGAAGTATTCTTGGCTCATACGAACGACGCCCATATTAAACCTCTCTATTTGGGACACAGACTTCTTTAACAATAAAATATAGTACAAGATGGGTTATTTGGCAAGGGTACTAAAAAGGCCAGCTTTTAGCTGGCCAGTGGACTAGAATATCACCTTTCGTTTGTACCTTGCGTTGGAACACAGGGCAACCTGCTTGCCATTCTTAGTTTCAGCGAAAACCACTGAACTGTCGTGGATGCTTCCAATAAGGATGTTGAGCAAGCGGCACTTGATGGCGAACGGTTCGAACGGCTTTGCTTCGCCAACTGAAATCATTTTGAAGATTTCACCGTACTTTTCCTTCCAAGTGATGCCGACATTGCACGGGCCGATGTATTCAAACGAGAATTCGTCATCCTTGTTCGTAGCACCAAAGCTCTCGCAAAGTTTCGGAATGGCTTCGTCAAATGCCGTACCAGGGGTAATGAACTTGGTTTCGCCATCCTTGAACACCAATGTCTCATACTTGCTCGGGAACACCTGAGCGATTACCGTGATTGAACCGTCACTTGCGGAGATTGAACTATTCTTTTCGTCATAGTCAATCGTTACGGTTCCAGTACCGATGAAGGAAAGGAGTTTCATAGTGGACTTGCTTACGTTGAAAGCAAAGTTCGGGTCGCTCTTGGAGTTGCCAAGATTACTCATGTTGTAACGGGTGACCACTGACATATCATCATTGCCGACACGGAACGATACAACGCCAGACTTGCGGCAAATGTCAACATCGGAGAAATAGTCGCTAAGGCTGAACAGTTCAACCATGTCGCTCTGTTCCATCTTGAAGGTAGCGTCAGAATTACCGAACACCGCTTCCTCAAACGGCTCAACATTGACAAGTTCTGCTTCGTAAGAGAAAATCGGTTCCTGTTCTTCCACCTCAGCAAGTTCCTTACCAGTCTCGCCACCTTCAACTGGGGGAACATCAGTTTCATTCTTGATTGCGGGAACATCGGGCTTCTTCAGGAAACCAGCGATATGAACCTTGTCATCCTGTCGCATGAACGCAATCTGTTCACTGTTGATGCAGGTGTTAAGCGCCTTGCCGAGGAAGCGTGCGTTGAAGTAGAATTCGGAACAGTCGTCAAAATCGGAAACGTCGTAATCACCTTTCCAAACAGGCGTCTTGATTTTAAGGCCACATTTCAAGGTGAAATATACCTCGCCGTCACCAATAACAACCTTCACTGGTTCATCTTCATTTTCAACACCAGAAATGAGTGAAGCGGCATAGCGAAGTGCAGGAGAATTTGTATCAAAAAGTATCATAAGACTTCCATCAGTTTACTTTCGTTATTAAAATACATTATTCCAATAAAAAAGGCGTGCCAAACGGCACGCCCTTGAAGAAATCACTAACGATTAGAACGGAAGGTCATCGTCAGGGAAGCCTGCAGCGTTCGGAGTCGGAGCAGCTGGCTGCATCTGAGGCTGGGCCTGAGGTGCAAACTGAGGCTGGGCCTGAACCTGCGGCTGAGGAGCCATCGTCGGCTGTGCAGGCATCGGCTGAGCTGCGGGCTGAGCCTGTGCTGCAAACTGCGGTTGAACATATTGCGGTTGCGTAGGCTGTGCATACTGCGGCTGCGGCTGTGCATACTGAGGCTGAACCTGAGGTTGCGGAGCCATCTGCGGTGCGGGCTGCTGTGCTGCCATCTGGTTGAGAGACGGCTGTGCAGGAGCTGCGGGCTGAACAGGCTGCGTCGGCTGAGCGTTGATTACGGCAGGATTGCTGTACTGCGCCTGAGGAGCTGCCTGAGGAGCTGCCTGTTGCGGCTGAGCGTTACCGAGGAATTCTGCACCAGACATACGAGTCATGTTCGGGTTCGGGGTAGCGGCAGGAGCTGCTGCATTCGGAGTGATGTCGGCAGGAGTGCTGACGGCAGCATTTCCAGTCTGAGACACCAACCACTCGTTAAGCATCTTCTGTGCTTCTTCATAAGTAGCAGGAAGGTCTTCCCTCTGATATTCGTCGAGGTCAACGCACTGGTTCAAGTAGGAAATGATTTCAGCATCTGTTGCGGCAACATCACTTGGCGTGTCAACAAACTTGCTGGCATCGTATGAGTTAATCGGCTTGCCGTCAATTTCGCTAGCGGATTCCTGACACGTAACAATAAAGTCACGTCCACCACGAATCTGTTCAGGGAAGAAACGGGAGGCGTTTCTGAGTTCCAATTCGTTCGGAACAAACTCGGAATCAGGCTTCTTGCGGCCTTCCTTGGTATTTTTCCACCTTCTCAGTGCAACAACTTCTGGTTCACGAGGATAGTCAAGAGCTTCATTCACCTTCATCGAGTGTTCCCAGATTTTCACCTGGTTGTTAAACTCGTTATGAACCATATCCGTACGGATAAGAGCGTTTGCAACATAGCTCGTGGAAGCCTGGTTACGCTGGTTAGTCTTCAATTCATCGGCTGCAAGTGCATCGCCTGCATCAACGGCCTTCTTGAGCATGTAGTAGCGGTTGAACGTCCAGTCGCAGTACGGGCAAACGCCTTTCAGCTTGTTGCCAGTATATGTGGTCTTCAAGCACTTGAAGTACTTCTTTTCACCATTTCCGATGCGGAGATAGTGGACCATAATCTTACGGAACGGGGACGGATTTGCCCTGTCGTAATCCAGGTTGCCCTGGGCATCACGCTTCATGTTGGGAAGAATACGAACCTGGGCAGAATACGACTTGTGGGTGTCGTCCAACCTGGTCTTCCAGACACGGGTATCTACCGGACGTGTTGGTTCTGTGGATGGGGATTGCGGAGCCGAAGCAGCCGCTGGGACATAGTTCAAATCAAGGTTATTAGTCATGTTATTACCTATTGTTAATTCACATTGTTATTAATGAGGAAATTTCCTCAATTAAAGTTTATAATGTAAATCGTTTTAACAAATATACATTATCCAAACGACAAATGCAATACTTTACTGCATTTTTTTCTTCTTGTCGTATTCCAATGCCTCCGCCTGCTGACGCTTGTATTCGAGCATCTTGAGCTGTTCGGTCTTCTGCATGGTGGCAACGACCTCCTTCAAGTTCTCAGGCGTCTGGTAATCCTCCTCGCCAGCATGGAGTTCGTTCAAGGACTCCTCGATATCGTCGAACAGGTCGTCAAGGCTCCATTCCAGGTGGGCAACAACTTTGTTCTTGATGGTGGCGAAGTCGAATACGTTCTTCTCTTCCTTGGTCAACTCGGTATCTTCCACCTCGTTTGCATGGTTCGGGTCGTAATCGTCACGAATCTTGACCTGCTGATGACCGTTTTCGTCAACATAAGTCTCCGTAATCTGCTCAACTTCCTTCTGGTCAAGCAGCTTCTCTGAAACCTTCTCGGAAGCCTCGGTGTATTCGTCGGCAATGCCGAAATAGCTCTTGCCAACCCACTTCTTTTCGGGAGCGCTATCGCGGATTTTCTGAATCCACTTCTTGTAATGCTCGGTCTCGACAAGCTGGTAAGCCTTCGGGCCCGTAGGCAGGAACGGGGTTTCGTCAAGCATCTTGCTGTGGCCGGTGGCAACCATTCTCTGCATGTCCGCGTTCAAGGCCGCCAACTGCTGCTTCTTTTCCTGCTTGTTGGCATCCAACAACTTCCTATCCGTATCGCTAAGTGCACATCTTTTCATATTAAACCCTCTTTTCGAAACGTGCGATAAGTCTTTCCTTCAATCCAGGCGGCAAACTGGAATTTTCCAAGTTAATCCGTCCATCCCGTTTTGCCTTGTCGAAACCGTCGGCAATCTGGTCGATTATTGCCTCAATGATGTCATCCGAGAATACGTTCTTGACAAGGAAATCGATGTCGAAATACTCGTCCAGGCTAGACACCACCTCGAACATCCCTATTTGGGAGTCCCGTTCGTGCAAAAGCTGGTAGACCGACTTAATGCATTCGTTAAAATAAGCTGCCCTGTCCTTAATCAACGGTTCAGGCATGCTGAACAAGCCGCAAGTTCCGTCAACGGCTGAAGGGGTGGAAAACATCGCCTCAATCTTGCCGCAAATCGTCTGCCTCTGGTTTTCATCCAAAATGGTATACATAAATACCCAGTAGTTCAATCTACTGGGTAAAATATATTTTTAGAAGAGCTGAGCCATTGACGAGAACGACGGGTCTATGGGTTTCTCCTTCTTCTGTCTAGGCTGCTGTTGCTGTTGCGGTTGCTGTTGTTGTAGCAAAGTGGGCTGTTGTGCCTGCGGAGGTCTCCTTTGTCCTGCTGCAGCCATCGCTTCCTGAGCCATGGATTCCATCATAATGCTGTTAATGGTTTCCATATCCTCTGGCTGTACATCACTTAGTCGCATGTGAGGCCAATCGACCCTAACATTGAACTGAACATCACTGGACCCAAATCGGTTCTTTCCTATCGTAACCGTCAAGAAGCCAGCCCGTTTCAAGGCAACATCGTGAACGATGATGTAATAGAAGTCTGCTGTATCACCAAGACCCATTGAGCCAGCAGTCTGGTCCATACCGATATCCTTCATTCGGTAACCAGCACGTTGCATCTGTGTTCCTGTCAATATAGCCATATCACGGTTAACTGCCATGTTTCTCAACTGTTCAGCAGAATACAGGATTTTCTGGTAGCTTCCGTCGGTCTTGTTGTACGTACCTGCGTTCGGACTGATAATGCCAATATAGTCAACAACAAGGAAGTCAATCTTAATTCCTTCCACCTGTTCCAGTTCATTGATGTAGCCTTCGATGTCGTCAGGTGTCGTCTTTCTCGTTGGCATCCAGTTTATGAACAGGTTACCTGGTGTCGGTATCGACGGGTCGTGTTCTGCCTGCAGCTTGACAATCACTTCCTCGTCACTCATCTTGGAGATATCGTAACGGGAAACATCAAGGATGGCGCTAGTAACACGTTCCCAAATCTTTGCCGCATCAAGTTCAAGACTGATGTAAACAACGTTGTAGCCAAGGGTGGCAGCAAATGCGGCCTCATTAACCATGAACATCGACTTACCACCGCCAGATGTACCGCCAACAATGCTCAGACATTTACGGAAATAACCACCACAAGTTCCCTGCGCATCTGGGCTCTCGCTAGTAAACTTTCTGATTTCACCGAGCTTCGACGGGATACTCTTTTCCATGTCGCCTAGCTTAGACTTTGCATACTTTGCGTCACGGATGTAATGGATACCCAAGTTTGTCGTAAGCTTGAAGTTCAACGCATCCTGCAATTTTGGCATGATGCCACGCATTGCGGCCGGGTCTTTCCCGTGCATGTGGAGAGCGTACTCTTCCATAAGCCTCTGGGAAACCTTGAACTTGAAATAATCTTCAATAATGTTCTTCTTTACATCGGGAGCGATTACGCCAATAGGGCGTGTAATTTTGAGAAGCTGTTCCTTTGCTTCATCGCTGTAACCTGGGTTTTGATTTAATCCAGTTACGAGTTCCTGCGCTGTCGGATAACGGTCATATTTACGACGGAACGCATTGATAAGGTAGATAATCTGCTTATCAGCCTTGTCTTCGAAATACTCTTCTTGCATCTTGTCCGTAATACGCAGACGGACATTTTCATCTTCAAAGAAACACCTCAGGACATACTCTTCATCACTTAAATTTTCTACTACCATATTTCACCTTCGGTTATTTATCACATTGCAAACTAAAAATACATTATCATTACTAATTTTGCAAGACTAAAAAACAGGCGGAAGATAGACAACCGCCCGTTTTTTAATTATGTACTTACTATTTCGACTTTGCGCCCTTTGCAGCAATCTCGGCGGCAGTTTCTTCCTGCACTGCTTCGATTTCATCGCTGATGTTCTTCGGAGTAGCTGCAGCTTCTTCCTTCAACTTGCTCTTGCGGGCCTTTTTCTTGGTCTGCTCTTCCTCAGTGAGAGGTGCTGGCATTTCACCAACAAGGTCTTTTGCAAAGAGGGATACATCGTACATGTACTGCTTCTCGATGTAAGCAAGGAACTTCGGGTCGCTTATAATCGGTTCCATGAACGCCTGCGTGTTGCATTCATCGGCATCATCGTCAGTCCAACGGAATTCACGGAGAAGTTCGCCAGTTTCCTTGTCTATATCATAATCAGGACGATGGAGGAATGTTCCCTGATTACCCTTCTTGGTTTCAACAGCAACCCCAGACGCAATAGCATCTTCAACCAATCCGTACCAGCGGTCGATACCACCATTCGTAAGAATACGGTATTCGCACATGCGGTCTTCCATACCGTCACGACCCTTCTTAATCTGTGCGGTAGCAATCTTACCAATCTTGGATGCCTTTTGTGTGGCTGTTTTCTTCGTCTTGTACGCCCTTCCGTTCGTGCATACCAGAACGATGGCATCGCTGTTGAAGTACAGTTCGCAACCACCAGGGATGTTCTTCGGGTCCTTGTACTGTTCAAGGCTGTCGTAAACGTGGTTGATGATAAGCGAGGTAAACTCGGATGCGTTAATCAGCTTGGCAAGTTCGTTCTTCTTGATTGCAGTCTGCCCCATGTCTGCGGTCGGGGCATCCTTACCCGTCTGCTTTTCGATGGCCTCAACACGCTGCAATGAAATAATCGGTCCCCAAGAGTCGAACAGAAGGAATACATTATGGCGTTCCTTACGGGTCAATCCTTTCTGGGCGTTTGTGATAAATTCATTGATTTGGTGGATAAACTTCGATTCATACACGATGATTTCGTCGGTATTTACACCGAGACGCTGTGCCAACTTAAAGTTGAAAGCGCCTTCTGATGAAACAACGATGCAATCCATTCCAGAGTGGTAAGCGGTCGCAAGATAGTAAAGGCCGATAATGGATTTACCCATTGTAGACGGAGCTGCGATTTCCGACATGTGACCCTTCTTGATACCGTGGTTTACCATACCACTGAAAAGAATTTCAAGAACTGGGATTCCGCAGCCAAGGTATTCGACTGGCTCGTTCTTGCTGATGATGTTTTCTTCGAAGGCCTTAATACCCTTCAACTTGGCTATCAATTTACTAGGCATATTTTACTCCTGTCTGTCTCGACGTTCAACCCAGGGGGTCCTTGTCTTCAGACTTGTTGATGCTTAGACATACTATGTTTATAAGTTATTGGTGGCCCACAGACACTTCGTGGTCGAGAATCTTCTGGCAGGCGAACCTGTTCTCTCGGATGATGCTTAAAACATCCTTCATAGAGCTAAGGTATTCCTCCTGCTCGGCAATCTTCTTTTTCCAGTCCACAAGAATAGGGTCCCCGTTGATACGGTTCATGAGAAGCGTATTGTTCGTGTAACGAGGAATTGTCTTGAACTTGTGCTTGTGGGTGACCTCGGAAAGCAAGTCGTCCATTTTCACTTTCATTTCTGAAACCAGACGGGTTTCTTCATCCACCAAACGAGCAAAAGTGTATTCATAATTCGAGACTTTACGCAAATACTCGACAACCTCAGGAACGGCTTCGGGTATCGTAATGTACTTCTCTGCCATCGGCAAAACGTCATTCTTGAACTTATCTTCGGTCATGAAAACTCCAACAAAAGTGGGAACCCGATTGGGCTCCCACTAAATTATATTGTTTTTTGGCTATTCTGTTATTCGTCCTGCGAATCCGTAGGAATTTCTTCCACGGGACAGTCCTTCGTGCCAGGTTGAACACCGTTGTCGATATCCTCGACCGTGACCTTGCCTGTCTTTTTCTTCTTGCTGCCTTTCTTCTTCGTCTTCTTTTCGGTCTTCGCAGCTTCGGATACAGGGATGACCTCTTCCTCGACGGTCAGCGGAGCATCTTCGGTAGAAGCCTTGTCGAACTTGGCCTTGATTTCGGCAGGGATGTTTTCAAGCATCGTACGCCACTTCTTCAAGTTCTTCGGGGACACGTGGAGTTCCTTCATGATGGTCTGAGGCTTGGAACCTTCGGACAACATGTGCAACAGTTGCTGGAACGGTTCGCTACCTTCGATGATGTTGTAGCATTCACGGTCGTAAACGATTTTCACGGCATCATCAGATACAGGAAGCCTTGCGTTATGGATATCTTCAAGAACCTTTGTGTAGTCGTTTCCGTTCAAAATGGAAGCAATTACACGGCCAACCAATTCGCCATCGAGGTTGTACTCGACATTTTCATCGGCAGGGGCAGTCGGCTTTGGTTCTTCGGCAATTTCCTTAACCTTTTCTTCCGTTTCCTCCTTAAGCTTAGTTGCCTTCGGCGGGAAACGAGGAGTGATTTCAGGGAATTTATACAGGTAGTAATGCCAGAAGGCACTTGCCTTTTCATCGAAACTGGTTTCGGCCTCTTCGTCAACGGCATCCTTTTCAATTAGCTTGATTACACGGACAGCACATTCGCTGAAACGAGGAACCTGCGTAGTCAAGATGTCCTTGTTAATCGGCTGCCAGCGGGAGTCAATCCACTGTGCCTGATTTGCTGGCGTGCATGGGCTGGAAAGCGGGTTGCTATTGACATCCTGTACACTGAACAGGAGCGTGCTTGCCACTGGGAACTTTGCGTCGTCCATGCTATAGGTATCGTAGTTCTTTGCCTTGAACTCGAAACCGTCGTTTTCCCTCACATATTCCTTGTACAGAGTGACCGAACGTGCGTGAAGTCTCTGAATGACGTAACCCACAAGGTTTCCGACATTGAACTTGTCATGCTTTTCGGTATAGATATACTCGTCCGTAGACAAAATCGTACCCCAGTCACCGTTGCCGCAATGCTTGCAGAACGCCTTGACTATTTCGCTAACCTTTCTCCATCTTTCGTCGGCCTTGATGAATACAAAGCTGTCACTTTCGGCAATGAGTTCCTTCTTTGCTTCTTGGAACCAATCGGGTTCATCGGTCAGGAAGATGTAAATTTTACGGAAGCCCATGTTTTCGTGGTACTTGCACCACATCTTGAACTTCATTTTGGACTGTTTGACCAACCTGGCCAATAGATATACTCGTGGGTTCATAATAATATCCCTCAATATTCAACATTAAATTACATTTTTAAAAACAAAAGTGTCGGGAGAAAGTCTCCCGACACCCTGAATAGTCCATAGAACACTAAAACGGAGGGTCATCACCGAATGGACTATCAAATACATTGCCTACGTTATAGTCTGGTTCAGGCTGTGCCGCAGTTCCAACAGCAGTCGGAACAGGGGCAGCCGAAATAGGCGATTCCATGTCTTCCTTAATACGTTCAATCTTGTTAGACTGGTAATTCCTTTCCGAAGCAAAAGCCGTGTTGCACCAATCCGCTTTGCTCCTAGGATGGAAAGCGTAGAACCCACGGTCACGCATATTCTTGATTAAATCAAGCTGAGCCTTCGTGATGCCGATGTGTTCCATGTTTTCAGCAGGAGCGTATTCACCGTTGCAAACATTGCCGCATGCTTCGGTAATCGCATTCTTGATATTGTCGGGAGTGCAACTAAGGTCAATCAGCGTCTTGTTCCTGATATACTGGTCAACCCAACCCTCTCTCTTTGCCGTTTCATACACATCGCCGCAAGCCTTGACAAACTTGGGAGCGCCATCCTTACCAACACAGGTAGCCTTCGGAAGACCAGGGGTCTTGGGGTTAGGCAAACTCATGCCGTGGATGTTGTCACTGCTATCACCCGATACGATTTTCTGTATCAGATATTCAGACGGGGACTCGCATGAGAGGAACTTGGCGGCAAGATGGTCATAGAACACTGCCTTGCTGCAATCAATCTGCATCATATCGCTGTCACGGGTAACAACAACTATGCTGCTATACCTATCCTGCAACGCCTTGATGGAACTGTAAATAACATCGTCACCTTCAGCCCCATCAAGCTGGATAGGAAGGGCACGGTAATACTTGGCAAGCTCAAATGCAAACTTGTCTTTGTACTTCTGCCACTCGTCTTTCGGAGTCTTTGCAGTCCATTCACTAAACTTACGCTTTCCCTTGTAGCTAGGGATGATAGGAGTCTTGTTTTCGTTCTTGGACTTTGTGCTAACCTCGTACAAGCCCCATAGCAAATCCTGCTTGGCCTGAGAAAGTTCATTCAGAAGGACATGGTCCTTTCCACGGAACGTCGGATAGTCCTTCACCGCAATTCGTTCCACGGTGTATTCATCCTTCTTCTTGTCAGGCTTTCCGATACGGTAGGCATAGTTTTCCGTTTCCGTGTAGATGTAGGTGTCATCGTGGTACACGATTGTATGCTTCCCGTAATAGTCCTTGACGAAATCGTTCCTCCAAGACTTTCCGTCAACGGCAATGATGATATCCAAGGGATTGAACCGTTGGATTAAATCGTTCATCGATGTCACCATCTTGTTACGCCACAGGCGGAGCTCGTCTTCCTTGGTCTGGATGCCATAATCGTCACCCGCCTTATAAGAAGCCTGGATTGAATGGATGTTCTGGTGGGCTATCGACGACCAGTCTATCACCATGAGCCTGTTTGTATCATACTTGTAAGTAGCAGGGGTGTTAATCATAATTTTACTCCTAATTTTACAATATAGTCTTTTACTAGCGTTTTTGCAACCCCAAAATGTATAAACTATTGTTAATTGAAAGGACGCTCCATGATTACAACGCTTCAAAAGGAATATGCTTTAATTTACTATATTCACGCAGTGCTGGGACAATCGCTCAACAACGGTTTCTTGCACGAGTTGTATACCGAAAAGAACATAAAGACCATCCTAGAAGCGCTAATCAATAACAAAATCAAGGACCAGCAGACGATTAACGTCGAAAAGGTCATCGATAGGGTCTCTACCTTGATTGACATAGATGCATTGACCAACCCAAGCAACGAGAAAGCCAAGTTTAACGTACTCCCTTACAGCCCCGTAAGCTTCATGGAGCTGTATATGGGAAAGAACATCAACAATGTGTTGGTGGACATGATGGAGAGGGTATTCGTCGATGACATAACTGACGCTAAGGACGGCCTGGCCGGACATTTCGTGTCAATGTTTACTGTCAAGAACATGGCGAATCCAGCGTTCTACAGACTTGTCACCCTCAATAAGCGACCTGACATCAGTGAAATAGAAGATGCTCTTCATACAAGGTATCCAGAATCGAGTATGTTCGCCAATACGAAAGACATGTCGGACATCGAAACTATTCTCGAACCGTATGCGAAGCGTATGTCTAACGCACACTTCACACAGAAGGACATGAATGGCCTTTTCACGTACATCGCAAAGAATTTTCGCAACTCGCTCAGTCCACTGTCCCTTGAAAACGGAATAGATTTCGTAATCAAAAAGAAAGATGAGAGCACGGAGACATCATCGGCATTCGATGATATACGTGACGAGACTGAAGAAAACATCAAGACACGAGTGCAGTCAGCACCCTCGATATACGAGTTCTTCAAGGAAGCTTCGAAGGCACGATTTGCGGGCACGATGAAATACACGAAAAATGGCACGCTTGATGGTAGTGAAGGACCAGCAAAAGTTATCGAGATGTCTTTGATGAGACAGGACACCGCTGTAAATGACGAAAGCGATAGGTACGAGCTATTCATTTCCGTACTGGACAATCTTCTGAAAGTAGAGTCTCTCCCACCAGTCAATCGTGGCATGTATAGGGATAAACGAAAAGTTATTCTTACCGAGGAGCAATATCATGCTCTTTTCCCAGAATACTTCGTTACTGTCGGAATAATTAAAGAAAAGGTATCAAACGCATCCGAACTGGGTGGTGCGAAAATGAAGAGCGGCGACGAAGGGTCCAGCGTCATCGACAACTATACAGGAGAGCAGCAATACGAGGAAGATGACGACAATTCGGATACAACAACCGAAATTTCTGTCGGTAAGAGCAAAAAGCTCATGCTAGCAAAAATGCTGGCAACAATCAACGGGCATCCAAGCGATGTCCCTGACAAGCTTACGCCGACAACAGGCGTTAAGTCGATGATATACGAACTAAACCGTATACTACTAAACGAGCTATTCAACACATCATACGCAAACCTCGAAGGATTAGTGGACTTCCTTACGACAGGCGACATAAAACAGGAGTATCCTGCAATTAAAGACAATGCTCAATCCCTTAGTAAACTAAAGGATAGGTTCCTATACGAACGTGACTACGAACGTAGAATGTCATCTGAACGAGATACTCATGTAAAGGCATTTGCTACCATACTGAGTGAACTATCACGTATGGCCAAAATGGACCCGCAAAGCGTATTGAACCAAAAGAACGCAGACAAATACAACCGTACTTACACCAGTGCACAGTACAAGAATATAATCATCACCAAATATGGCAAGACATACATTCTGAACACATTGCCTGGAATCGTAGAGTTGATGGCGGCGCACGCAAAGGTAGGCGAATACATCAGCTCGATGACACTCACTGGTTCAGACCCAGTAAAATCTGCACTTGACTTTTTGACGAACAGCGGACTGCTAACGGAAGACAACAACGTATGCCGTCTTGAAACTGACACTGAAACTACCAGAAACATCATCAACGGAATGGATTGGGATAAAGTTCCAGACAATAACTCTATGCTATCCGATGCTCTACGCAACTGTTCCTATATATACAGGATAAACGGCTGGGTTCGTATGAGTGATGAGGAACTGGCTGCAAACAAGTTTACTCCAATAGAAGATAAACGTAAGGAAAAGAGCGCCGCCTACGACATTAGCAAACTTGTTTCGGTGATTGAACATCTGCAAGGTAAAATTAGACCATATGTGTTCAAGTTGAACGATATCAACTATATTATCGACCTCATAAAAAAGCAGTATCACATCGATACACTGTCTGATGTAGTGCCTCCTGATGTGAGCAAAGAAGGACTGCAAAGAGCCGATATACACATGCAGAGTTACGCTACGGACAATTCAGCGGAAGCATTCGACAACTTCTCGCAGATGTACTATCTAAACTATATCAGAGAACAATACGATGAAATAGCAGATAATGCACGCAAGGCTATAAGGCAAACCTTAGCGGAAAACCACCTGCTCACTACAGATGTTCAGAATACTCTTATTCAAAAGGTAAATAGGAGTGGCAATAGTGGACGCAAAACAGCAATCATCAACGAGATTTTCGATGGAGTGAAACGTTCATCCCAAGGAAACGCCGCAGAAAATATCAATAAGATTGAACTTAGCAACATAGTCGTTCTCTCTGAATCTATAATAGTGCTTTACAACAAGGCATTGAACCTATGTAGTAACGATACGGCTATTACAGACGTTTTCAGCCCAATAGACCACGTAACAGCCAATGACATGGACACGATGGCAAAGGGAAGTTCTCCATCAGGAAAGGCATACACAGAAAACGGAGATGGCTGCCAACCGCAATTCATGCTGAACGCATATCTCATCAACATCCTGTTCGAGGCGATATATATGCTCAGGGTACATTATGGACTGCAAGACCCTGAGGAATATACAGCACGAGATGTAGACAGCCTTACAAACATAAACGAAATGGAAGATTATATCAAGGCAACTATTGGAAGTCTCTCCATAAAGGACAACCCAAAATGCCGTGAGCTTCTGACAAAAATTAATCGGAGACTAAACATACTCTTCAACAACACAAATATGTTGAACTTGGTTATTGCACTCCGTAGAAACAACCCAGGACTAACTAGGCTGACAACAGGTGCAACTTCGCACATGTCGATAGAAAGGTTGATGAACAATATCACGAGCCAACAGGAGAACGACTTCGACCTCAAAGCGAAGCGAAGACGAGAAGCTCTCCTTGATAAATACTTACCAATGGACTAGAACTGCCTGCGGTAGTTTTTGAGAAGGCCATTTGCGGCCTTCTTTTTCTTTTTCTCCAATTCCTTTGCCCGTTTTTCAGCCTTTTCCTTTCTCTTCTGCTTGATATCATCAAGCTTGACATCGGCCTCGACTATACCAGTAAGGTCAACTGTCTGGACAGGAATCTTGTCGGCATCGTAGTATTTCACCCTTTCACGGAAATGTCTCACCATGCAGTTCTCGTTGATGTGGTCACCGAGCGTACGGCCATGAACCATGTACGAAGCATCATCGACGATATCGTAACAAGTAGCGATTTCCTTTCCTTCGCACTTACGGACAATACGGCCAATAGACTGCATAATCATGTACATCGACTTGCCTGGGTCTCCAAAGACGAGGTTGTTCAACTTCTTGACGTTCATGCCAGCCTGCAAACATCCGTATGTGCCAAGAAGGATGTTTCCATACGATGCATCCATCTCCAACCTGATACGGTCACGTTCATTAGCCTTGACCTCACCCTTGATGATACTGTACTTGAATTCTGGATGATGTTCTTGCAAGTAAGCGGCAACACGTTCCAACGGGTCGATGTTGCGGAACAGGATTACCGTATTCTGTTCAGTCGTTATCTTCTTGTTGTTAATGAGCATGTCGAGAATATCGAAGCGGCTGCGATTACCCGTCACGATTGAATACTCCTCGTCAAACTTCGAGTAGCAGATGGTAGTCCTGCAATCCAACGGATACGGAACATAAAGGGCGACAACCTTGACAGGAGTGATAAGGCCCTTTTCAACAAGCTGCCACAGACTCACTATTTCATACTTCTTGCCAAGAGACGATTCGATGTAACCAGCATCAAGACCGTCATCGGGAATTGTGCCAGACACGCCTATCTTGAAGTTCTCAGCAGACGTGCAGTAGTCGAGGATTTGACGAAGCACTGGCCCACGACATCCTTGACATTCGTCCACAATTACCGCATCGAACCGCTTGAAAAAGGAAGGTTCCTTTTTCTGCAAGCTCTGCCATGTCGTGATGACAATAGGCTTCAACATGACTTCCTCGCCAAGTTTCAACTCGGCAAGTTTCCTCTTCTGGGCTGCAGTCAGTTTGTCCTTGGAGTCGCCGTATATCAGGGTGCAGTTATCTGGCGCCTCGTCCCATGAGTAGTCATCATGAAAGTTCTGCATCAACTGGACAACGAGACCAGAGTTCGGAACGACGACGGCAATCTTCTTGTGCTCAACCTCGGTCATGTAACGGGCCATGACATATACCGCCAACGACTTTCCAGAAGCGGTGCATGCCTTGAACGAACCACGGCGATGCAGCATTGCCTGATAGATTAGTTCAACTTGATGGTCACGAAGGGTGAGCTTGAACCCCTCCTTGCGGTCGTGGATGTTCAACGTCTCGGCATAGTCGATGATTTCCTGCTTGGTCAGAACCCTCTTCGGCCTGAACATCGAGTCAATCCTAGGAGACAACCCAATCTGGATGCCTGGGAACCTTCCCTTCAACAAGCCGCAAACCCTAGCGATTAGACCGATAGGCACAGTCCGTTCATCCTTGTCGTAGAAATTGACATACTCCTTGCCGTAGCCGTTCTTGTATTTTTCTGTATATGTAGCCTGCTTGTCCTCGTACTTGATGGCGGAATTCAAAAATGAGTAAACTCGATTTATTTCAGTTTGCTGACCATCATAAACGGTGACTACCGATGAATTGTCTTTAAGGAAGTCAAAATAAACTTTCATAATCTATTGGATAAACTAGGGTTGAGAAAAAAATTGACGATTTCTTAACTAAAATATCTTTTTTTCACCCTAAGTTTATATTTTAAAGTAAAAAGTGAGAACATATAGTGTTAACCGGGTGAAGTTGGGTTGTTTCACTGGTTAAGTCATTGTATGGGCCTTGCTGAAGTAGGAATTTTATTGTATATTATCGCCGATGAGTTCGAATTTTGCACTTTCTTTACGTATTTTAGACCACTTTTCTGAGTCAGACAGCCACTATTCCTTCGATAAGATGCTGGTTCCAAACCGCATTTTCGAAGCCATGGTTGAAAAATCGGAGAGTTTGGGTGGAGTGCATAAGAAAAATTTCGAATATCTGGTCTATATCGTCAACACCGTCTACAGACGCTACCAAATTGCGTTCAACCTTGCGTTGAAACACCATTGGAAAATCGATATCGACAAGTGGGCAGTCCCAATCTACTCGAAAATCTACGATAGAATCCTCGGTTCCAACTACTTGGAGTACGTCCACATCCTAGAAGAGTGGGGTATCATCGGCAGAAGCCGCTCGTACATCAAGGGAAGCAAGGATATACCAGGAAAATGCAAGCATTACTGGTTTACAAAGCCGTTTTTGACCTATGTTCAGCGATATTTACACACGAGAGCTCAGGAAGAAGCGGGTGATATCGAAAAAAGACATGGCGGAGTCCATGTCATCATGGCTACCAACCCATTCCTTTACCGAAAACTTGCCGCAAGGGCCGAAGAAGTCCATTGTGAGCAGATGAAATTGCCGGAAATCAGGGAACTTTACGAGGACTTGACCCATTTCAGCGTAGACGAAGAGAAAAGTTACGATATTTTAGGTGAAATGGTATCGTCAGGAGCAATTTCTGCGGACAGAATGACCTCTGAAATGAACAAAGTCAAGCTCTTCAACAGTTTTGCTACTGATAAATACGCTCTTTACTGTAAACGTGATGCGTACGGGCGTGTTCACACGAACATAACCCAGATGAAAAAGGAAATCCGAAAGAACTGTATAACCTGTGACGGCAAGAAGACGGTCGAAATTGACATCAAGAGCTCTCAGGGTGCTTTCTTGTACCGTGTGCTTGACCGATATATATCTAATTTTGATGACCGAGAACATATTGTGATTTCCTATACAGGTGGAATCACAGAACCATACTGGACTGATGACGACAAGTGGGATTGCATACAGGATTTCCTCAGTGAGTTGGAAGCATACAGAACTCTACTTGTTTCAGGACATCTTTACGAATACTTCCTCGACTATGTAAACAAAACTTTACATGTAAACGTAGACCGTAACAAGGTTAAGAAGGAGTTCCTTACCTGTCTGTTCTGCGGAAGGTTCTATTCGAGGAAGAAGCACAAGTTGGTTGAAGCCATTCAGAAACTCTGGCAGGAAAAGTTTCCGAACCTGTACAAGGCAATCCAGATTATCAAGCGTGGACACTACTCCGAGTTGGCCCACGAGTTGCAACGAACCGAAAGCCACCTTATTTTCAGCGTTGTCTACCGCAGAATCAAGGACGAGTTGCACTGCCCTGTCTGCACAGTCCACGATAGTATCATTGTTGCCGCCGAGTATGCATCTCGCGCAAAACAAATCTTCGATGACGCATTGAAGGAACTGCAGATTCCTACCTTTACCGAACAGGAACAAATGGAGGCCTTAATTGGTGATACTTTCGTTGCTGACAAGACCTTGACAAACTGATTTTAATAAACTATATTATGAAAAAAGGACACTAACCATGGATATCCAATACTTCAAAAATCCTAACATGAACGTGCTCAACTGCACGCATTATGACCTTGATGGAGTCGGCTCCCATCTTATCATCAAGACAATCTTTCCTAACGCAAAGTACGCCAAGATGTACTACGGAAAGGATAATGACCTCTTGACATTCAACACCATTCCGAACAAGGAACAGTACAACGCCATCATCTTTACCGATTATACGCCAGCGACCTTCATGGACAATGTTCGTGCAACTGGCATTCCTACCATGGTTCTTGACCACCATGCTAGTGCATCTGCTCTTAACGACCCGTCAAATGCAATAATTATCGACAAGTCTGCTTGCGGCGCCCGTCTTACCTATGATTTCTACCAAGATGTCAAGGACATTTCCTACCTCGAAGAACTCATCGGTTACATCGACACGTTTGACCGTTGGGTTAGAACTGATATGGAACGCTTCGAACACGCATGTAAACTGAACATGCTGTTCAAGGAAAAGTACAAGCTCAATTTCGATGCTTGGATTGAAGCCTACAAGGATGGCCATACCAACTTGACCGAAGACGACATCGTAGTTCTCGACAAGATTGAAAACGAAGTTAATGATATCTATAACAACCTGCAGTTTACTGACCTTCCTTCTGGCGGCGTGTTGACCCGTTGTGACAAGCGTTCTACCGAAGTTGGCCTCCGTATTCAGGATAGCAAGAAGTACAACTACTGGATTAACATCTATAATAACAACAAGGCTCACAACATCGGTTTGATGTTCCGTGGTTACAACGACAAGATTTCCTTTGACAAGTTCGCAAAGAAGATTGAATCGACTACCCCTGGTGCAGTTTCTATGGGCGGTCACGGACTTGCTTGCGGTGGTCAGGCTGTTGATGAAAAGGCTGCTCTGGAAATGATTGCGAAGTCAATCCCTTACATCGAACAGCAAATCAACGGTACGTTCGTAGAGGATGACGAAAATCCTGCACTATAAACTCTTGGTGTAACAAACACCATTCAACATGAAAATTCTACAAATTAGGACGGTGCTTGCAACCGTCCTTCTTTCATTATGTATCGGTCAGGTTTATGCCTGGTCTCTTCTCTCCAACGCTGTCAACTCGGTTCTCAACCATGACATGTCGTTCGCCTTCTCGTTGGCCATTCTGTTCCTCGGACTGTCTGCAGCTTTCATGGGAAAGTTTGTAGAAAGGAACCCGAAGGCAACCTACGTTATGTCGGTGATTTTATTCATAGCTGGATTCCTCCTGAGCGGTTTCGCTTGCAGCGTAGGAAGCGTCTGGATGTTCTATGCCGCATACGGAGTTTTGTTCGGATGCTCGTGTGGCCTCGGGTATGTTGCCCCAATCAAGACGCTGATGCTATACTTCCGTCATAACAAGGCGGTCGCATCTGCCATTGCCATCCTATCCTTCGGGTTGGCAAAATCCGTTGCGAGCCCTCTGTACACATACCTTACTTCAAACTATGCTATCGACCAAGTGTTCTATCTCCTTGCTCTAATCTATACTGTTCCGCTTATCGTGACATCGTTCCTGTTCAGGAAGTTCCCTGTCAATTACAAACCGCCTATGGTTGAGACAATCAATATCGGGAATACTGTCCGAACATTGCCTTACATTTCAATCTGGTTGTTCTTCTTCCTCAACATCGCTTGCGGCCTAGCCTTCATCAGTCAGGAAGCTCAGCTTTATTCCCACTATGGAGTGGCAATCGGGATGGCAACCTTGCTGTGTACATTGAGTGCTGTTTTCAACGCTGGTGGTCGGTTCGGATTTGCTTGGGTTAGCGACAAGTTCGGTCGATACACTCCTTATATCATCCTGTTCGCACTGAGTTCTATTCTATGCTTGATTAACTTCGGCTTTGCTGGACTAGGCCTGTTCGTTGTCAGCGTCATGCTCATCAACGCATGTTATGGTGGCGGCTTCTCCGCTTTGCCTGCCCTGCTCGCAAGTAAGTACGGCATAACGAACACCTCTACAATCCATTCCCTGACATTGAGCGCATGGGGTATTGCAGGCATAGCTTCGCTCTTCTTGAAGCAGCTACCAGTAGATACCTTGTTCATCACATGCTTCATACTGTATGGTTTCAACCTTCTGTTGCTGTACCTGAGCAAGAAATAGACTGTATTTTACCCTGTTTTAAGCCGACCTGCAATGACGGTCGGCTTTTTTGCTGCTGAATAATATATTTTAAGGAAGAATAAAGATTGGAGGAAACCGATATGGTATCGGCTGGCCTTTTAATAACCGACGGCGAGAAGTTCCTGGTTGAGCTGCCGTTGCACCAGACGCCTGGTGAACACCATTTTGATTTGCCCAAGGGTCACGTCGAGGATTTCGACAGTGACTTTAGGGGCACTGCATTTAGAGAAGCTAAGGAAGAGACTGGGTACGATTTTGATTCTTATAAGGAACGTGCAATCGCTTTGTGTGACGCACCTGTAAGTTATATCAAGGGCAAGCAGATTGTCCTTTATCGCCTTGACTTGAAGAAGGATGAAATGCCTGATATCGGCGAGTACAAGTGCCAGAGCTTCTTCCCAGACAAGAGAACGGGAAAGAATGTTCCCGAGGTTATCGCCTACGAATACAAGCCGCTTTCCGAAATCAGGAAATGGCTGTTCAAAGGATATAGCCGCACATTCGACAGACTCGGATTGTTCCAGGAAAGCAAATGAAATCTATTATACTTATAGTCGGCTTCATTGTCTCGATGCATGTGTTTGGCTTCATCGCCATGCTCATCCGTGAATGGTGGGTGTTCCGTAAAGCGAAGAAGTTCAAGAAAGCAAAAAACGAGGCAATGTATCAGCTACATTCCAAGGAAGAATGGGATGCGAGCGAGAAGCGTGTCGAGGCGAGAGACCAACTCATCAAAATCCTGAGAAAAGCCACCACTAATCATGGCGAAGGAAACTATGATTTCAATCTGAGTAATCTAACTGCAGATGAGTTCAAGATTTTGAAGGCATACGCTATTGCCAGGAAGAAGGAGCTCGATTCCTATCTCGACTTGTGCAATAAGATTAGTAACGAACCCGAGGCAGACTGCACTCAGGACCTTAAAGACATCTATGGATTTGATGTCGCCGGTTTACTGGATTATGTTTGCACTAAGGTCGTAGAAAAGGATTCAACCAAAAACACCAATAACGAGGACAATCATGAATAACGAAAAAATCCTAAGCATCATGGAAAATCTTGCGAAGGCTGTGTACGACATCGGTGCAACAGTCAAGCATATCTACAAGGATGAACACCCGACGGGCCCAACCATGCCTATGCCAACAATGCCAGGTCAGCCGAAGCGTCCGACCCCGCCTGCCCTGTGGTCAAACCAGACCAACCAGTTCCCGCCACGTCCTCAGCCGTGGCCAGCACCTGGCCCGCACCCGATGGTGACACAGCAGGACATTGATTTTAGCAACTATGTTTTCCAGCAGGTTTTCCATCCGAACGACAACAGTTCGTTGAAATCCAGCCTGATTCCGAAACCGAAGGGTCCTAACGAGTTTTGCAACATGCAGGACTACACCTTCCAGAGAATGAATGGAAATGTTCCAGCGAAGGCAAAAATCCTTTCCGACCCGTTCATGAAGCCGAACCAGACCATAGAGTCGGACCCAGACAAGTTGTTCAACAACATTGACCTCGGTGGAGGTAATCCAGAACCAATTCGTAACTTGGTGAAGGAAAATCCCGATGCTGTGAAGAAGGCCGCAAAGAACTTGGGTATGATGAAAACCCTTGGAAGTCCTTGCTGGGATATCGCCAGGTCTGATGAACTCGAAAAGGAAATTGATTCCATTAGAGTTGCAATCAATGTGGCCATTCAGAATGGCGCAACTGAGGCTCTGAAAGAACAATCGAATAAGCTCATCGGATTGTCACTTGCACGTTCATATATCCAATTCGGCAAATCGGATAGAAAGAAGAAGTTGCTGCAGGATGAATTGAAGGACAATCCGTCAGCCCTTCAAATCTTCAACGAAGCTGTCTCACGTGCCGAAGCCGAACAAGACAAGGAAGTGAAAGAAAGTCTTCGTCAGTACGATAAGTCTCGTGTAGTCACTGATAACTGTATGGGTGTCGGCGATAGTTTGAAGGAGTCCATGGATAACTGGGGTAAGCAGAAGCCTGCTGAACGCAATGTTCCCATCAATCCTCCTGTTGACGCAATGTCATTGAACCTGCGTCCGAACGAAGCTGACATGGAAAAGAATTACCTGTCCAGCATTGACGCTAAGGAAACTGTCGGTAAGATGTCAGCAGTGCTGGATGAATGTTCCCGTTTGACCAATGAACCAGCCATTCCTGGAAACCCTGTTTTGGACGAGGAAATGAAGAAGGAAGTGGGTGAGGTTCATCAGGGAGAACTTCCTGAAACGCCAGTCGTTCCAGACCCAGACGAGCCAAAGACCGAAGTCAAGGAAAAACGTAAGTATACCAAGAAAACAACAGAAGAGCCAAAGACGACCGAAGAGAGTACTCAGGTGACTGCTGCAGGTGCTTGGTAAGAGAGGACATTATGGCAAAACGAATAAAGAAAGGAACATTGTTGGACACTGGCTCTAAGTATTTTATCATACTTGGTGCATCAAACGAGCGAGGAGCCAAGTTTGGTCTTGCCGATACACGGGAACAGGTAAAGGCGGTGGTAACCTCTTGGAAACTTGATGGTCTTGCTGGTGAGTACGCTGTCTTTAAAAATGACAGTGTAGGAAAGATTTAAGAAACCTCCACACAAACAAGAAAGCCTCCGTGTTACACGGGGGCTTTTAATGTTTCACGTGAAACATTCTCAGAAATTGATTCCTTCCCTCTTGAATGTCTTATCGAACTCAGGCCATAGCCACTTTCCGATTTCCTTCAACGGAAGATATTCGTAAGAGCAAGCCTCTGGCATAGCGGCGTTCTTCTTCGGGTCATGGAAGTAGGACTTGCATGAATATGATGTCAGCGGTGGAAGTTCTTTCAGGTTTATCCGATAAAGCATCAGGTTGTTTCCTTTACGGAAGGGCACCTGTTTACGGAAAATTCCGTGGGCATCGTTGTAATACTTGTGCCAGTTGTACCCAGTTTCCTCCAATGCTTCCCTGAATGCAGCATCCTTTACGCTTTCACCATCGTTCTCAACATGTCCCTTGGGTAGGTCGTACTGATGAGGCTTGCCTTTCTTGTTTCCTGTCGGGAGTTCTGCTAGGAATACCTTTCCATCTGTGATGAGTAGACCTGACGAGCAGGACGGGTGGTCAACATCGTTCCTCGGGTCGGCAAATTCAAGCAGTGTCTTTGCCAAATCAGTCACCGCTTCCAACTGTGCTTTGGAAGTGAGTATCTTTCCAATAGACTTGGTGAATGTATCTAGTGCGTATTCTGGGGTCATCTTTTGTGGCCTATAATTTTCTACTGATAGTTTATATTACAAAAATACAGGTAACTAAAAAAGGAGCCTGCCCGAAGGCAAGCTCCCTTAGTTCCTTTGCAGGGGAGAGAGTGATTACCACTCTTCTTCCGCAGCAGCCGTACCGAACGGACGGTCGAGCGTGTGGCCACCCACAGCAACACCAACGGTGTCGAGGGTTACGCCCACGGTCGGGCCTTCGTTAGATTCCCAAGGAATGTCGCCAGTGAAGGAAACACCCAAGAGGTCGTTGTTCACGAAGCGAACAACACGGTAGAACAGGCCGCAACCCAGCAAGTTGCTGACAATGGCGTAACGGCTCTTCACGATGAGACGTGGGCTACCGTCTTCCTGACCAGCGGTCTTGCAGAAGATGTACGGGATGTAAGGCATGAAGATGATACCAGATTCGCCCTGGCGCGGTCCCTTGTAACCAACGAGAGCGTAGTCCTGCCAAGAGTAGATATCCTGGTAGAGCTTAATCTGACCATTCAGGAGAGAACCAGCGTCGGAAACGCCACCACCCGGCTGAACAGCGGCATCCGTACCGAGGTAAGTCGGGATGTAGATACCAGAGTTAAGGGTAGAGATAGCTGCAACGATGCTCGGAGAGCAGATTGCGAAGTTACCAGAGCCCATACGAGTCGTAAGAGAAATCTTACGGGCAACGGCGATAATCGTGTTCACGATACCACCAGCGATGCGTTCGGCAACCCAACGGCCATCGTTGAAGTGAGCGTCCTTGGAGAGGTCAACCGTGATAGCGGCTTCACCACCGAACATCGGGTTCTGAGCGACAGACACCATAGCAGCGAGGATTTCACGGTCGATTTCCTGCTGGATTTCGAACTGCAAGCCTTCGAGCAACAGGGCTTCAACGTCCTGTCCGTGAGCAGCAGCCATATCCTGCTGGAGTTCGAGGGTGTAGTGGCTCTTGATAGCCTTTGTACCCACGCGGATAGCACCAGACACCACCTTGATGCTGGCCTTCTTGATGTTGTAGTGGCCTTCTTCGGCATCGTACTGGTCACCGAAGCCCGGCTTGTCCATCCAGTGGTTGGTGAGGTAAGCATCGCCAGCCTTGTTGCCAGAGTTCATAGCAACGCCGTCGAAAGACGGGCCACCGAACGTACCTTCGGCATAGTTGGAAAGCATTTCACCAGCGGTCGTTGTCCACGGGTTGAACGTGCCCTTCACACCAGTGTGGTCGGCAACGAGGTCGTAACCGATTTCTTTCTTCAAGCCACGACGGAAACCAACGGTCTTCGGAGCTTCGTCGTCGTAGAGGAAACGGAGTGCGAAGTAGATACCGTTCGGGGTAGTGGTCGGGATGGTTGCCACGGTCTGCATAGCGAGCAAGTCAGGGAACTGACGACGTACCAGCGGCAAAGCGTACTGCTGATACTGAGCCACGTCTGCAGAGACGTTAGCAGATTCGGGGAGGAAACCCTTGTTGAGCTTGCACTGGGTTTCGAGAAGAGTGGAAACCACAGCAGCTTCAGCACGGGACTTGAGCTTACGGCCAAGGTTGGATTCCAAAATCGGAGCCCACTTGCTCGTAGCTGACTTAGGTCTGAACTGTTGCATAATGTTATCCTGTGCCATCTGGCACTGTTTGAGTTCTACTTTAAGTTTATTGAGGTATTTTCACAAAAAAATTTTTACCTCAAAATCTGCATTGAAATTAAAATCACTGTCTATACAGGAAATCCTTGTTGAGGCTCGTAAACAAGAGGACTTTACTTATGACTTCATCTATGAAATCCTTAATCTCATCAATGCCGTATTTTGGTGATACTTCATAGTGGTCCTCAAACTGGCTTATATCTTTTCCGTCGAACTTGTATAAATACGGATTCACATTTCGGCCACGGGCATCGAAGATTACGAACGATAGTTTACCCTTCCAATTGAGGCGGAGATTTACTTTTGCCTTAGCTCTTGTGCCTTTATCCCAGTCCTCAGTCCAAGAGAATATAACGGTAATGTTTGGGAATCCGTCGGTTCTGGAGCGTTTGTATTCATGCTCCTCTTCAATTTCAATTCCACAACAATCAAGCTCGTCATCCCATGCTTCGTTGAGTAGAGACATTATTTTAGATGGCTGACCGTTAGTTGATACAAAGAATTGTTCGAGCTTGTGAAAAGCCTGTCTATCAGCCTCGTCCCAGTCCATATAATTCCATTCATCGGGCTCGTTCCCGTCATCGTCATCGAAATCGTTATTGTCACTCAATACGGATTCCATTAATGAGATAACGCCGTTCAACTGATTTGCTGTCAATCCTAACTTGCTGATAGATTCCAAAAAGAGTTTACGTCTATTCATTTTATACCTAATGGAAATATGTCTATAGTTTATATTAGGTATATCTTAAAACAAAACCCCCGTACTTGGTACGAGGGCTATTGAGCAGCTGCCATATCCTGCTGGCTTTCCTAGAAGGCTCCAGTTTCAGGTGCGGGGGCCATTCCACCGCCGCCACCCATATCGCCGAGGCCACCACCTTCACCGCTGTCCATATCGGTTTCCTCACCAAGGAGAACCTTCTGTTCGTGGTCACGCCACTTGCGGTTCTGGGTGAGGTCTGCATCAGAAATGCCAAGACCGTAACGGAGGCAGTATTCCTGAGAAAGCGGGTTGTTCGGAGCTTCGTCCTTAACGGCAAATTCCATCATGCTGGAGAACACGGCAAGTCTGGTTGTCCAAACGTCGGCATCGATATAGCTCTGGAAGCCGTTGCTGCGTTTGAACTTGATGTCGAAGTTCTCTTCCACCTTGATGCTGTCACTGAACTCCCTCTTGGTATTTAGCACCATAATGAACAGCCTGACGAGGCCCTGTTCAAACGGTGTCTGGTATCTGTCAACGAGACGGGCGAAAGCGACTTCCGCCTGAGTGACTTCACCAATCTTACCGTTGGAGTAGTTGACACCGTCACCTGCCAAAGCAGTGATACGGCCAGGGGGCACCATCAAGGCGTTAACGAGATTTCGTTTGAAGAATTTGAGGTCGTCGATGTTACCGAGCTGGTCACCGCCAGGTAGCCTTGTGATGTCTGAACCTGACGAGCCACCCTGAACAGGGATGATAAAGTGTTCTGTCAGGCCAATCGCTTTACCCCAGTTAGTGATTTCACCCGTGGTGGAGTTGTAGTCAATCTGGCGGCTGAACAGCTTTGCCTGTTCCTTCATCGTGGCTTCGGCCTGCGGTTTCGGCTGGCCAGCAACGTCCACTTTGAGAACCATCTTTTCTGAACCCCAAAGGACACGGTACATAACTACGCTATCCTCGATGGTGTTCAACTGGTTATGGGCCTTCACTGCTGGTTCGAGAATTGACCTCGGGTCGTTTACGCCACCTGGGCCATAAAGGTCGAGGGAAAGGAACAAAATCTGGTTCGGGGAGTAGTCGATGTAGTTCTTGCTGGTATGGGCGTATGTGCCCGTGAGCATCTGTCTGTAACCGATAATCATGTTGTCCTGAACGACGACAATCATGTTTTCGCCAGGAAGGAGGTTAAGACCGACGATTTCGTGGGTTTCCTCATCGTACACGACTTCAAGGAATATGCGGCCTTCGGTCAGCATCTTTTTCATGTACTGCCAAGCGGTGTTCTTGAAGTTGCAAATCTTGCGGAGAACGTCCCTCTTGAAGATTGTCTGCAAGCTCATCTTGGTCACTTCGGCGATTTCGGAATACTCGTTGACCTGCAAGCTGCAGATGTCACCCTTGTCGTCCTTGTAGATAGCCTCGTTGCAAATCTGGGTCAGCGATTCGTTCACTTCCGAACGGGTGGCTATGATGTTGTACTTCAACATGCGTTCCACGTTGTTTCGCCAGTAGAGTTGCACCTGGTTTTCGGCAATAGTGTCCTGTACCTTGGTCGGGTCAATCTGGCCATCGTTAATCATGATGGTCGGCATGTAGGTGGAGAATCCGTCAGGTGACAACCCGTTCGGGTACATCATCTGCTGGACACCCTGTCCTATCGCATTCCTTGACCTCGATATGTTGCGGTGCAGGTCTTGACCATTGAAGACACGGTCAAAGAGTTCGCCTTTCGGGTTGTTCTCGCCGTAGTCCCTGATATGCGTCATGACCATGGACGCTATATTCTCAGGCTGTTTCTTCTTTTTCGATGAAAAAATCATATGTTCCTACCTGGGATACTTGAATCTGATTCCTTGGAACATCACGTAGAAGATTGGCTTTCGTTCCGATTTGTAGAACTCTTTCAATGCTTCGTTCAGGATGTTCTTAGACAACAGTCGCCGATTGTTTACTTCCGCATCGACTATCGTACGGAAATCGCACAAGTCCACTTGAAAGACTGGAAGGCCGTTATATCTATACAGTTCACCCATATTCACAGATTAAAGTATATTTTTGGTATTTTACCAATAGTTTATACCCTATGATTGCGTAATGCCGCATGAAAAATGTATTTTAAAGACGTAAGTACCTATATTTTACAGGGATTAACATGAGCAAGACTATTGATTTGACCATTAGCGACAGAGTTGCAATCGGACGTTACATCAACCTAATCCGTTGCACCATTCCAATCCGTCTCGTCATCGACGAATTTAACGACAAGTTCGTGCCGACCATGGACGAACTCAAGAAGGCTGGTGCAGTCATCGAGCTCGGAAAGCTGGTTGAAGTCAAGGATGATTTCGTCAAGTCCTACACCGATGACGATGTTCCTGCTGTCATCAAGAAGGGCATCGAGGACTTCGTTGCCGAACTTGAATCCAACAAGAATGCAGACCCTGCATACGTTGAACGCATCACCTCCGCATTGAAGAAGCTTATCTAGTATGATGTCGGATTTCTACATAATGATGTCGGATTTCTATGTCCACGAGGACGAGAACACGACATCTACGATGGTGGAGAACTTCGCCGAACAGCTCGACGAGTTGTATGATTCTGGAGAGGCTAACAACAAGATAGTTCCCTTCTTCATCACATGTGGCGGTGGTGAGGATAACCCAGAGTACAGCCTGGAACCGTTGTACTTTACCGTAATCAACGGTGTTCCACTCATCTTCTCTACTGCTTTCCGTCTGTATGGAAAGTCGCTTGATACTATCGATAGTGATGCGGGTGGCGGTTCGTTGATAACGGAGATGCTCTCCTATAACAACGCCCACGTTTACCACCTCGGTGTTATCGACTCGCTGGACTATATTGATGAAGCGTTGCAGCAGGCGACGGCAGGCAACTTGTTGGAAAGCAACCAGTTTGATGCAGCCATGCTGAACACGCTGCTCATCCAGAACGAGATTGAACCTGTTAGGGAACTCGAACTTCCTGAGGGAGGATATGTCGAGGTCTATGCCCTGACTGGGGCTGAAATGGACTCCTTGCAGAGGGACAAGAACTACAACAACGCCGCCAACCAGACGATTGTTGACTATGACAATTCCAATCAGGACATTTACCTTGTCGGAATTGGCGGAAATGCCTCAATTCGTGAAGTGGCGGTAAAGTGTGGCTCTGACGGGTTCATGTATACCGTATGGACGAATAATTCGCCTAAATTCTTCAAGAAAGCCGCTAAAATTGTCGAAGATTTCCCAGTAGAGTTAATCGAGAACGACCTGACCGACATGACCAATGCCCTTGGCGAGCATATCATCATGCATCTGCGGAAAAATAAGCTTTTTGAACAGGAAGAAGACAATGTTGTAAGCGAAACGATTTAGTGCCGCGATTATAAACTATTTTTGATTAAAATGGTGAATTATGGCGATAAATCTATATATACGGTTGCTTACAACAGAGCAAAATATTGAAAATAAGGACCAGCATTACAAGGAGAATTACCGTTTTCAGGCAACTGGTGATGATGCCAATGCTTCCATTCAAGGCTATCGTCTTCGCCATTTTCTAACAGCAAACGCACCTAATTCCACGATTACAGCAAATCAGGGATTGATGGTATATGATGGCACTCAGACTACTCCTCTAACTGGGTCATACAACGACTGGACTACTCCGAATAGGCCACCAAAGCTGGATGATGGCAATAGCCAGTTCAATACCGAACTTATCGTGCGGTTTGATGTTAACCGCACGTTTAATGAGATGTTGAACTATCCCAATTCGCAGGCTTGGATTACCGCACCATTCGTAGGTGATAACGGTTTGTTCACCAAGCTTGATATTGAATCAGCATTCTCATTCATAGGATATCCCACTAATAACGACTATGTCAAGAACCCCCTTAACATAGCGTTTGAACACAAAGTTGCTGGAGGTGAGGTTAGCCATATTCAGACTCTATTGGATACCATGCCTGATAGTGGAATACCTGGGTGCGATGACGACATCAGTAAATTGTACCAAGTCGAGACGGTTCGTGTAGATACACAGGAAGCACACGGTCTGAAAGTAGGCGATTCTGTTACATTGTACAGTAGGTCTATATCTCATGTCCCACAGTATACTGGTACACAGGGCAGATTGTTTGGTTTGTATGATGGTGACTGGATTGGAAGGGGTGAGAGGTATTTGGGAGATTTTATTGTCACTAGCGTACCTACAACAACTTCGTTTGAGTATCAAACCTATCATAACCCGATGAAGGTAAACCAGAATACCTATCAACACATAGATGGGTATGACCATTCTGATTGGACTGACCTCGTCTGGGAAAAGTGGGAGTTGTATGAGTATAACGAGAGCGTGTCTGCCAGTGAAAGCGGCTCATCGGTCGTGTTTACCTTTACTGATACTGACCCAAGCGGCATTACATGCAAACATAATTTTGCTGAGAAAGATACCGTTACTTTCATGTACAACGGTTCAAGCAAGGTTCACATGGTTGTTGAAAGTGCTAGCAACAACAGCATAACTGCAAAGCCTGTTGATGGAGAAACTTACCCGTCTGGCATAACATCAGGAACTCTGGTGTACACTCCCCGTATGCCTTCATCCGATGTTGCATTTAATGTGGAACATTCTGATATTGCTCCTCCCAAAGTAAAGAGCCATTCAAGAGACAGTGCTATCTATTATGCTTGTCAAGATACATGGTATGGCTCTGACCAGTATGGAAGTCCAGATGGATGTCGTCCAAACGACGTTAACGGTAGTAGCCCTGAAATACATCTTGTTAAGGATAGCATGATACCTATCATCAAGTTTCCTATCCCATTTTATAACGGAGTTGCGACATCTGACCCTAACATGGTATCAAGGTTGTTTGTATACTGTAAGCGTGCGGGCGGTGCGATAAACAACGGTACTATCGACGTGTTTGATTTTACAGACAACTGGGATGAAAACCTGTCGAACAGTGAGATTGCTGCGATACACCCAGGAACTTGGACAGGCGATGTCGTAGGAAGTATGTCCCAGTTCTCTGTTGAATCACCTAGTAGAACAGCTAGTAATAGATACATTAAGTTTGACATTGACCCTGAATTTACGACCAAGATGTTTACGGACCAGTCACACACAAAGACGATTTTCCTTAATGCTCCGTCGGGTAATTTAAATTTGAGCGACCCTATGATTATGGCTAGCCGTGAAGATGACGAGGGTCACTGGCCGTATATAGCAATTAGCTCGCCGACATTTATTAGAAAACCTCCGAAGATTGAACTTGATAACACGTACATGTATCTTGTGTGCGATTCATTCGATATCACTGAAAATAAGAAGGTTGTCGATGATAAGGCTTTCAATGTTTTTGCTGCGACAATTTCAGATAAGTTGTTTGACCCATCAAACATAATGTATGTTCGTAGCTGGGGTTCTGACAAACCGTTCTTTGCTGCTGGTGATACTATTGAAATTATGAATACCGAGCATTACAACACGGTCACTGCAACTGTTGATAGAGTTGATTATAATGCTCGTAAGGTATACTTTACATATCAGGATGTGGATGAACAAGCGAATGCTCGCTTAGGTACAGGAGAATGTGGAATTATCAGGAATAAATCAAGGATGATTTCTACGTATGCCGCAACAGATTCTGAGAACGAACCGAATAATCTATCAGTTACTGGGCCAGATGTTCATGGATGTTATGGTTATGGTGGAGCTTCTCTGGAATTTGATGTAATCCATGATGAAGCGGCAGATAACTCTACATCTTTAAGTGCGGTGTATGACGACGGAATCGTTCAGTCTAATAAAGAAACTCCTGTAATCATTACCGACTTGGCGGTTGTTGAAGGTATTCATGACCGTCCAGTAGACCGCTACATGCACGTAGGTCCAGACAATGCTGTGATATTGAAGGGATTTAACCTGAACCAGTTGAGTGCAAACGCCACAGCCATACTTGGCCACATACGATGGGAAGATGGTATAGGAGAAGGAACTTCGGTGCGCCTTGGTAGTGTAGATGGACATCCTGATGAAAGACGGTTTGAATATAACGACGATTTTGACCTGCAACGTGTGATGCCTGTCTACGATGTCCGTAATGATTCTAACGACGGTGCTACCGAGTTTAAGATATTGAAGTCGGATGCCAAGTACCCGTCTTTATTTAAAGGATATGTATTTGCACCTATTTTCACTGGAGCAGGTCGCGATATACCTAGAATCAAACTTAAATATGGTGTCAACTATTATATTGGCGCCGAGCCTGTAGAAGATGGAGAGTACGTATGGATAAAACTATCATTCGCGTACATTTCTCTACCTTGGGTAGAAGATGAATCCGCCGACGAACCCGAGTATGTATCTCTTAGTGATGAGGATGTTGCTTACATTCGTGGTATAATTCCGTCTAACCCTTCGTCAGAAGGGGATTGGCCGATACTCATGTATAGCACAGTTACGTCTGTCATGGTTAAGGATAACGGTGTTGACACCCTTCCTTATGCCAATAGGTTGTATCTCCAGATTGATGAAGAATCTCCTGTCTATTATATGGAGGAAGAGTCTCATTTGGCTGGTGTTCCGTTCGACATCTATATTTCAGATGTGAATGATATTTATAAAATAGGTGACGAGTTACTGGAAAATTTTAGTATGGGTACTGTAGAATATATATTGGGAAATGACGATGCCAGGTTCATCAAGATTAACATGAGCCTACGGCGTAGTATCGGTCTTGATATATATGATGCCGCAGGAAATTGTACTACTATCAACTTGACTATTAGGAATACTATATTTAACTTGGAACTTGATAAAGTTGTCAGTAGCGGAACTAAGCATACATTGACCTTCAAGGTCAGTGATTCCGAAGCTAACTTGCTTTCCAGAAATATATCATCTAATGCAGGGGACGCTGGCATATTCGCACGGTTTGGCACTATTCCAGTAGAAAAGATTAGTTCTATTTCGAAAGATGACCACGATATGTACTACTTTACTTTTGACCTTGTTCTTACGGAAGATGAACTAAGTCAGAGCGATGGTGTACTTGATGTATGGGCTGGCGACACGAACGTTGGTGAAATTCATAATAAAGATAGTTGGCAAGAACCAATAGTCTTTAAGAAGGAACAGACTTGTGTTGCAACGGGAGATGTTCTGACATACCGTGGTGTAAACTTGTTCGACAGCGAAGAGTATGGATTCCTTGACCTGCGACTGAATACAACAGCGTTCTCGATAGTAAAGCCACGGCCTAGTACGGATTCGAATACAACTATTTCAATCAATGTGCTAGCGAGTGCTCAGCCAGGTACACCTACTACTAGGACCTTTGGTGTACAGTGGAGGAATTATCCTGTTTCTGCTGCATTGTCAAACTATGTGAACACTGTTACGGTAGTCACTGCTCCGACCATCAAGTTTGACCCACCAGAAGCTCAAAATATGAAGTGGAAGAAAGGTGAAGTTTGGACTGAACCGAGTCCATGGGATGTTTTTGCCGAGGACGGAACTGGTAAAGCTATGCCAGCGAGCTCCATCGAAATATCTATCGATAACACTAACTGGGACGACTCTGGAATTCATACGATTACCTACACTGCGACTGACGAGTGTGGCAGGACGGCTTCTATTGAAAGGTATGTCAAGGTTACTGAATGTGATATTCCTATAATCCTGACGAAGGACATTTATGATGTACACGAGGATATCGGCATCATGATTGCTCCTGAAAGCAGCGTATTGTTTAACCAGAATTTCATGAACAATATCGTACAGTACCAGCTCACCGAGGGCGGCGAATGGGTTACTGCCGTAATTCTCTCTGGAACGCCAGACAGGAGGACGCTTACCATCAAGAACCCAGGTGTAATCATGTCTAATATCAAACTTAAGGTATATGTAGGTGATGATAACTTGGGTGCTAACGCCTGTTACTGGACGGATGATGTCAAGTTTGAAATCATATCAAGGGAAGACCAAGATAAACAACTTGATGTGGATGGGAAGGCATCGATTGTGAAACCGAATTCTCGGTCTCGTTTCTCTGACCTGAATTATGAACCTATCTACAACAAGGATTTGTCCTATTCATCGTTCACCATCACTGCTGATGAAAACAGCTTAATGCAGAATGTTTACAGCATCCTGTTGACGAACCTCGGTGAACGCTTGTATGATGACGAGTTTGGTTCAACATTGGAAGAAAGCGTGTTCGAGATTATTGGAGACCTCAATGGCGAGTCCAAGTTGCTGAACCAGTGTGTAAAACTAATCAACAAATATGAACCTAGGGCTGTCGTTGTTGAGGATAAGAGCTTTGTTTCTATCAACGAGGACAACACGGTTGTAATCGTACTTTACATCAAGGTGCCTCGTGGTGTTGCAAGAAAGATTGAGTTGACATTCAGGAAGAGTACATGATAGTTCAGATAAAAAACGATAACACGCAGTATATCTATACTGCCGATGCATCAAAGGATTACCTTAATGTCGCAAAAGCATTGGGATTAGGAAGCGGAGCAGGGTTGGCAAGTTATGTGACAACCTCACCGATGGAGTTCACCAATGCGAATGGGACCAAGGTGAAAGCGGTACGCATAAACGGTTACAGCAATCTGTCGTACTACGTTATGAACGATTCCGTAAAACTGGACATCAAGCACAGGGGAAACTTGACCAAGGATATGTTCAAGACCATCCTTGACGGATTGAACTTCTTTGAGAATGCCCGTATCAAGCTTGGTGAGAAAGTGTATCTCGCTCCGTTCCGTGCGCTCAACTACGCTACGATGAACACGATAACCGATGCCGCTGGAAACCATATCATGTTGTCCAGCTCTCAGGTAAGAGATGTTGAAGCAATCAATGTTCTTCTAAGTAGATTAGATTACGATAACGGAAAGATGTATGAACCCCTTATCAGGCGGTATGTGAATATTCTGGCTGGGTTGATAGATAAGAGTGTACTCCCGATAGGGTATTTCAACATGGAGAACTACCTGAGGATAATCCAGTCTCAGGCGACGACCTTATTCGCATCGTTTGCCAAGCCGAAGTCCAAGCCGACAATACTCCTCCGCAGTGATGGAACCCCTGGTTACGCCAAGGTCATTTCGGCACAGGGGGCCTATGTGAACATCCAGTTGTCCCCGAATATACAGGTTCTTGACCTTGCCAAGGAGAATGCATACAACCCGTATGTTATCATCTCGTTGAGGCCGTTCCCAATCGCCCAGTCATCCTTTCCGTGGAAACATGTCATGTTTGGAAACACCCGTGTCTTCATGAGTCCTATCATCTGTAACGAAAATAAGTTAAGGACTTTGACCAAATCAATCAATTTGCTGGAATGAGCTTGACAACCTGTTGTTGATTTTCTATATTATGTGCATATATACACAAACCACAAAAAAGGAAATCAACATGAAAAAACTCATTCTTATCCTCGCTTTTATCTGCACCTCCATGGCATTTGCTGGGGGTTGGGACTGGTTCAACCCCTCCACTGGCGGCGTAGCCCAGCTCCGTACTGGTGTGTCGTTCGACCATGAGGCTGAAACTGCCGTCCATTACGAAAACGTCCGTGCCATCATCAAGGGTAACGTCGAAATCGCTGCCGCCTTGTATGACGGTCAGGTTTCCAACATGTCTATCAGGACGGACATCTATGATGTCGCCGCTGTCGGTGTCGAATTGAATGAAAGTAGTGTTCGCCCGTTTGTACAGGGTTATAAGGACATTGGTAAGTTCAGCATTGGTGGTGAATACCTCTTTGATACTGATACGAAGGTTAGCCAGTTCGGAGCCGAACTGGATTATCTTTTATTGTCCGACCTCATTGTTTACGCAGGCTCTACTGTCGATACGGACAATTCTTGGGGCCCGTATGCTGGCGTAGTTTACATGCTCGGCAAGGTTGACCTTTGCCTTGGCTACTACGCAGTTCTCCCGAAGGCTGATTACCTCACCTCGGGTTACACCTTCGATATCACATTTAACTTCTAATTTGGGTCTAGCGTCCTATGCATGAGATTACGTTCAAAAAGCTTATTTTCAGAAATTTCATGTCGTACGGCGACATTGATAATGTCGTCGAGTTCCATCCTGGCCTCATCTACCTGAGCGCACCGAACGGGTATGGAAAATCATCCATTGTCGAGGCTCTGACGTATGTCCTTTACGGTAAGTCCTACCGTGGTGGAAACCAGAGCGACTTGAAAAATACGGAAAACAAGAACGCCGACATGCTAGTGACGCTCGATTTCGATGTCGATACTGGTACTGGTAAACACGAATACCATATCGAACGCCGCATGAAGGCGAAGAGCCTCAAGACTACCTTTACAATCTGGGTTGACGGTAAGGAGCAGCTGAAACGTGCTGGAATGTCGCAGCAGGATTTCGAGAACCGAGTACTCGGCCCGTCGCTCCTTCTGTATCAGACTACGATAGCACAGAATAGTCAGGAGACTATCCCTCTGCTTGAAATGCCTGCCGACAAGAAACGCAAGCTCATTGAAAACACTATCTCGCTTTCAACCGAGAAGTGGAAGAATGCTAACAACAAGGTTCTTAGCGATTCCAACATGCAGTTTGACCTTGCTAAGAACTCGGTTGACCGCATCAAGGCGGATATCACCTATACGAACAGCATGATTGCAACTTTGAAGGCTAAGAAGCATGCCCAGATAGACGACTTGAAGAAGCAGGTGTCTGAACTTGAAAGCAAGACCCCTGAATTGCTGGTGGCTTCTGAGGGAGCAAAGAAGGTTCAAGACGAAGTAGAACGTCGTGTGAAGGTGTACAACGACGCTCAGGCTGAATTGAGAACTGTCATGGCTAAAATCAATGAGATGTCATCCTGTGTCAATCTTTTTGGGGATATTGAGAAGGAAAAGCAAAACGTCGGATTTTTGACTGGCCAGTTCGACAATGCCAATAAGCGCTCGGAAGAGTTTAAAATCAAGGAAACTCAGGATAAGTTGAGTGAGCTGACCCTGTTCAAGAACAACTTGATTGGAAAGATTAACACCCTCAATGCTACCATTGTTTCATACGACCGACAAATCCAGACGTTTGACGCCAAGATGAAGGAAGTTACCGCACAGGCGACTGCTGTCAAGCCAGGTGTTCCTTGTCCGACATGCGGCAAGCCGTCTACCGAAGCTGACGTGGAACATGTCAAGGAAGCTTTCCGTAACCAGTGGCGTAAACTAAAGGCGGAACAGGTTGCTATTATCAACGAAGCGGAAGCCAAGAAGAAAGAATTGGCTGAATTGTCCACGCAGGCTTATAACGATGCTGTTGACAAGCAGATTGAAGACCTTAATGCCACCATTCAGGAATACAACAAGTTCATGAGCGAGGTGTGGGGCCCGGCCAACGGTCAGTTGGCATCTGCCAACGCCAGACTCAACAACCTGACTGCTAGCGCTTACAAATTCGGCAACGACATTCAGAAGATTCAGAACGAAATCAGTGAACTGACTAAAAAGCAGGGTGATTTAACTAACTGTATTAATGCAAATGCTTCGGCAGTCACTGAATCAAATGATGCACGGGAAAAGTATTACAAGGCATCTACCGCATTGCAGGAGAATACGTCCCAGATTGCCATGCTGAGGACTACAATCCAGAAGGAAGAAACCAGCACCGATGACAAGGCATTGAAGGACTCCGAAGCCCATCTCGTTGAGCTACAAAATGAATTGGACGGTGTGATGGCATCAATCACGAATTTCTCCGACAAGATTGCTATTTGCAAGTACATTTCCTATATGTGCTCGGACGACGGTTTGAAATCTTACGTCATCAAGATGTTCGTGCCGTTCTTCAACCAGGCAATCGAAAGCAATCTTCGTCGTTTCAATCTCCCGTACCACATCGTGTTCGACAAGAGCATGGAATACACGTTCGAGTCCGTATATGGTGCGGCCCCTTGCTACGAAATGCTTTCGCAGGGTCAGAAGCGTAAGGTTACGTTCGCTATCGCAATGGCGTTCTGCGACTTCGTCTTCCGAGTGGCGAACTTCAAGATTAACTGCCTGTTCCTTGACGAAATCTTGGACGTTTCGACCGACGATGTGTCCCTCAGGGAGATGGTGGAGCTTGTCCGCACGAGAGCGAAGCAGACCCCGACGATTTTCGCTGTCACCCACCGTGAAGCAATTATCCAAGACTTATTCGATTACAAGCTGGATATTGAGAATAACGGTTTGTTCTCCATTATTGGAGAATGTAATAAGTTGAAATAAATGTATATTATATAAGCAGAAACATCAACACGGTACTCACATGAAAAGATTACTGAGTCATCAAGCTATTTTTGACATGAACCAGGCCTTCAAGAGGGCTATGGGTGAAAAGTTATTCACTGGTCGTATCAGCAGCACATTCAGGTACGCTATGCACAAGAACCTAGAAACTACCGACAAGGAAGTTTCTAGCATGCTCGACGCATTCAAGCCTGACGATGAATACTTGAAGTACACCAAGGAACTCAGCGACATTGCCGCCAAGTTCAACCTTCCTCCTCTCTCCAACATCAGGGAATTCGAGGACGCTATCGGAAGGCTCCCGCCTGAAAAGAACGCAGAGTTCACCAAGTTGCAGACCGACCTTGCTGACCGTTATAAGGAAGCTCTTGAACGTCAAAGGGATAACGATGCCGAGCTTGGTCAGTTCATGATGGAAAAGATTGAGATTGACATTGCAATGGTTCCTGCTGAGCAGTGCCCCGAAATCGTTGGTGATTCAGCAATGTATATCTTCAACGCTCTCTTCCCGATGTTTATTCCGCCCAAGGAAAGCGACAATCTTTCCGAAGTCGTCCCGTATGAATTGAAGTAGGTGGTCTCATGAATATCAAGGATTTCCTCGATAATCTGGCCAAGGAACTGCAGTCAAAGGCTGGTATCACGGTCGAGATTGTGGACGACCACAATTTCCCTGGCGGATTCTATATGAACTTTTCGGAGTTCAGCACAGCCGTTCTTCGGGTGAACCAGTATGGTAAGTTCAGCATGCGTGGTGTTGATTTCGAGAACGATGTGTTTTCCTACCCGTGGAAGTACAAGTACCTGATTTTGACGGATAACGCAGTCAATGCTTTGGCTAAGACATTCCCTCAGGTCGAGTTCGACTCCATGAAGGAAGCCGAAAAGGCGATGTTCCCTCTATTTTGCTATATCAACGTGCTTCACCAGTTCTACCGAAAGAAGCTTGGTAGCAAGAAACGCTGGTATCCGCAGTACAAGGACATTGAAAGTAGAAAGTTCGAAAAGATTCGGCGTACCATTGCCAATCTTCCTAGCAGGGAGGCTTTGAAGCTAATCCCGAAGGATGACCAAGAGAAGTACATTGAAGCATAGCTTTTTTCTCCCCGATTGAGTCCCGTCATAGAAATATGGCGGGACTTTTTTAATAAAATGTATTTTACTTATGAGTTTCAATCCATGAGTAAAATATGGAAAAAGTAGAACCGACCAATGCGGAAATCACGCTTGACTTTGAAATACCCGAGAGCGGCTATTCCTGGACAATAGACCAGTTGAAGGCTTTTGATGCCCGCATGAGAAGCGGCAAGATTGACAAGGAAATTCTGACCAAGTTGCTTGTTGAGCTGAAAGACATGCGAAAGAAGTACGGAACGGACTATCCCGTGTCAGAGGCACTCGGTTATGTGTTTAACGTTGTTATCGACAAGAACCTAGGAAACCAGAAGTGGCGTGGCTACACCCCCGACTGGAAACAGGAGATGCGTGACCGTGCCATCGAACTTCTTATCAAGCATAGCCACAACTTCGACCCTGTCAAGATGCAGACGACAAAGAACGTTGACCCGTATTACTACCTCGCAAAAATCACGTTCTGTGCGTTTATTCAGGCTCATAACAAACTGGTTGCCCGTAGCAAGAAAATCAAGTTTGTCGCCCTGAACGAAGGAACGATGAACAACTACTCATCCATCGACGAGTTCGCTATTGATGCAAACAAGAAGATTGACGAGGAGGAAAAGCTTGAAAAGGAAAAGGCCGAAATGGGTGTAACGCCCGATGAGGAAGATTTCGCTTCAATGCCTGTCGATGACTTGGCAAAGCAACTGAACGACGACGATTACACGAATGGGTAATATATGAGACATGAACTGTCAGCAGTCCTGGTTGTCAGGAACGGTGAGAGTAGAATTCAGGAATGTTTGCGACGGCTTGTAGGACTTGCCGATGAATTTGTTATCGTCGATACAGGTTCTACCGACAAGACGCTTGAAGAAGCCAGAAAGTTCCAAAAGATGGTGCGCCAGCCTGTCATCATTGATGCAGTCGGCACACTGTTTCTTGACGATGAAGGAAACTTCGACTTCGGAAAGGCTAAGAACTACGGCTTCTCGCTTGCCACTAAGGAATACGTTATGTGGGTTGACGTTAACGACATGCTCGATAACGCCCGTGACGTAAGGGCAAAGTTCGATAAGGCTAGCACGATGTACTCGACTTCGGACATTGTCATGTACACTAGGATTACCAGTAAATTGAAGTTCCCTCGTGTCAGGATTGTCCGTAAGGAAACATCTCGGTTTATCAACCCGATTCACGAGTATGTTATCGACACGGCTGAACCCAGAAAGGTAATCACTTTCAAGAACGAGTTCATCAACTTCAAGAAGCAGCGTGATGTCGCCCGTAACTTGAAGGCCCTGATTAAGTTGTGGAAGAAGGGGCATTCCCTACGTACTGCATACTACATTGCGACCAGCTACAAGGACACGAAGAACCCAGAAATGGCTAGGCTGTGGTATGAAATCTGTCTAAACGAATTCCCTTACTGGGAGTTTGACGAGACGATTGCCGCCGCAGACTATGTGGTTGCCGATGCTTTGAAGAAAGGCCAGTTTGCGTTTGCCGATGAATTGACGATGGAAATGATAGAGAATATCCCGCAACGTGCGGAAAGCTTCTATTATCGCTACGTTTACAATGTCAAGGTAAACAAGCTTGAACACGCTTTGAAGTGCCTTGTTAAGCTACGTGAACTTCCACCCCCGCCAAGAAGCCGAATTGGCATCAACATGAAGGCTTACAACGCCAAGGAGCGTGAAGACCGTATTGAGGAAATCTGGCGTCAAGTCAAGTACAACCACCAGACCATGAATACGGATGCACGGGTTTATGACAGTGTGCAACAAGCAATTGACGCCACCCAGTTCATGCAAACAGTATATTAGTATGTTGACATTCGCCGACTAAATAACTATATTTAACGGCATGAGTCGCTCAAATCTAATTACAAAGAAACAGCTCAGCCCCGACCAGCGCAAGGGGTTGGCTGAAATGCTTACCTTCATGCGTGATGCTTCGCAGAGGGAAATGGTACTTACTGGTGCAGCAGGTACTGGAAAGACCTCCCTCCTTCACGTATTCTTGAAGGAACTTTCCAAAGAATTCAAGAAAATCAAGGTATACTGCACCGCTTACACCAATGAGGCGGTGCGTGTCCTTTCCCAGAGAAGTGGCAAGAATTACGACAAGACCATCAGCGGTCTGCTCGGGCTCAAACTTGAACAGAACGAAGACAAAGGTAAGATTCTGGTGCGAGATGGTGTCTGCCATGCTCGTAAGTATCGTCTCATAGTCATCGATGAAGCATCGATGATTAATGACGACTGCTATGCAATGATTCAGAGTGTTCTGCGTGATTTTCCCCAGATGAAAATCCTCTATGTTGGCGATGAAGCTCAGCTCCCTCCAGTTAATTTTGCATCCTCGGTAGTTTTCTCCTGTGTTCCTAACATATTCAGGCTGACCAAGGTCATGCGTGTGTCTGAGGACAATCCTATCATCGACCTTGTTACTCCCATCCGTGACCCCAGGAACATGTTCCGTCCAGAAGACTGCTTCGAGCATGTTGACCGTGTGAACGAACGTGGAGAGGGTGTCCGTTTCTATACGGCGAAGAAACCTTTCTTTGAGAACCTTTTCGCCGATTTCATGTCCGAGGAATATAAGGACAACAAGAACTTCTGCCGTCTCCTTGCGTACACCAACAATGCCGTAGACAAGTCTAACTGCTTCATCAGGCGTCATATCTTTGGCAACGAAGTGGAAGAATATACGCCAGGGGATGACTTGATTGTTACGGAAGGATACAGCATTCCGTTGGCTGGGGATAAGACTCTACAGGTATATGCTAACGGTGAACGATTGGAAGTGGTTGAAGCCGAAAAGTATACCGAACAGGAAACCAACATCGTTTGTTGGAGCCTGCTTGTGGATAACTACCTGGCCCCGTCGAACAAGAGGGAACTTCGTCACATCAAGGTTGTTTCCGCCGAGGGACTTCCTACTTTCATAGCATTGAAGCGACAGCTCATTGGCAAGGCAAAAACACTGTGTGCCGAGGTTGACCCTATTACAGGGCGTCCTGTACATAACAGGCATGAGGTGTGGCAGGAATACTACGACTTCATCAACTCGTTCTGCTATGTCAATTACAGCTATGCGATGACTATTCATAAGGCTCAGGGTTCCACTATCGACAATGTCTATGTCGTCGAGAAGGATATCAACATCTGTGACTGGGACATTCTCCAAAGGAATAAGCTGAAATATACCGCATTTACCCGTGCGGCAAAGAACCTCCATATCCTAAATTAGTCGAAAAAATGTAATTTAATTACAAGATTAAACGACTATTCGATATGGATATTACACTTCTGCTGACGATTGATGAGAATGGGACGATAGGAGACGGGACATCGATACCTTGGGATTGCGAAGCTATTCACAAGGACATGGAAAAACTTGTCAAGGGGAACACGATTATCATGGGCCGCAATGCTTACAATGAGTTAAAGAGTTTCCGCAAGACACGTGTTGCTTCACGCATCCTGTTCTCCAAGTCATTGACTACACGGTTAAAACACACGTCGTACACCACCAATGTGTTTACCGCCTTGACGTTGGCAAAGCGGATTGACAAGCCTGTTTACATCATGGGCGGAAACCAAACTGCGATGGCCTTCCTGAGTGAGGGTGTCGTGACGAACATGATACTCTATACCGTTCCAGGAAAGCACGATGGCATCAAGTTCATACCGATTGGACCAAAGAGCTTCGCAACGACAAAGATTGAAAAGAGGGATGGTTATATCGTGAAACACTTTGCGGCAATTCCCAACAGCCAGTTGCCGATTACCCCTCTTGAAGAAATGGACACTCCTCCGTGCAAGAAGCCGTCTACCGTGCTTACACCGAAGGAGGAACATGAAGTTGACAACATGCTCGCATCGGTGTTTTCAAATGGCGATTACGGCATGGATGACTTTGGCGACGAGGAAAGCGTTAACAAGGCTGTGTATGACTTGGCGAACAATGTAGATGGACTGTATGATATTGTCGGAATTTATGCAAACAACCAGAAGTCCATAACGGACAAGTTGAACATGTTGATAAAGCAGGACCAGCAGGTAATCGGTGCACAGATATCGTTGCAGGAAAGGGTTCGCTCTCTTGAAACGTTGAATGAGCAGAAAAAGTTCCCGATGGAATATGTTCTCCTTGCCTTGACAATTATTGCTATTGCACTCGGAGTAGTCGGGGTGATTGTATGATAGGTCTTATCATCATAAGCAAGAATCAGGTTCCTTACATGGACCAGATGTTGTGCAAGGTAGATGAAATGACGGTGAAGCCTGACCGTCTCTACTACATGCTTGACCGTGAACCAAAGAAACTACAGGAAGAGGCTACTGCCATAATGGAGAAGCATTCCTGTAAGAGCTTCTCGAAACTGTTATTCAACGACAAGGTTCCAGACAACGTGTACAGGCCAATGATGACGCCTGATGTCGATTATTTCCTTGCTGGATATTGCCGCAACATCTGCATAAAGGAAGCTTTGGCGGATGGTTGCGACAAACTGGTGTTTATCGATGGTGATTGCTTGCCAGAAGGGGACATCATCAAGGGATATGACGAATACTTGTCTGGTGACAAGCCCATTGTCCTTTGCGGAAGACGAGACGACTTCGGCTTCGGCTACACCGACCAGAGGGAGCATAACAAGTACAGGAACATCTTCCGAGACCCGTTTACTAATATAGACGAGGAAGCTCCTGTTCTGGATTCGGCTGTTCTATGGTCATGCAACATCGGAATGAACAAGGCCGCCATCGAGCGTCTAATCAAGATTAACAGCACACTCTACGGTTACAACTGTGTATTTTCTCCCATTTTCAGCGGATGCTGGGGAGGAGAGGATGGTTTCCTTGGTGTGGAATGCTTCTATGACAAGGAGATAATCCTGGCAGGACTTGGCGTTCCTAGGACTGGCATAACGCATATTCATCACGAGAGACCAAAGGCGAAGTATGGACACGCTACGTTCATAGAAGCGTTAAGGAATGCGGTAACTGCACATAGATATCTATTGGAAAACTACGAGGTATAACATGGCCGAGATTACACCTGAACTTAGAGAAAAGATTATAAAGTCCTTTACTGACGAACAGAGAAAAGTGTATGATAACCTTGTAGGAAACAAGAAACGCCTGCAAGATGAATTCAAGTTTTGTCGTCGGGCTTATGGCGACGTGATTGACGTAATCAACAAGAAGGAATGCGGACAGCAGGTCAGACTGTTCCTTCGTAATGTAAGCGACTACTTCCAGCGCCGTATGATAATTATGGAAAGAAGTCTTGAAGTATTGTGCGGCCCCGATTTCGTCAAGGAGGTTAAGAATGCCAAGGATTAAAGTTGACTACCAGTTTCCTGCCGAAGTAATCGACACTAACCATCCGACACAGGACGGCAACTGGTATACCGTCGATACTGTTGACCAAATTGTTGACCAAGTCAATCGTAACCAGAGGTTCATCATTCAGGAGTTCAACCCGATTGAACGCCAAATAAAGAAAGTTCCTCTCAATGTTGTTTGGGAAGACCAGGTCATGGGTCATTGCGTCGATGCGAAAAATGTCGATGGCAAGCTGGTGATGACCTTCAAGTGCGAATCCAATAAGTTCGGCAAGAAGCTGATGAACATTTGTGAAAGCTACGGGCTTAAAAACCTGAAAATCTTTCCTGTCGGCGAGGGAATTCCAGTAGAGCAGAATGGAAAGAAAACTGTCACCAAGTACAAACTTAAATACGTTGCGTTCGAGGGATAAGTATGATTATCGCTAGATACAAAAGAAACAACATTTCTGACTATCAGAATATCTTCGAGAAGATTGGTATTTTCATTATCAACCAAATCCTCCGCCTGATGGCTGACTTTAAGCTGTACAACATCGAGGCGAACACCTTCAATGTGCGTATCATTGTTTGGCTTGTAATCTTCATGGTTCCAGTGATGCTGATGATTGGCATCGCTATGGCAGCCTGTATTAAATTCATCTTCTTTTAACGCTTATGTGTAAATACTGCGACCACGAAACAAACGAAGAAGCCGAGCGTTTTCCCTTGTTCAATGACAATGGTAAGGCTGAAGCTTTTATTGACGAAGACAACTACCTCTCTGTCTACACTGACAATGGTGAATGGGTAGGCGTAGCCATCAAGTGTTGCCCCATGTGCGGAAAGCCGTTGAAAGGAGCTACCCAGTTTGATGATTAGCCTCCCGTATTGACCTCTTGACAAAGATATAATAAAAGTCTATTTTATGGGTATGCCAGTAATAGATATAAAACCACTTCCGAATGCAAACGGGAATATTGAGCAAGGGTTAAAGAATCTTTGCGCTAGCATTCCTAAGGACACGGTAATTCTGTGCCCGTACCTTAGTCACATCTTTACTAGATGACATCAAGGGGTTATTATGAATGACGAATACGAAGGCTTGGCAATACAAGAAGCGCGAAAGTTGGTTCAGGATAAGATGAACCGTACTGGAATGGTTAGCCGATTGATTGAATTCGGTATTACCCCGAAATTGACAAGATGGGCGTTCATGAAGGATGACAAGCCAACGCTTGATTGGGGTATTGCGTACATAAAGTTTATTGACGATGATACATACTGTGTTGGCATGTATCATCTTCCTACAAATCGTATTCTAATTTCAAGACTTTCTATTGGTCCAGGTGGTGCCCCAGTCTTTACTAAGTATGCTCATCAGATGGATGAATGTCAGTCTGCTGATGAATTCTACGAGAGATTGCCGAAGCTGGTTGATGCTTTTATTGTGGCTAAGGAAGAATACGACAAAGCTAGTGATGCGAACAGAGTTAATGAATACGTGAAAAACTGTATTCAGAAGACTAAAGCGAAGATGCCTGATTACTTTGAAAAGTGTCTCCAACAGAGATTGAAGAATGGCATCGGTTCTACCACTGACTGTGAAACTGTTGAGGAAATGGAAGCCAAACTGATGTCTGCAAATTGGTCTCCGTGGATTGATACAAAAGGTGTGTTGTCTCCTTGTTGCAAGGCGTATTTTACGGAAGATATTTCTGGTTATCATGGCATGCTGGATATCGACCAATTCCCTGATGATGCTCTCTGCTATTTTAACGACTTTAAGAAAACAGGATTCTTGTCTTTGTGCATGAAGACTGACCAGCGTGAACGAGTTGACTTTACAATCTTGATTGTTGGTCCTGAAGAAGGTATCGGCGATTGTATGTACACCTTCCATCCTGGCAATCCTGTCCCTGCTTCTACCTTCAAAAGCGGCGAGCTGAATGAAGAAGGACAGAAGAAAGCGTATCAGGATGGTGACACGATTACCGTAAAGGAAGCCAAGGAACTTGGGTTTAAACACGTAAAGGCAGAGTAAGAGGTAAATTATGAGAGACCCCGAAAGACTCGA